TCACTGGCCATGTCGCCAATCTTATTCAATGCAGTGGTAGCATCGGCCTGCGCCGCATCTGCTAACTCCTTGGCTCTTTTCTGTATTGCCTTCAAAAGTAAGGCTAACGCCGAATAATAGCTGTTCCACACCTGCCTGTAAATAACAGGAGATGGTATTACAGTAGTGGTCGAAAGGTCATCAAGCCATGCGGGTTCATCCGTTCCGTTCAAGATTGCAGAATCCACATACAGGCTTTCCGACGTGGTATCGTCACCGTTCAGCAGGCGTGCAAGTTTCTTGAAAGCAGTATCATACCTGATATAGATATTCTCACTTTCACCCCAGTATGCAGCATCATTCAGTCCATAGTCACGCGCCTGTTCCGCATACTTGAGGTAGTCCTGCACGGCTTTCATCCAGTCGATATACACACGGGTCTTTTCCGCGCCGCCTGTCAGCTTGCCGTCACTGGCCACATCCGAAATCTTCTCCAGCGCGTCGATGGTGTCTTTGTCGAATGTCTCTATCCAGCGATAGATAACCGTTCCGTCAACGGATATAGCCTCCCACCGCCAAGCCCTGCCACCTTCGGATGCAGGCTCGCGCATGGTGTCGTAGAACAAATCCTGTGCATGTAGTGCTTTCAGTGCCTCGGTGTTCCATTCCGATGCGGGATAGTTGGCAGAACCATTGTTGTCGGTCTTGATATAGTATGTCTTTCCGCTTACGGGCGATGTGTCCTGTGATACGGCATACATCTTATCGCCAGTGACTTCATACCATCCGCTTGATGCTGGATTGCCTACAGGATTATTGACAGCCGCAAAAATGATGTTAGGCATCGGAACATACGTCGCAAACCACATCTCCATCTTCTTGTCTGCCTGATTCTGAATGTCATTCAGGCGGTCAATCAAAGCCTGCAACTGGTCTGCAATGGTATCACCTCCGCCAGTGGTCTCACTGTCAACGACGGAATGGAACTCACCATAGATGACGTTCTTTGTCGGCGAAAGCAGGAGATTCGGGTCAGGGATGACAAAGTGCAGACCGTCAGCACCGACCTTCGCATATTCCATGATAGCGGGTGAGCCAGCACCCTCCACCTGCAAGTATATAAGACCCTGCCTTGCTTCGTTACTCCAGTTTCCGAACTGTACGATGGTATCTTCATCTTCGGGATAGTCACTGCCACCGTCGCAGTCAATCATTGAAATATCCACGTAGTTGTAATCCGTGAATGCCTCATCGTCTGCTCCTCCGACGGGCGCATTACCAGCATTCACGGCAGCGATGGCAGCTGTACGTGCAGCGGCCAAGTCTGCAAGTGCCTGTTGCTGTGCCTGAATTTCCGCAGCCGTCATCACCTGCCTGTTATTCACTATCGCCACATCTGCCAAATACTGTTTCTCGACGGCCTCCAGCGCACGGGACTTGATGATTCCCTTTCCTGTTCCCGTAGCCCTTCTCCAGTAGTATTTGTTTGATACATTCTGATGCACACCCTCGTCAATGTTGAAGGTACGGCACATCACTTGGTCATCGACAGCCCATTTGTTGATGGTGGCAGTAGTACCGTTGTCGGAATACAGATAGCACCTGAACGTATATACGCTTGATATGCTGCCGCCAGTCCTGCTTATCACGTTACCGTCAACATCCAGCCACTCCACATAGTAAATCTTGCTGCCAGCAGCAGAGAATATGTAGTTACCGCCAAGATACGATATTTCCCTGATTTCCAGCGATGCGAAGAAAGCCTTGATTCTGACAAACAACTCGTCAACCTCAAGCCTTGTGCGCGTATCACCCTGCGCATTGGTCTGAGACACCAATTCAAAGCCCTTTCCGAAGAGGTTGCCCTCGTTGGTGTTCATCAGGTAGTCATCCGTCTGCAATCCACGTTTCTCACCATATCCATTCTTGAACGTCCAAAGCGACTTGATGACATCGTTCCTGTCCTTTCTTGCATACTGGTTATCGCTTCTAAGGGCAGAATAGACGTTTCTGTTCGATGCAGGAGTAGTGTCGCCAGTACCGATGATATACAGGCCACCGATACCGCCAATACCGCCGTTTTCGCCGCCTTGGTACAGAGTGCCGTCATAGACGATTGTATCAACCTTTTCCGAAATCGAGCCAGTCTTTGAATACCGCAATGATTCGCCAACGATGAACTGAGGGCTGTCAGCGGGAATATCCAGCTTTATCTCATAGCCAATGATACGTGAACTTCTTGAACTTCCGACGATGGCGGGGTTCTGCAAGTTCACCCTGTCACCCAAGTCATAGGGCAGTGGCACATACTGGCTGTTGCCTACGTTCGTGTCCCTTCCGTACTTCACAGGCATACCCAACTCCTGCATCCTCTTTGAAATCATTGTGCAGGTGTACTCCGACGGGTCAACCATCGACTTTTTAAGGTATTTCCTTCCTTCCGTCACAAGTTCTGCCTCTGCCGACGTGATGAGGTTCGTTGATGCAATCTTTGTGGCATCCCAGCCATAGATTATGTATTTGTCGCCATCCTGCGGACAGAAATCAGACTTTGGCAGCTTTATTCCATAGTCTTCGTTTGCGATAATCTCAAAGCACTTGCCTATGCGCTGGTCATCTTCAACAAGGTTGCACTCAAAATCCATGCCGTTCAGTCGGCCACTGGTAAACCTTATATGGAAAGCCTCGCCATCCAGTCTGAGGTCATTGCTTATGGAGTCTATGAATCCGCTTGAGTCGGAAACGCGGTAGAATGTCTCAGACGTTTCATTGCCATCTTCATCCGTACCCTTGCTTACATAGGTGCTTACGCCATTTGCACCGACGGTACACTGTGTGCGGGGGAATATCTCATCAAGAATCAGCACGCCCTCGACGGCCTGCTCTTCCGTCAGGCCATCTACGGCATCCAAATAGGGTGTTCCCTGCGGGAGCATGAGTCGCCTTTGCACCACGCCGTTGACCACCAATTCCCCTTCATTCCGTCTGTAGTTGTGCGGAATGTTGCGCTCAGAGCCGAACACATAAAGGCGCGTCACATACTGCTTGCTGCCCTGTGCGCGTGACATTTCAGCCACATTTTCATTGATTGCGAAATTAGTAGCATTTGCTCCCTGTTCGCAACGGCCAAAATAGATGCAGTTGTCAACTACCCACCATTCACACTCCCATAATTCCGCATACCTGTTGAGGGCATCAATCAGTGAAATACTGTCGTATGTCACAGGCATCATCTTACGTGACACATGGTTGTAGTCTATGACATAGGTGAAATTACTGCTGCCGTTAAACAGATAGCTGCTATCCCTTGAGCCAAGATATGTCAAGTTAGACATGAATAGTTCCATCTGCCCGTCAAGGTCGCGTGTCAGCGTAAACGACATCTCGCTCTGCTGGCTTGAAGGGATGAACTTCACAATCTTATTCTTCCACTTCATGTAGTAGGCATCCAGTCGAAGCTGATACCGAAAACCGCCTCTTTCAGAGTCGTATTCAGGCTCGTACAGGTCAACGAGTTCAAATCTGCCATAGTCTGTTTCGCAGTAGTCACCCAAGCGGAAATACTGAGGCTCTGCCGTGTTGAACACCAAAAGAATATAGTGGTCTCCCATCAGTTCACGGTGAACCAGTGAACCTTCGTTAAGCGGTGCGGAATATATGCCGCCTGTTTTCTTTACAATATCCATTTTTCTTGAATTAGCTTCTGTTGTTAGGGTTGGCTTCCTTGAATCGAAGGTTAATCTTCACGATTTTGCTGCATACCGATGACTTGTATGTGTTGCTTTTGCCAAGATAACGCAGATGGTAAACTGTACCGTTGACCGTCAAATTGACATTACCAGCAGCCTCTATGCTTCTGACGAAAGTATTGCACAGAGAACGCGCATTCGTGCCACCGAATGCAAATGGCAGCATGATTTCTCGGCTGGCCATCCTCGGCGGGATGTCAAGTTCTATATCGCCGTGTTCCGTCCTTACCGAGTTCGACGGTACGGGTTTCATTTCAACACCGTTTTCCAAGTTGTCGAGGAATCCCTCGTCAATGTGGGCATCTCCTATTCTGTCGCCCGAAAGTGTTAGTGACAATGCCATATCCTAAATGTTTTTAGTGTTCTTTTCGATTTTCTCCAGTGTCTTTTTGTTCTCCTTCATAATCGGGAGCATTTCATCAGTAGTCGTGCGAATCATGTTCAGTTCCGAATAGCATTCAACGATATTTGTCAGCATATCATCAGCCACTCGACCAATACCTTCAACCATGTCTGCCGTCCGTGAAGCGGAAACACCTATGCCATTAAGGATAGGCACTGCCACGTTCATCTGTGCAGACACATTCTCGCCAGCAATCTGAACAGCCGTAAACCTTCCGTTCAACTCCTCGCCCAAATCCTGTGACATGCCAGCAAATCCCTTCTTGTCTGCCTCCTGCTTGGCAGGGTCTGTTTCCCATCCGAATGTATCACGCAGGTTGTCGCGTTCTGCAATGGCCGCTTTCACAATTCTGTCATAGTCATCCTTGAGGGCTTTCTGCTCTTCCTTTGTCAGTTCGTCGCCACTATCCATCGCAGCCGCAAAACTTGAATACCATTCCTCAAGTTGTTTCTTATACTTGGCAAGCATAAGACTGTTAATGACGGCATTCTGCATGTACTTTTCAAAGTTATCCGCAAAATCCTCTGCTGTGGAATCCATCTTTGCCAAAGCCTGCTCAAAATCGGAAACAACAGTATCAAACGATGTTGCCGTAAGCTGTTCACGCGCTTCCTGTTCCAGCTGCTTGATTTCATCCTCAAGTTCGATGATTTGTTCAAGGTACTTGCGTGCTTCCTCACTAAGCGACTGCCAAAACTGGCTGTTGTTATATTTTAGTTCTTTCAGCTGTTCTACAGGAAGGTTAAACAGATTACTGATGTCGCCATTGTCTATATACTTCAATTCGTCTATACCAAAAAAACTCTTTTCGCTTGCGCCCATCCGCTTTGCAAGTTCTTTGTCGTACTGCCAAAGATAATTCCAGTTGGCATCCCTGTTGGCCTCATAACCGTTAGAATGGCTAAACCATCCTGCACCGTCACTTGCCCATCCTCGGTACATCTGAGCAGCGGCCTGTTGTGACTGGCGCAGGTAGTCAACAGTCTTATTCTGTATTTCCGTCACCTTTGAGCCGTAGGCTTCTTTCATCAGCGACTTTTCATACTCAAGGTTTTCTTTCCATGTGTCAAGCAGGTAGCCCCACTTTTCAACGGCAGCGTCGAAGTTTTCAGTACCGCCACCGAAGATGCCGCTCATGTCGAATCCGAAGAGTTTACCTACACCGCTGACAACGCCGCCGACGATGTTTCCTACACCTTCCACAATATTTGCAATAAGATTCGGGAGGTCTGCAAGTATCGTCTCGACAACCTTTGCAATCTTATTCAGCAGGTCATTGATGAACTGTGCAGGGTCATCACCCAAAGCGTCGATGATTTGTAGGATAGCACCGATGATGCCGCCAATCTTTCCACCAAGTTCATTCAGTGACTTGCCTACGCCATCAGAACCTTTCGCAAGGCTTGTCACAAGTTTGCTGATTCCGTTGGCAAAACCGTATAGGGAGCCGCTGGCCATCTCATTCACATAGTTGGTAAAGTTTTGAATGCCGTTTGCAGCCTTTTCGGTATTATCTGCCAGTTTCTTCTTTGCCTCTTCCGACTTATCCTCTGCATCCGTCTGTTCATCAGAAGTGACATTCACCGCATCATTTGCGGCATCCAAAACAGCCTGTGCAGCTTCAATCTGTTTCTTTGAGCCGCTCTTCAAGGCCGTTTCCATATCACGCTCTGCATCACGCAAATCCTGAACGGCAGCATTGTGAGCCTCCTGCGCGGCCTTTAGCTTCTTAATGGAATCTTGATAATCCTTTACGTTTTTGGATATTTCGCCCCATATACTGAAATTGAAAGCACTGGTACTGTTGCCGCCTGTCTCTTTCCGCAGTTCGCTACGCAGGTCTGTGTATGACTTCTTATCCTTTGCGTCCAGTTTCTTGAACTCGGCGGTCTGCATGTATTCTTCGACCTTCTTCAAGGTTTCCTTTGCAACATCACTAAGAACATTGCCGACACCTTCAAACGCAGTACTCCAGTCGATACCCATTGCCAAGTTCTGAGCATTGACGCTTGATAATTGTGACTGTTTCTGACGTTCCAGCATAGCTTTCTTGCTGGGGTCTTTCTCTTCTGCAATCTTCTTGTTGTATGACTGTTCGATGGCAAACATCTGCTGCTGAACCGTTCCGAACTCACGCAGATAGTCATACAGGCTCTCCAACCTCTGCTGGTTGATGTTGTTCAATCCTTCACGGTATTGTCTTTCCGCTTCTTCGACGAACTTCTTAGCCGCATCACCATCGCCCATGTCGGATGCTGCAATCGCAACTTCTTTGTAGGCAGATTCCAGCAACTCCATCTTTCTCATTGGTGCATCTGCACTGCTTTCAATCTTCTTGAAAACAGAAATCAGGTTATCAAAGTATTTCTCACTTTCAGAAATACGCTTTGAATTTACACCAAGCATATCTTCATCCGTAAGCTGCACATTCCTGTACTGCCCACTGGTATAGAATCCCTTTATCGGATTACCTTTCTTATCATTGCTGGCGGCTTCAATCTTCTTATTCAGGACTTCGCGCTCCTCGTTGTCAAGTTCTGCCATGCGCTTTTTGTGGTTCAAACGCATCTGAGCCAGTTCCTTTTCAGCACCGTCATCCATTTGGTCGATGACCGCCTGCTGCTGTAGCAACTGGTTCTGTATTCTCGTCCGTTCAGCTTCCTGCTCCTGTTCAATCTGCCGTTTCAGGATTTCATCGGGTGAATTTCCCTTTGTCCTGTTACCGCTTCCAGCATTACCGCCCTGCCATTCTTGAACGCCGACGGCCTTAACCGCCTGCTCCTGCATTTTCACTGCCTGCTCAAGTCCTTTCGTGAGGTATCCGACACGCTTCTCCGTTTCCCTGTTCAGCGCATCTACATTGTCTTTCCACCGCTTTGCAGCATCCTGCGTCTCCAGTGAGTTCAAGTACGCGGCATTAGCGGCTGTAAGAGTTACGTCCGTCCGCATGAAGCCAGCAGCACCTCCAAGCCTTTCGTTTTCGGGTACTGTGCCACCGCCCATTGTCGCTTGTCTAAGGTTTATTCCATATCGCTTATTCAGCCTTTCCCTTTCGTCTTGCGAAATGACCTCGCCCTCCTTGAAAACCCTTCTATAGCCGCCACCAGCTACAGTATTATCTATTTGGTCGCGCTTCTTAATTGACTTTGCGTATTCGTCTGCTATGGCTGTCTGATAAGCTGCTGCCTTTGCCCTTGCAAGCATGGCATTGATAACGGCCTGTGTGTTCTTTGTAAACAGGTTTTCCGCATCTGCAACGTTGTTGACAGCCCATCCCAAATCGTGAAAGGCATCCTTGTTATCGTCGATGAATTTTTTCTTGGCAGTCATGTCATTGCCAAGTTCTTTCCACTTCCTTCTAAGGTTTTCGTATGACGCTATCTGCTTGCCAGCAGAACTTGCAACGTCATTAGCCCATCTTTCATGTGCTTCACGCGCCTCCTTGATACGGGCTTCGCGTTCCTTCTGCAATCTCTTCTCTTCTTCGGATTCGGATTTCAGAACCTTTGTCAGCCCCCATATAGCACCGCACAGAAGACCGATTCCGCTGACCAGCAGAAGGTATGGATTCATTTTCGCAACAGTGTTGAAGAATGCTTGTGCGGCAGCGGCTTTCATCGTCGCTATCGTTCCTGCTTCGGTTGCAATGGTCTCATACGTTTTTGCCTTTGCCAGTGCCAACGTCTGTACCTCAGAAATCAGCAACATGGCGTTACTCGTCTTTTTGACAGTGGCGTATGCTGTTTCCAATCCTACGATGATACCCAAATACGACTGAATCTTTGTCTGTATTGCAGCCATCTTTTCGGAATTGGTATTGAACACACCCATAATGCCCGTGACAAGGCTTGCGGAACCAGCCACACCCTGTAAGGCCGATTTTAGCCCTTCAAGATGACGTGATGGATTAGCGAAATACTCCATTGTGGCATTTGCCAATGCCATCTGCTTTCGCATTTCGCCTGCCTTTTCCGAAAGTTGTTGAAATTCGGGCGTACCTGCCTTACCTTCAGCTATCATCTTCATCATTTCTTCACGGGTCTGCATTATCTGTGTTCGCATCCGCATCTGATGACCGCTGGCATCAACAATCTGCTGTTTGTATTGCTCTTGATATTTGGCAAGGTCGTTGTATTCCGTTTTCTGCTTTTCAAGTTCTGCTTCGCACTTTTCAAGTTCTGCCCTCGCATTTGCAAGTTCCGTGGCTGCATCCTGACCATTATTCAAGACGCTGGTATCGCCATTCTCCAGTTTGCTGATGTAGTCGCGGTATCTTTCGGCATCACCTTCAAGTGTGCGCATCTTATCAATGGCTTCGTCCATTTCCTGTGTAATACCGCGCAACATGGCTCTTGCCGAATCAAGGCGCAGTGCCTTTGATGCTGCATCTTCGGCCTGCTGCATCTGACGTAGCGGCGACAATGTTGAGTCAACGGAATCACGCAGTTCATCGACACGACGGCTACTTGAAGCGAACTGGTCGGAAAGTGCTTTCTCTTCTTTCTGTGCATCCTTGATTCTCTGCTTGAGTTCCTCAATCTTGCTGTTAAGACCAACAACATGCTGGATGGTTGCATTATCAACCTCACCATTATTCGCTGCTGATGCGAACTGTGTTTCTCGCCACCACCTTTTCAGCCTTCCATCTTCGGGTTTCAGCTGCATAACCCTGTCATACGCAGCTTGATACTTTTGTAGTTCTGCTTGCAGGCTTTCAATCTCTGCCTTTTTATCCTCCCATGACTTTTTGGCGGCTTCATTCTTCCGTGTCTCTTCATCAATGGCAGCATTCATCCTTGCGACTGATTCCGCTGATGCCTGTGCCTGCTGATGCTGTGACTGTGTAAGTCCGTCAATGGCCTGCTTGTTTCCGCTTATGGTATTTTGGACTTGTTGCCATGCTGCCTGCTGGCGGTCAAGTTCCTGTTGGATTTGCTTAATCTGTTCTCTCAGTTCGGCATTCAGCCTGTTCAGTTCATCAATCTTTGCAAGGTTTTCCTCGTTTACTTTAATGTTATCTGCAATGGTTTTACCGTCACCAAGTACAGAAACCATATCCACCAACTTGCCTTTAAGCGTATCAAAGTAAGCATTTAGATTAGAACTCATCTTTTGCAGTTCATCATCGAATGCTTTCAGTTGACCCATAGGAGTTGACACATCAATAGTGATGCTTTTCTTGAAAGCACCATCCAGTTTTGCACCTTCTACTGCTGCTGCTTCAACCAACTCCGTAAGCCTTGTTTTTGCATTGGTAAGTTCACTGCACATCTTATCCAATACTTCCAGCGGGGCTTTTCCGTTGAACTGATTCAGCTGATTCTCCAGCCGCATTATTTCTGTTCGCAGCTTTACAACTTCTTCCCAATCGCTTTTTACTTTGAAATATAACTCGGCCATCTGTATTGCGTTTTGTTATCAATTTCGGCAAAGTTACGTGCATTATTCCGCAATCAAAGATTTGACGGCCTTTATGTTTTCACAATATTTCTTAGGTGAAAGATTTATCTTTTAGGGTGCAGAAAAGTACCTGAATGGCACATGAAAAAGGCGCATATCGTTTCACAACGACACACGCCCAAAACCATTTAGAATACTCCCTTTCAGGAGCACCAAATAGCCAAAAACGGCTATTCGCCTGCAAAGGTACGATATTTTTCCGACATACCGCACCTTTATGTTATAAAATTGCTGTATCTGTCGGATTTACAGGCAATAAATCCTCGATATAGCACCATTTCTTGCATTTCCGCAAGTCGTACAGGCTCCAGTATGCCCGATATTTGCCGCCTGTCGTATGTTCGCAAGAAAAGACATCGTTACTTTGCACGACAACAACAATCCTGCTGTTATCTCTTGGCAGTTCCGATACATCGTGCCAAAGACTATCGCGCTGCCACCCTGCACCATCCTTGAATGCTTTTTTCCCAGCATTGCGAAACCTAAAGTCTTTGTATTTCTTGACGTATTCTTTTGCCGCCAGTTCAAGCCTTTCATTCATTTCTTCATTCATAGCTTTATTTCTTTTTCGATTTCTAACTGTCTTAGGGCTTGTTGGAGTTGGTGAACGTAATAGCACCGAGCAAGTTCGATTGTACCACGCCCCATCTTTTTTGCCGTTAAATGACTTCCATCCCACATAACATGTGTATGTTCATTTTTGTTGCTAATTACCAACTCTGAATAAAATTGAAGGGCTGTAAATCCATTTCGTTTCAGAATTTCGGGTGTCAATTTCACAGGCTCTATCTCGTCGGCACTGTAGATGTCATTGTAATCCAGCATAACACCCGATTCCAATATCTGCTGCACCTGTTCGTATTTCTTATTGAATGTGTTATACACCCAATCGCCCACCATCAGACGTTTTAATTCTTTCAGTTCCATATTATTTCTTTGATAACACTTGGTCTATATAGTTCTTACAATACTGTTCAATGTTAGCCTTGAAGATTTTATCACGCATCTTCACAAGTTTCCCATTAATGTAAAACTTTGCATGAAATCCTTTAGTACGGTTGCTATCTGCATAAGTAATGACTTCATACCCTTTGTAACGTAATGTGCGGATATGCGGCCATCTCCAGCCGTTGCCAATAAGATGATTGAGCGTCTCACTGAACGAATAACGGGCATTCCTTTCAAAATCAGTCATAACGATTTAGATTTTATCGTTTGCTTCGCAGATTTTGTCATAGCACCCGCGCACCTTCTTAAACTCCGCATCTGTCAGCGGGTCGCCACCATACATCACGCCATCGAGTAAGTTCCTTGCATCCTTGAGCAACTCCCTTACCTTATTCAGATTATTCTCCTGTCTTGCTGTCATAGTTTCGCATCCTTTGATTTTAGTTGTTCCATACCTCCTACTATCGTCCACACATGGGGGTCTTTTCTGTTCTTTCTCGCACAGTCTATCTTACCGCACAAACATTTGCCACCGTAATCTACCCAGTGAATATCAAGATGGCACTCAGTGCATGGGTCTGAATCATATACCCCTTGAAAATTCGGGAGCAATTTTGTTCGTTGAAATGTCATTCCATTTACCTCAACCGTTTCGGCCATAATCAATCGTCTTTAAGTATATCACATTTGTATTCTACACCCTCATATTCACAGATGACCGCAACATCCTGCGCGATTCCGTGACACGCATCACGGCTTTCAGCCACCAGCAGAATCTCGTCATCAAACTGCGTATGAACGAACACCTTTTTATCACCCCTGAACTTTTTCCTGATGTATGTTTCGACCTTTCCGCATATATCAGCTGGGATTGTGAACTTGTATGCTACCATATCCTATACGATTTATCCAACTCGCCATTCTTATAGTATTCTTTCGTTATCGACTGCAATACGCTTTTGTCAGTTTCATAGATGATAACATAGACAGCGGCCAGTCCTTTGTCGAGTTTGTCGGTTTCCGAAAAGTGAAAGCCCCTAACATTCTCCTCGCCCAAATGCTTAGAATAGTCTTTCGCTACCTTCGTCTTTCGCTGATAGCCGCTGCCACAATACACATCGACTAAAACGGTCTGAAAATCGTCATCTGCACCGCCTTTGACATGCTGCTGGCAATGTACCTCGCTAACCCTTTTCATAGCCTGTTATAGATATATTGTTTCTTGATGTTTTCTGCTTTCTTGTTGGCCTCCTTTATTGCGTCGATGCCTTGAATACACACCCCTTCATGGGCTGCTATCGCAGCACGTTCAAACCAAAGGATATTACATGATTCAACATGCTTGTTTTCCTTTATGATGCTTTCGGCTTCATCAAGCATTTCGACATTGATGCCCATCTCGTTTGCCACCATAATGATGAGGGCATAATTCTGCTCCTTCGTTATCATATTTGCCATAACACTCTTCTTTAATGGTTGCTGCCAGTTCGACTTTTCATAGCCTGTAGCCGTTCCGTTTCCTGTATTTCACAATCTCACTACGGGCTTTATCTTCTGTCAGGCATAGCTTCTTTATCTCGCTATCCAGTTCATGCCGACATTTGAGGTATTTGTCGTATTCTTCATCTATTTGGTCATTATCCATGCCATGATACTTTCTGAGGTACATTTCAAATACCGTCATATCAAAAAGGCCGTTCTTTCTGTTCAGCTGTATAAGTCCATAGACGATATACAGAACGACCACAACCGAATAACAAATACAAAACGCATCCATACACATACAATGTTTTTCTCGCGCTGTAGTGGCCTTTATTTAGGCCACCACCTTAACGAGGTTGTAAGACTTGAAGCATCTGAACTCCTGCTTCTGAATATCGAAATAGGTAATGCAATCCTTACCGCGCTTGTGATTTGCATCATTCTTGATAAGCGGGTTGATGATGCTGTCAATCATCGTACCGAATGCCTGACGGGTCTCGCCTGTGCTCACCTTAACGTACCAAAACTCGACCATCTTTGTGCGCATCTTCAACTGCAACTTGATGACCATCCAAGCATTCTTGAGAACCTCACTCCATGAACGTGTGCCTGCTGTAGCCTTATAGATGCTGTGTGCCATGTTCATCACCTGTCTCATCTGATTCTTTGCTGTTGTTGTCATAATCGTCGTGCCTGTATTTAATCTGTCGGCGGCAGTTCTAAATGGTTTGTTGTTCTTATTTCTGATGCAAAGATAAGCAATTTAATTTAATCTACCAAATTTTTCGGCGAAAAAATAAAGTTATTTGCTTTATTTAACACTTTAAGTCTATTTTCAGCCCTTCATCACATTATTATTATATAAAACTGGCTTTTGACCACCTTTTTGACCACCTTCATCAAAAGAAAACAAAAAGCGGGTACAAACTATCACCCGCCCTTTGTAAACCGCTTTGCTTTATCATACAAGCCCTCTGCCAGTGTCTTGCCAAGCGTTTCAATACTGATAAACTCACAGATTTCATCATTCAACAAAGGCAAGCCGTCATCCAAATCCTCGACATAATCACTATGTTTCTTGCACCTGCGAATCTTTCCGAGGTCATCACGGATAAGCAACTCTTCACATGTATCAGGTATTTCGCTTGCATCCTGCCATAGCATCTCCAGCACCCAATCAACGCCCTTTTGGAAAATCTCATGGCCGTATTCATTCAGCGCATGGATGCGCCCAGCGTTTTCTGTCACCTCTTCATAGTCCATCGGCGGGAGTGTCTGTTCTATCAGGTCTATTGCGGCCTGTGCCGCCATTTTCATGTCCTTTTCCATAACCTTGCTATTAAAGAAATACCCGCCCATCCCGTGAGCGGGTCTGAATGATTGTATTACATTATGGCCATTCGCCGAGTGGCATCCCGATATAGGGAATCACGTCACCAGTCACAGCATCGACGGCGACGAGTCCATTCTTGGGATTTCCGAAGATGTAGAGCGGATGTGCCAGTTTCGTGTCGCCAACAGGTTTTCGCAGCACACAATATCTGCTGGCTGGCTTGTTGCAGTTGGCTTCCATCAGTCGTTTATAGGCATCCTTGAATGTCAGCTTCACCTCTTCGTCTTTAATCGGGTTGTTGCCGACATAGAACCCATCCATCTTCTGATAAACCGTTCCGTAGGCATTTGTCGTTGCGTAGAATACATGAACATCGAATCCGACGGCCATATCCGTTACCTTCTGAAAAACGTTCCGCACCTGTAGAATCTCGTCGGTGCTTGTGGTTGCATTCAGACAGTCCTTAAAGATTACCTCGGTTTCAAAGTAGATGTACTCGCCGCCATAATGGTTAAACATCCATTGGCGGTCTGTACTGATAATATTCTCTGCCACCAGCTGCCCGCCTTGGTTGTCAGACTTAACAACAACGATGTCGCCCAACACATCCTTTGCGGTGGAAAGGTCATCACTCACTTCCTGCTTTGTGTTCTCGGACTGGCAGGAACCACAGCCCGTCGGCAAGATGCAGGCTATCGCCAGTACCAGCCAAAGAAGAATCGTTTTCTTCATCTTGATATTGTTTTTGTTATTCGGCCACTTATTCGGCAGGCCGATTCTCCGTTTCCGCTTTCGGGAGCCTGTTCGCCATAGCGTTATACTCAAAAATGATTTCACTTGGTATCGGCCAGTTCGCAGCCGTGAACCTTCCGATGGCTTCTTTCAGTTCATTGAACCTACGCGCCTCCAGTACAAACTTTGGTGTAACGCCCAGCGGTGGCGTGTTGTCTCTTGTCATCTTTTCCATAATTCATGTGTGCCTATAATCATTTTACTTGTTTTCTCGTTGAACACCTTATGCCTGTTGCCATCTTTATCATAGAACACAAAATGACCGTCAAATGTGTACTGGCCTAACTTCCACAGCATCGTAACACTTTCGGGCTTCATGGCCGCAAAATCCCATAATGCCACACCATCGGAATGTTTCACCAACACCTGTTTGGCATCGGGATTCTGCTTGCGCCATTCTTCCAAATCTTCATACTTTACAATCATAATGCCGAATTGATAACATTCATCACATCCCATACCTTATTAACGTCGAAAACGTCATTCGTCCTGACGCTGCTTTCCATATCAACCCAATACTGGCGCACAACAGGCGATTTCTCAAGAAAGGCTATTGCCTTGACGATATTTTCAGCGGACAGGCCACCAGCATAGCCGACCTTCAGGGGAGTATCAAGGGCGTAGATGTCTGACACGATACCCCTTCCACCTGACGCATCAAGCAACACAGACAATTTCGGATTTGGCAGGCCGCTCCTCCACAATTCAACGTCATCGACTGACTTCTGCTGAATGATGACCTCTTCCAGCGAATCGGGAGCGTCAATACGCAACGTCGGCGGGTTATCCTTATATCCCGCAATGTTCAGCTGGCATCGCTTGAAGATGTCGAATCGGCCTTTGCACAAGTCCACTACAGGATAGAAGTTATTCCGCACAGCAGACTTTGCAATAGAGCCGCACAGATGGCATGACAGGTTAAGACCTTCATGCGCAATCCTGTAAAGTGCATCAGGATTGAAATACCTCATTCCGTTCTCATACCAATGTGCAGACAAAAGCACACCAAACTCGACCATCGGCCACTGATTCTGTATAACTTTCAGGTCATACGGATTCGTCCACCCGTCTATGCCAGTGAACGTGACGCATTTAAGTTTCTTCATCATTGTCTATTTTATAACAGTTAATCACTATCACTTCGGGTTTCGTTCCGTCGATTACTCGGCCAGTCACGAAATACTCTACTGCATCCTCGTTATAGTCACCGAAATGCAGAATCACCGTATCACCGCCCTGTGGTATTTCACCCGTCCAGTTCGGCCACTGTTTTATGAACTTGCCACGCTCATAAAAAGATAACGTCTTTCCAATCATTGCCATAGCTATTCTTCGCTTATGTTTATGACTATCCTTTCCTTGATGATAGAATCAAGCACCTCGACGGCCTCACGCTGGCGCACCGTCTTGCAATATTCACAGGTACACAAATGTCTTTTGCTTGGCGGCACGTAGCAAATCAAAGCAATAAAGATGTGTCCTATTATTGTGCCTACAAAAGCACCGACAAAGAATCCTACAAACTTTTTCATATCACTTAAACCTCCATGCTTCCATGTAGTTGAATGGTTCGGGATAGCCTTCTACTTTCACAGGTGACAAAAAATGTTGCTCAGTCATATACGGTGTTCGCCATACCTTATCTATAGACTTGTCTTTTTCAAAAGACATGAACTCTTCTTCCGTGGATTCACGCACATCAAAATGCCGCTGAAATCCATATCCCTGTACGCTTTCACCCAAGATAGGCAAATTCCTGTTTTTTACGCACCAATTCTCGACAATATCAGCATGACACCAATTCGTACTGTAAACCGCCACAAGCATTATGCTATCCAGCGTTCCTTTTTCAGTCAAGTCGGGATTGTGGTACACTCTGAAATACTTGATATTCTTTTTCAGTGCCAGCACTTCTTTCTCGTACTTTTCGCAATCACTCTTTTCTGTAAAGCGTTTGCCATCTTCCGCTATATAAACGGTTGTCGTTACTACTTCTTCTTTCATACTATTTCTCCCAAGGTAATTTCAAATCCAACCAATATCTGACACCGCCGATATTCCAGCCGCCCTTATCGTAGGCTTCGGGTTCATATTCCTTCCCGTCAACAACGACCTTACGAGACTTATCGACGCGATGGGCAAAGCAAAGCTGATGACACGTCTTTCCGTTTTCAAGGGGGAAAACATTAAACACTATCACCTCCCTGTCTATTTCAGGCAGTCTGTCACTTACGCGCACCCATGCTTTTTCTTCATGCCACGCCACACCAGCCATAAATGCGTTCACGATGGCATCATCTTCCGTCTTGCTCGCTGCTTGAGCGAGTAGAATGAACTTCTTCGCAGCACGTTTAACCATTGACCACTTCATACGGCTCAAACTTTTGCATCTTGAATTTCTTCACCTTCTCGAACTCTTCCGCACTAACCATCATTTTGATGTTTACATCATCATCATTGTAGTCGGGTAGGCGCACAAGGCCATATTCTCGTTTTTCCGTCGGTGGCCATAAGCCCCAAATATCATCGCGGGTAAGGGATTCTGCTTCACCTTTCAACGGCTGCACAATGATTTCTTCTTCATCGAATATCCTACGCAGCTTGATATTCAGGAGTTCCGTAAGCCATTGCCTCAGTTGCCCATGCTGAATCGCACACAGTTTCGCATCACAGGATTTTTCGACTTCCAAGCAGTGCTTGATGGCTTCTTTTATCCTGTCGGTTTCAGAATACACCTTGTCACCGTCAATCTCCAATCCGTTTACGTCGCAGTATTCTTGCAGGGCTTCGTCGCACCAGTCACCCTCACACGTTCCATTCCGTGACGTTTCGCCACGCATGTAAGGGCAGTATTCGCACAGACCATCACCCAGCTTTTCTTTTAGTTCTTTAGTCGTAGTCATATCATTAAATACATTTTCTGTCACACATATTCCGCAAAGAATGGTTAATAAACGCCATCTTGATTTTCTTTGTGCCAAACGTATCAGAATGAAGGATTTTCGCACCAGCCCAGCCGATACCGTCACTAAGATAGATTCGGGTCGATGACTTCCCGTTTCTTACGACACAGTTAATGCCGTGTTGCTTTGCAGTACGTTCAATAATCATAAGACTTCCTTTTCGTTTGACAATGCCTCCAGTTCGCCGATTTCGCCGTTTATGTTTCGGGCTATGAATTGCAGCCTACGCAGCTTTTCACGCTGATACTTTGACATTGGCTGACGGCTTTTCGATGACCGCTTGCGAATATCACGTATCTCTTCTGCCAGCGATTCAGCAGTCTTTTTCAGCAGTAACAGGGATTCCATATCATCACTTCTTATAGACATTGCCGCTGCCTGTTGATACCATGCCAAGCACATCACCACAATGCACGTCACCGCTTCCAGTATTGACATTGACGGCATTTTCGCACTGGACATCGCCGCTGCCAGTTTTGACATTCTGAACATCGCCATGCACAACCACATCGGCCATCGTAGTGCAAAGGTTCTGAACTTCGCCAGTGATTTCTATGCTGACTACCTGCTGCTCATCGTACTTGCCGCCGAGTGTGTTCCAGTCCACTGCCTTGCCGTCAACATACCACTGGCCATTTCGCTTCTCGATACGGTCGCCTTTCAGCGTGTATTTCTTGCCGTTGCGGTTGATAGTCACGCGGGCATTGTTGGTAAGCACGAAGCCGTCACCGACACCAAAAATCCGACTACTATGAAACGTATTGATGCAGCACCCGCCAATATTCTGCGTTCCGCACACATCCTCCAGCACTTCACCTTTCTCTTTCTGCTCCTTGATATAATCCTTCAAGGGCTTTCCGTTTATTTCTATACCCATAGTCCTATTTATTTGGTTTATAATTTGTCTGTTTCCATTCCACTATGCTGTTTACCATCTTGGCAGTATGCTCCAGCAGGTAGCCGTCATCCATTGCAGGGGTGATGCAGTCGTTTGCGAAAAGTTCCGCATCCGTCCACTTGTTGACCTTCATCATGCTTTCAACCGTTTTTTTCGCATTATCCAGTGTGTCAAAATTGGTTGTTACGGCACGTTTACGGCCTTTTCTTGATAATGTAATGATGTACTTCATATCCTATATGATTTTGCTTATTATTAATGCTGTAACTATTCCAACGGCCACCATATAAAGAATGACCTTCGGGAGAATCGGAGCACCTCCCCATTTGTAGCCACATCCGTAGCAGAAGTGAAGATTAACTCCTTCATGTTCCGTATTCAGAATATCCATGCTGCCACATTTCGGGCATTTGAAAAAAATCATCATTCTTTCGTTACAACGACTAAATCCAAAGTATCTACGTAGTTTTCAATTTCATCTTTCTTTTGACCTTTACACACCGCCATGACCGCATTGTATTGTTCCTTATCATAGTCTTTCAGGTCTTGAAGGTCGCATTTGGATGCAAGCGGGCATGAAAACGCATAGCATTTCCCCTGTCGTGTTTTTGGCTTCGTCGGGTCATCCTCATAACCACGATGAGTATAACCTTCCTCATCCTTCCACAACATTTCATATTCTTCGTTGTCGGGATGGTTGCATCCATAGCCATTGTTAGCGTCGGTCTGAACTGTACCATAACCGCACTCACTCATGAACTCGTCAATTTCCATTATTTCAATATTTGCCATAGGTCATCCCTCCTTTATTAAATCATTCACATATTCCGAGTAATGTCCTGCAAATCCGCGAATATTCTTACCCAAATGTGCAACATTGCCAGTAGTAAGTCTTGAACTTTTCTCCACGATGTCATCAAACCAGCTTTTTACTAATTCAAGTTCTTTGGAGAGGTCTTTCCGATTCTTTCGTTCAAATTCCCTACCATTAGTGAATCCGCGTTCATAAGCAGGACTTCCAAGGTCGGCATCTAACTTTCTTTGCCATTCAGCACCATAGATTACTGCATTCTTTATATCTGTACCTGTTTGTATTGGTTCCGAATCGCAATCAAATCCTAATAACACAGAATGCTTATTTGCATAATCTTCTGCCACCTTCTCTAAATCATCGCTTACATGTTCTTTTTCTAAGGATTCAATGAAAGAAATCAGGTCATCACATACAGAGATAGGGGATGCGCACCCGCTTTCCTTTAGCCTTTCAACCTCGGCTTTGATTTTCTGCAATTCATTCATATTCAGCACTCCTTTCTATATAGATATGTATCAATAGCTACATTCACACCTTCCTTAACCTTCGGCGTGTTTATTCGCGTAATAGCCTTTTTTACGTGTATATTCTGATAGTCGGGATTTGCCGTGCAATAGTCATTCAGCAACGCATCCAACTGATTCAAAAATTCATCTTTTGTCATAGCCAGTACCTTATATCGTTATTTCCACGCTGCCGTTATCCCATTCAAGGTCATAGCCTACAGGATTGTCAACTGCCATCTGCCCGTTAAGACCGACGGCAAACTCAACGGCCTCCTGTATCTCCTGTTCCGTAGCGTCATCTCTAACATCAATGACACCTTCAATGCGTACTTCTACTTTCATAGTCAGCCCTCCTATTTTAGTTTTTCAACTATACGGCCATCATCGTATATTTGAGTTACATGTCCATCCTTCCGTGGGGTCAGCTTCTTTGTCAGTGCATTGCCTATATAAGTTACATACAATTTTTCTGATAAATAATCGCTGTAAGTTCCACTGATACGTGTAACCTCAATTATTGTATCATTAGCCGTTATGATGTCACCAACCTTGTATTTGGCATTTTCATTAGCCCATCTGTCAAGAATCTGTTGCCGAGCGCGACGTTTCTCATTTTCCAGCTTTTCAATTTCATGCCTGTACTTGGCATTTGATTCTGACAGCAGTTTCAAACACACCTCATTCTGCATAGTCAATCCTCCTCCTTGCATTCATCAATGACCTTGCGCCACTGTGCGGGCGTTCTACCTGAAACGAATATGCCTATAATACAGGCGATAAGAAATAACTCAAACATGATTCTATATTCTAAATGGTTCTACAATCAATTCATCAACACAGTCAAGTCGTATGCGCTCATCGGGTCTGCAACCGTACCACAGAAAGAAGCTATAATCTGCATGTCGATGTCTTTGTCACATCCTGCGATTGTATAGCGGTACACCTTGCAATGACCATTCTTGCCAATCTCGCCCTCATAGCCAGCATTTTCAAGATACAGGGTAACACCCTTGTCAGTGCCTATAATGCTTTCTACGACATTCTTAACACCCTGCCAGCATTCATCGTAATACTTCTTGCTGGTTGCATTCTGAATGGCTTTGTAAGCCCTGCGAATGAAAGTTCTTTTAGCTGTTGCCATGTTGTCTGTTGCCTGTTTGGTCAGTCGGCTCTTCTGTTCTAAATGGTTTTGTTTTACATCTGCAAAGGTAAGCAAATAAATTGAAACCGCCAAATATTTTGCAAATAAAATAAAGCAAATAACTTTATTTAACGTTTTAAAGACTGAAAACTGGCAAAAACGAAGCCACACCTTATATATAATATATGGCATGGCTGTTTTATTATGGTTTTGTCCTTTCATTGTCTCGCCCTTGTTGGTAGCCATTTTCAGACGCTTGCAATACGCTGGAACATAAAAAGTTATCTTTGTTTCATCCTTGTTGCTTGGATGTTACTGGCCTGTTTTCTCGTCATCTGTAAACAGGGCTGTAGTCTGTCTTTCAATCAAAGGCAGGATGCCAACCTCCTTCAATTTGTTGTAGAGGAACAGACGGCCTTTCTGCCGCCATTCGGTGTGCATGACCGTATCAGGTCTGCCGTCTGAACGGGTAATATCAATCGTCTTGCTTTTGATGTAGCCCTCGGAAATGTAGGGTGCATAAAGAATCCACTGGCCGTTTACCTTACGCTGGATGCGCATTTTCTCCAGCTGCTTGTTGAATGCAACGGCTGACATTCCGTAGTCCTGCGCTATCTGAGTCGTGGTGACAGAGCCGACACTTGACAGGATGATTTCAAGGTAATCGGTCTTTTTCTTCATTTCCACAATCTCATCCGACATAGAGGCTATCTGCAACTCCTGCTGATGAAGGGCATCGGCCTGTTCGGATGCTTTCTGTTCCAGCTGGCGAATCTTCTCATCCCTGCGCTGGATGGTAGTCTGTGCCACCACCAAAGCCCGTGCCATGATTTCCTCATCGGTCATGTCATTACTGGCTGCAATGTAGCCTCCAGTCTTGCGGATGGATGGCAGGACTTCACCAGTAACCCATTTGCGGAATGCCTTTGCCTGCGGCTTTCGGCTGTCAAGGATGACATCATACAGGCCATCCTCGTTGATAAAGTTGGCCATCTGCTTTCTGCCGAGGCTGTCAACGATGGGGTCGGTTGAAACGACATCATCCGAAAGACGCTCTTTTACATGGCTTGCGGAAAGGTTCAACGCCTTGCATATATCTGCCAAGCAAAACGTCGGATTGTCAGGTGTGCCAGCAGTCCTGATGTCGCCAAACTGCGGGTTGTTGAAAATCTTGAGTCCATTCTTCGTTTCCATACTTACCTTCTTTAATGAAAGTGGGGCAGAAACGAGACCGCACTTCCCGAATCCACCCCGAAAATATCCTAATTCCGTGCCGTGCGGCAGCACATCATTTCTTTTCTGATGCAAATTTACCGCTTTATTTCATATATTTGAAATAAATTCCTTTGCTTGCTTTCACCAATTCAGTTAAGTGAACAACTACTTACTTTCAGTCTGCTGGTCAGGCTTCTTGAACGGGTTCGGCCTACCCATAAGGCGGTAGTATTCTTCGGCAGAAACTTCCCTGTCAACTTCACCATAGACGGTATGCAGCTTGTCTTTCATCATTATCTGCAAGTTGCGGTACGGAATCCTATATACCACATCATCATAGGTGAGATGCAGATTCTCCATGAACGTAGCTATCTGCCCCAACAGGCACTCGTTGCCTATTGTTGCTGTTTTTGTTTTGCTATCAGTTTTCCTACGTTCCGTGCTAAAGCTGATAGCATCGTAAAATTTTGGGTGTTGACCATGCTGTAGGCCGTGCATAAAGCGACGATGTTCTCGTCAAGTGTACCCTTTGCCAGTTCCTCGGCCAGCGATTCGTCACCCTGAATCATCCACGATAACGCCTTTGACACCATATTTATGTCCGTCATGGCCATGATGATTTCGTCTATACTTTCCTTTCCGCTTCTGTCAAAGCGAGAAAGCCAGTATGCGCCACCTGCTATCTTGTCTATCGTAGGGGGCTTTATGACATACCTGTTCCCGTTCACCAGCACAACCTTTACATCAAATCCAAGTAACGCGCTGCTGACGGTCTTTGCCGCGTTGGGTATCTCTATGTTCTGTTCCATAATCCTGATGAATTGAAAAAGGGGAGGATGCGGGATAACAGCACACCCTCCCCGATTAGAGTTTATTCTTTAGGAATTAGCCAGCAGGCACGGTTTCGGGCGGATAGTCACACTCGATACACTGAACCTTCATCAAAACGGCGGTGTCCTGTGTCTCGCGGGTAGCGATGATAAGGGCTTTGTATGCCGCAATCTCGCCGCTCTTGAGCACTGCGGAAACCTGTGCGAACACAGGCATTCCATCAGAACCCTGCAATGTTGCAAGCTGGGCATCAGTATAATCACCGACTGAGAAGTTGATGACTTTCTTATAACCCTGCTTCAATACAATATAGTATGGCTTTCCCGTCACTTGGTTGATAAGTTCAACGCGCTCAGGCTCTTCCTCATGGAAATCCCATGTCTCATTATGGACGTTGGTAAAGGTTGTGCTACCAATCGTCACACTTGAAATACCTACATGTACCATATTCAGTTGATATTAAATACTTTGAACAATAGTTTCACATTCACATAGTGACATTCTGTTTCATCGTCTGCTATTTCGGACTCCGTGGAATAGATGCTATAGGTGTATTTCGTGCCGTCGAACTCACCGACGTAACCACTATCCAACAACCGCCATGCAAGCCGTTCCAATTCTTCCAGCCTTGTTGTATCAGCTTCTCCGCTGATGTCGGGTACGCACAGGTTCACGTCAACGAAGCCCTTGCGCCACACCGTCTCGCCTTGCTGTCTTTGGACGCGGACAACCACTCTTTCGGATTTCGGGTCTATCTTCTCGTTCCCCTTTCGATAGCACTTGATTCCAAACCCTTCACAATCCTTGAAGATGATGTCGCCTACATTGCTTGATGTTATCATTTGATTTCTTCCCTCAGTCGTTGTTCGGCATAAACTGCACCAGCACCAGCCACCAAGTAGCCTTTTGATTCCACGAAACTCGCATAGTCTGCGGTATTCTTTATCGTCAATCCCGATTCATCGACATCAAAGCCGTTTGACCGTCGGAGGTTCCAAGTGTGATTCTTGTAGTTGCCCTCACGCCTGTTGAACTCTGCCGCCTCCGCACCGACCTCCGCCTCCTTCTGCATGACTTCCTGTTTGCCCTGCTGGATGAAAGCATCAACGTCGGAAAAGTCGAAGTCAACCTTGCTCATAGCCAAATCTGCATGTAGTCGAGGTAATTGGTTCTGACCAAATCACCGACTGTACCGCTTCCGCGTTCCGACAAATCATCCCTGTTCAGGCAGCGCACCTTATCCCCCATATTCACAGCCGATGACTTGTCACAGGCTATGCGGTAGCTGGAGCGATAGGTCTCGCCAGTCTCTGTTTTCAGCAGTTTGGAATGATTGTCGTCGCAGCGGCATCCGCACACGTCCACCCAACCGCCATCAGACACCTTGACGATTCGACCGAACTCGTCATGTTCCGTCTGCTCGCCGTGCCATACCTGCAATATGTGTGGTTCGTAATACATCTGCCTACCATTTTGCCGAAGCGTCCTTAATCATATTGATTCCCAAAAGAGATACCACGTCATTATTCGGTGTAAGCCCGTACTTCTTGCAAAGGTACATATACAGCTTACCCAAGTCCGAATAGTTCCACGACATAGAGAATCCGCCCTCGTTGACTGATTCAAGACGCGGTGCAAGCACCTTCTCCTCAATGATACCGACAATGGCCTTGTTTGCAGCCAGTTGGTAAACACTGGAATATTCTTGGTTGACATCCAGCCCGTAGTCTGCGTTTATATCCGCAAACTGCGCCTCCGTCAGATTGAAGGAGGGCAGTTTTTGGGATATGTATTCTCTTATCGTCATAGCGTCAGATGTTACTCTTCGTCACCTTTCAGGGCATCCAGTTCCGACTGAGCCTTTTCAAGAGCCTCCTTCGCCTTGGCCAGTGCATCGTCAGCCTTCTTAGCTGCCGCGTCAGCCTTGGCGATTTCCTTCTCGTCGGTCAAACCCTGCTTGGCATTTGCGGCCTCGTCAGCCTTTGCCTTTGCAGCATTGACCTTTTCAGTGGCTTTCAGAACCTTTTCCTCTGCCTTGGCGATGGCGGCTGCTTTCTTGGCATCCTCATCATCCTTGGCAGGCTTCTCGTCGGCGGCTACTGCCAGCCCACGGGCGATAACGTCCTTGGCGCGTTCCACGTCGAAGTCAACCACCTCGTCGGGGTTGTAGAACTTCGATGCGTTGAACTTGTCACGGAAACGCTTGATAACCTTAATCTTTGCCATATTCAAATCCTCCTATAATTTAACCCTGCACGGTCTTTGGGTCGAGCGTGTAGATTTGGTCAACGTTGTGGACTACAGGAACGGCCATAGCCTGCGAAGAGGTGAACTCACGCAGCGGGTCATTCTTGGAATACTGACTGCAAAGGATGAAGCCCTCGACGGTGGAATATGTCACGCCAGCCACGGGATGAGACTGCTCGGCAGTGTTTGTGTAAACCAAATCGCCTACAGTATCGTCACAGGTGAACACCATGCGACCCTCTGCCCAAGGCTTGTGATTCTTCTTGACACCATTCACCTCGGTCTTGATGGAACGGTTGATGCGGTGCAGCACCACGCCCCACTTACGCTGGAACACTTGCGACACTTGGTCGAAGTCGAGGTTGGGGATGTTGTTTCCGACAAAGTTCTGATTGAACGCGAACAGCTGCTTGAACTGCGTGTTCTTATACAGTGCGCGAAGCGCATAATCGTCGGTGAACACATCGGTAATGGTGTTTTGGTCTTCCAGTGCCTTGTCGAACACCTGCTCGATGTCATCAACGGCCAGTGCATCGGCATTTTCTGCCCATGTCTTGACCTTGGCAACGAACTGGTTGGCATCAAGGTAGCCGACATTCACGCGAACGCCTGTTCCAGCATTGCGTGAACTGAGACCTACGCCAGTAGAGAGCTCAGACAGGAACATGTCCTCAAGACGCTCAAAGATACCCTCGATACAACGGCGCAGATTCACGAAAATCTTGCCGATAATCTGTTGGATGGGCATCTGCTTTGCAATCATGTTCTCGATGTCCTTCATCTGCTTTTCGGTCAGATACAGCTTCATGCCCAACTTGGGAATCTCACCGTGGGCGACCTCGATGGTGTCGAGGCTCTTCAACGGCAGTTCCGCATCCAGCGCAACAACGTCAGCAGCGACGCGGGTGTACTGTGCAAGCACAGAAGCCCACATGCCATCGGACGAATATTGCGGGGTGAGCATCAGCTTATAGAGATACGGCAACGACTGTTGACGCTTCTCGTTCAGCTTTTCCACGATGGAAAGAACCAGCAGCGGAAAATACTTCTCAGTGTATTGGAAATAAAGTGACTGTTGCATGGCTTACTCCTCCTCTTCTGCTTCGTCTTTGATGAATACTACGTGAGGACAGGCCGATTTGAATGCCGACAGGATGTTTGTCATGGCGACTTCCAAAGCCTCACTGTTTACTTCTCCGTTGGTCATAATAGACGCGAACGGCTTTTCCTTCTTTACGGAACGGTACAAAACACCTGCATAGGCATAACCGCTGGGCAGAGAACCATAGATATAGACCTGATTTCCGTTCTCGTCCAGTACAGGAGTCGTAACGGCTGCATCGCCTTCACCAGTGGTCTCAGTCTTGGCTACGATTGGCATGGGCTTGTAGATTCCGTTGCCGTCAGTGATGATGACATGGCCTGCATGAATCACTGCCAGCGGGAAATCGGCAGATACATCCAGCGAACGACCTCCCTTGATACCCGAAATGTACTTTTGGATAACAATGGAATCCTTGCCGAATACAATCTGCTCTCGATTTTGGTTTGCTAAATCAATCTTAGTTTGTCCCATTTTCGATGTTAATTGATAGGTTGAACACTCACGGACTAACGAACCAATTCAGCTGCTATAGCGTCCACATCCTCCTTCTTGGGCTCACCGATGTTTGCCAAAGGATTCTGCTTCTCGTTAGGCAGATGACTTGTCTTCCAGTTGTTCGCCATAGCGGTCAGATAGTTTGTTGTCTTGTCAGCATCCCAGTCGGCTGGAATGTTAAGCCCCAAATCAATCATTGACTGCGGTACGCCCAATTCTTTTGCCTGTTTGATGATTCCTTCCATGCGAACGCGGGCAGCTTCGGCAGCGTCGCGGTCTGAAAGTTGCTTCTTGAGGTCAGCGATGGTCTGCTCAGATGTCTTGTTGGCATCAAGAATGCCCTGCATCTTCTGCTCCCATTCCTTCTCGCGCTTGGCATTTTCAGCCTTTAGGTCTGAAAGAGCCTTTTCCCATTCAGACTTGCCCTCCAGTTCCTTCTTGCGCTTTTCCTCTTCGGCAGCGGCGGCGGCAGCAGCCTCCTCCTCTTCTTTCTTCTTTCGTGCAGCCTCTTCTGCATCCTTACGTTCCTTCTCCTTCTTCTGATACTCCTCTTCGGCTTTCTTGCGGCCTTTCTCGGTTGCGGATGTGCGCACAGTGTCTAACTGGCTTTGCATCTTCTCCAAGTAGGATTTCTGTGCAGGAGAATTAACCACGGTTTCCACGTTCTCGGCTGTTACCAAGCCCGATTGCTCAAGCATGATGGCATGTTGCTTGAGGACATCATCACCTAACCCAAGCGAAGAATACGCCTGTTTTAGCAGTGCAAAAATTCTGTTCTGTAATTCGTTCATATTGTCGTTGAAATTTGATTCACAGGGCGAAGTTAGAGGTATTTTACTAAATTTCAGTGCTTAGTTTATTTTTAGGTTTCACCAAACTTTTTTAGTGAAAAAATAAACCAAATAGCATTCATTTTCGGGCATTTTCAAGGCTTTTTTGACTGGCAGATGATACATTTATCAAGCAAAATTGTGAAACGCTGTCACAGGTCACGAAAACGGCAAAAAACAGGGTGTCGGCCATGCACCTTATTACGGCGATTTCGCCATAGTTACAAAACATACCGATTTCGGTTTGTTTTATCAGATGTTCCGCAACCATGATTTTTCACGCTCACGAATGCTCTCCAGCTGTCATGCACATGCACAAAAAAAGGGGCGCACCCTTGCAGATGCACCCCAACAAACAACTCCATTTAGAACGTGCTTAGACAACACGCCTTGCCGTTCGGCTGTGATTCAGTCTCCTTGCCCTGTACCAGTCATCGAAGCTGGCGAACTCGTCCCGTTCCGTATCGTCATCATCCAGCGTTGGCAGAAATGCCGTCTGCATGGGGCTGACTGTTCGGTATTCGTAACGGTCGATGTGATTCAGGTTGGAGTACAGTCTGCCATTGTATCTGACGAACTGGCCAAACGTCCTGACGTTCCCGTTCTCATCCATCATGGCGAACTTTGAATAGCCGATTATCTTGTCTATCACCCTCGTCACATACGATGACTTGAATCCGTACTTCTGTATGGCAGGGTAGATGATATTCTGAAATGCGGTCTCGCTGTCTGTCATATCCCCTTCGGGCATGATGTTCAGAATGCCGTTGTGGGCAAACCAAATGTTTCCGCGATTGAAGGGATGGCAGTTGGCCTTGCACTTGCTGCCGTGCGTTGCCAGTCTGAAATGTATGATACACGCCTCCTCCTTCGGCACTTTGTGTATGTACTTCAAGAAGGTCTCAAAGTTCATGCCCTTATAGTGGTGGCTCTTGCTGACGAATCCGCAACCATGCGGGTTTCTGTGATGGGCGTTTCTTAACTCTGTATCTGTTGGTAACTGCTGGCCTGCGGCCTTTATGATGATTACACACATAATATTCTTATTTTAATTTGTTGATGATATGATAATGTTTGATTTTTGGCCGTTTGCGGCCTTTGTGCAGGGCTTTCGCCCTGCTTGCCTGTAGTTATTGTGCCTGTCTTGCAAACTCGCGCTGGCGACGCTTGAAATAGGTCTTTTCGTCGTTTGTCAAGAAAGGTATATCGTCGATGCTGGCGATGGGGTGGGTGAGTCTGTTGTCGCGTGACCAAACAACCAGCTTTGCACAGAATGAAATCCAGTTAGAAATCTTTTCGTAATCCGTGCTGCCCTGATGCTGGCGAAACTCGATTGTACGGTGGCGTGACCATGAACAAGCATTCACCTTGAAATATCTGTCATTGCCGAAAGCGTTGCAGACATCCTCCTGTGTGTGGCAGTTTGACAAACGTTTGCCGATGATTGACTCGCAATAGGTGTTGTTGTTTGCCCTGCGGCTTCCTGCCATGAAGCTGTCGATAAGGGTCTCAAGCATCTGATAGTTCACGAATACGCTGACATACTGCTCGCCTGTCAAGTCCTTTGCACCGATATGAACGTGCAAGCCCGTTGTCCTGTTGACCTTTGCACCAGCGGCATTCAATGTGGCGCAAGCCTTTTTCAGTGATGCCAAACCGTTACGGCCTTTAAGCACTGGAGTAACACATTCGATGCAGCCGCTGTCGCTGTAGCCCTGTGCGTTTCTGATGCTGCCGTCTGTCACGAACTTGAAAACGCTGTTGCTGTCGTGATGGTTGTAGCCCTGATATTCAAGGGGTAGGCCATTCTCCGCACCGATTCTCTGTATAAGACTGCGGTCAACGTTATAGGTCTCCATCTCGACTCCGAAAGTAACGGTGAACTTCTTCGTGGTGGCAGGTATGTATGCGCCTGCATCATTGCCAAGAATGATTGTGATTTCGTCACGGGTGATGCCCAGCTTCAGGAGTTCAATAACCTTTGCACTCTTTGCCATGCGACCGTTCTTAATCTCGCTTACCTGTTCTGAAAGTGACTTTGCCATAATTCTGTGTGCCTGTTTGGTCAGTCGGCTCTTCTGTTCTAAATGGGTTGTTTTGTTGTTTGATGTTGCAAAGGTAAGCAATTAAATTTAATCTACCAAATTTTTCAGCGAAAAAATAAAGTTATTTGCTTTATTTAACATTTGAAGCGGTTTTTGCCCTTCATATACATTATTATATATAAATAGGCTGCAAATAAGACGTTCTAAGACGTTCTTTTCATTGCAGCCTATAGAATACCAAAGAAAGCGATTTGATTTATCTGCCGCCTGTTCTGATGCCATAGATAAGCCAAATTTCATCAATGGCCATCTCCAAGTCTGCAAGAAACTGGCGAAACTCAAAAGGCTTGATAGGTCTTTTTCTTCCTGTCAGAAAATCGACCCTGACGAACATGTTCACCAAATCGAACTCAGAAAGCGACCCTTCGGAATAGTTCAGGAGCGCACTGGCATACATCGAATAGTGCATCGTGGCCTCCTTCCTGAAACGCGGAAGTCTGCCGCCGTCGTACAGTGACTTGCAGAACGTTTCATAATCAACAAGTTCAAATGGATAGATGCCATACGACTGCAAGGTCTTGACAATTTCACGGAAATTCCCGTGCAGGTCGATATACTGGTTGCACATATCATCCTGTGACATCGGCTTTCTTTCAGGATTCGGGAACCCGTTAACCATCATGTTCAGGTTGAAATTCTCCACATCCTGAAACGATTCTCCAGTCATGGCCATCTGCCTGAAATCTTCCGCAGCAGACCATGAGCAGAAGGCCACCGTAAGTCCGCATCCGAGTATAAGCCGCGTTTTCCGAAACGCTGACACTTCATCCGTCGGCATCCGTAGCTTCTGAATGGTTGGTAAACTGAAATGCTTCATCACTCCTTGCTTTCACACTTATGACAGGTCTTGTCATCCAACTTCTGATTCCAGTAGGTACAGAAACGGCCTGTAGGCTGCTGGATGTCAAATCTGCATCTGCCGTGCTTCTTCCGTCGGTCAATGCTTTTACCCTCTTGGAATTTGCGCTTCTGTACCATACCCGATAAAATTTTCATCATACCTTCAATTCCATTATACCGCCAGCAATCTTGTGGTAAGCCTGTTGCAGTTCATGGAGATAACCGATGCAGCCGTAACGCTTCCATTCGTTGCTTGGAGTCTTGATAAAAACACTGTCAACGGTCTGCGACATCGTATAGAACACCTTGGCACGGTTTCCGTACAGTATGCAGCCCTGCGTCTCGTCATGCCTGAATCCGAATCGCTCCAGCAGCCGTACTTCCGTCAGGCTGATGCCCTCCAGTTTGTCAGGCTCAAAGTAGCCCTTCTCATCAAGATAGACGCTGTTCTGCGACAGTTCCATCACACGGCCAATCCTGCTGCCGCTGACTGGCACGTTCACCTTAGTCCTGACAACATCCCCGATGTGCAGGTCTCTGATAGTCATTCCGTTCATTTCTTCACCTTCTTTGGCTTCGGTACTCTGATTTTCAGTTCACCACGGCCATGCTTCCATGCCATCTGCTGAACAACATGCAGAAAAGCCCGCTTGGGATTCAGGTACTCGACAAACTGGCCGTTTCCGTGGTTGATGGTAAGGTGTGCGCCGCCGTCATTCAGTAAATCGACACGCGCCGACACGCCATCACCTTTGAAGCTGATGACATTGCCTGCCACCTTTGCGCCTACCAACTTCAACGCTTCCGTATCAGCCAGCGCGACAGGCTCAGACTCGTCCAAGTGTATGATGGTCATCGTGTTCTCGTCAAAGGCATCTGTACGCCCGATAGTTCCTATTTGATGCAGTTCGCCATTGAATCGCACCACGTCGCCAGCGTGTAAGTCACGGCCAGCCATTTTCAATTTCTTCTGTTCCATTTTGATTCTTGTTTTTTCTTATTTGATTCGTTTTCACCTCACAGATTCTTCCTGTGATGATTCCTGAACAATCCGCACTTTGGGAAGTTGCATAGCAATCCGTCAACATGCGAACACCCCTCATCGCGGTACAGGGTGCAGAACTTAACAGGGTCATTATGCCCGATTAGGCGTTTCCGCGCCAGCCTGAACAATGCTTTCAGCTTCATAACCTTCTTTGCGGCTCGTTCTTTATGCAGTCACTAACATATTCGTCGATGTCGATTTCAAACATCGTCATTCCGAGAGAGTTGCAGCCGACTTGCGCCGTCTGATAGCCAGTCTTTGCCTTATCGCCATACTTATGGATTTCTTCAACAAACATCCTGTCAATGCTTGCAGGATTCGTAATATGCGGGTTCTGACGCTTGAACGTCTCTTTCCGCGATTCCACCGTAGCGGCCAACTGTTTGACAAGGCTAAGATTCTCGCGCAGTTCCTTGATTCCGTTCTGTAGCGTCATCAGGTCATACATGAACGCCTCATTTACCTCCGCTTTCATACTTATCCAAATTATGTTTCAGCCAATTCACGCATTCGATGATGTTCTCAAACAGCGTTCCACCGTCGAATGATTCAAGGTGCAAATCATAGTCGATACAGAAATACGTCACATCTTCACCGAATATGCAGCGGTCATAGACAATACCATCTTCATCTTTCAGTGTCAGCGGCAAAAGGTTTAACAACCCTGCCAGCGACCAGCAAGGCTTCGCGTTTGTAGCCTTTTCCGTCGTAATCATGTAGCCGCCAACCTTCGGGATGCGATACATGTCTGCTGTTTCGGGCTTAATGCCCATCTCCAGCAATGCGGCCTCCTGTTGCACCGTAGTATAATACTGATTCTCTTCCATACGCATGATGGCGGGGCTGTAAGAACAGCCCTCGCCAAATGTTAAATGTTAAATGCGGCCACAGGACGAACAACGAAACTGTTAAACTTGCTGTAGCCGTAGACGTAACCAATGACGAAATACACGGTCCAAGCAAGGTTGCTGTTGAACTCAGTAACAGACCAGTAGTATTCTTCCATGTCGAATGGCTCGCCGCCAACAAATTTTAACGCTTCATTCAGACCGTTTTCGGCATAGTGACACATCAGCACCACCATAGGCAATGCAGGGATGCACTCTCCATCTGCCAGCGGTATGTCCGTTCCGATTTCCTGAATGTGCTTCGTGCGCTCCACACACTCCCAATCCAGCAGGGCATCGCATTCACGACGGCGGTACGATGGATGTTCCGACGGGCATTTGTCGGTGTCCTGAACCAAGGCGTACTTGCCAAGGTCTTTCAGTGCAACGGCAAAAGGATGCCCGTCATGCACGATTCCGATGTACTTCACGCCCTCTGCGTCGGCCTTGTCATTCTCTCCAGTGTACGGCTTATAGCTGCCATCTTCATAGATAAGGTACAGGCCGTTAGGCACTACGTTTCCGCTGGCAACTGCCACGGGTGCAGGATTACTTACTTCGCGCTTGTCACCGCCCATGATGAAATCGTAGGCTTTCTGCGCATCTTCTTTAAACTCGCGGTAAAGTTCCAACCGCATTTTCTGATTCTCTGTCATAGTTCTATCGTTAATGAAAATTCTGTTCTTTGGCATACCGTTCATCACGTCTTTCAACTCGCCTAAACATGCAAGATAGCTTCGTAATGCTATAATGTTCGGCTCATGGGTTTGTGGGCTTTCCACTTCGTCGATGACGTAGTTAGCACCAGCACGAAAGGCATCTTCAATTTCGATGTCATAATGCTTTTGCCAGCCCCCATCAAGCTGTTTCCGCGCATCACTACTGATTTTTACCTTTTCGCAGTATTCTTGCGCCTTTTCTGTAATCGGTAACTTAATCATTTCTTTATCTGATTTAACTGTTCGTAATACTGTTTGTTGGAGAATTGCGGGGTATTCCACGCTTCGCGCTTCCGTGTCAGCTGCTTCTCCTTGCGCTGCTGATAGACCCTGTTCATACTACTTATTCTTTTTACGTTTCTTTTTCTTCTTAGGCGGGGTGTAGTTCGACCCCTTGCCCCATTTAGTGCCGCCACAAACAGCAGGCACAAACTTACGCAGTTTTTCAGCCCTGTCCTTTATCTTCATGCAGGTCTCATAGACTTGCGGGTGTTCCACCTTGCAGCATTCGCATCCCATAGCTATAACAGTTGCTTGATTGTACCGTATGCAGCACGTATCTCTTCCGCATGTTCCTTTGCGAACCTGTCAAAAGCACCGTCGCCGCCAAAAATCTTATCCAGTTGTGGCATGATGTCACCAGCAGGATTCAGCCAAGAGTCTGCCTTGCATTCTTCGGGTGAATAGATGGCTATCATACTTGCATTGTGGCCGAAATGCAGACACATTGCGAAATAAGCCGCCAGCTTGTTTTCCGCTTCGATTGAGTATTTGCTACTCATTGCACCATATTCAATAACCATAGCCTATGCCTTTAAGAAATCTTCCACGTCCAAATAGTCAATGCCGTAGTTCTCGGCACATTTCTTGTCAGAGTCATTAAACTGGCCATCCTTGCCACTGGCATCGCCAATCATCAGCATATTAGCCTTGTCTTTCAGCCAGTTTGCACCGTATTTCAGTTTCCCGTCTATCAAATCCTCCAACATGCCAGTATTAGGCTTGCGCATGTGGTTGTTCTCATCCATAGACGCGCAATAGATAAACGACACTTCCACATCGCCATCATCGCTAACACACGCATCCTTGCTGTTCAAATAGGCTTGAATGAATGAAGCGATACCCCACAGCTTTGTTTCAAAATCCTTCTTGGATATGTGCTGCGGTATTCCACCCTGATTAGTCACGATATGCAAGAATTTCAGTTTATCCATGCACTTAATCTTATCCAGCACATCCTTTCTTATGCGAAAGTCCGTGCAATCTTCGGCAAATGTATTGCCGCTGGCCGTCTGAATCAGTGTACCATCCAAATCGGCAAAAAGAATCATCTTTTCGTTAATGTTCATATTCCTGTTTTTTAATAACCGTAATAATGCCCTAATTCAACCTCTCTTCGACTTAGGCGATAGCGTTTGCCAACATTGAACTTGTAATAATCGTTTGCAGAACATTCAACAGGTCGCAAATCACCAGTTTCAGAATCCTTCATAACGACATAGTACACCGTTTCCACAACTTGTTTCTCGGTGAAGAAATTGTAGTGGGAGCCAACATCCTTAGACTTTTCCACCACTTCATAGACGCGCTGCTCCCTTTGGCCGTCACAATCAGAATTTGACATGCAGACCAGCGCAATAAATACAATGATAAATAAACGTTTCATATCCTATTACTTATTTAGTTCCTTCCATTGCAGTACGGCTTCATACACCGTCTTTGCAGGTTCTATCCCTGCATCATGCAGGGCATCGTTCACTCCTTCCATGATTGCGTCCACATCCAAGTATTCATCGTATGGGTCAAAGAACTCGGCAACGGCATCGTTACAACAAAGGTGCATCCGCTGCTCATCCAAATCGCCGTCTGTGACAAAGACGTTATGCTGATATTTCTCGCCCTTCTTGATGACAGCACCGCAAAACAGACATCTGTGCTCCTTGCGGGCTACTGGCTTTTCCTGACGTAATACCTCGGTCATTCTGTTTGTCTGTTTTTAGTCTGCAATATCTTTACCATTGTAACATAATGCTCATCTTTCCGATGAAGCATATATCCCATCCTCACATACCAGTCGCAAAGCCAGTCAAAGTTACTACAGCTTTTATCTACGTCAAGCTGCATGAAAGACCTATTGTTTGTAATGGCTACCTTTTCGCATTTCTCCATCAGCATCTTTCCGATATTCTTCCTTCTTTGGCTTTCATCCACGATAAGCCCCTTAACAAATGCCGTTGAAGGGCAGTCGTTTTCAAGCTGTAATTCCACCGACGCAATCCCGTTACATTCTATCAGTGTTATAGTCCTGCCCCACCACCAATCAACCGATATTCTTGTCAAATTGTCATACTTCATAATTCTTCGCTTATGATTCTTTTCCTCGATTTCCCTTGATAACGCTGGCATGTCAGGATTCAACTCTTCACCAGTCAAGTCACGGTAGATGTGCTGCAACTGATGAAGAAATTCAACCTTCCACGGTATCGGCCTGTAAGAAGGTGAGCCGAATCCTGTCACGCCGACCTGTTTCTCCAGCGGGTTGTAAGAAATCAGGTTGTCACCATTGAACTTGAACAGGCCAGCTTTGAATCCGCACAGTTCCAGCACCCTTTCAGAAAGTGGTACAGGCATCAACTCTTCGTGATTCACCTCTTCAATATTGTTGTCACGGTCAGCACACTTGCAATATGTCTGCACGGTTATGATTTTCAGCACACCAAGACCATGCAGGTGGCAGAACCAGTCATTAACCCTTATATCCTGTAGATTCAGCAGTTCCATAGCGTTACGAATTTGCGATTATACCCCGTGTGAATCGGTCATAGTACTCATCGACATTCATGCCGAAATAGAACCTGACACCGTGAACATTACTCATTGTATCAAGCAGGTCATCCAGTTCGCCCAAAGACTTCTTTCCGAAATTACGCTGCTTCAAGAGGTCTATCTTATTACACTTCACCAAATCACCGAAGGTCTCCAAGTCAGCGGCCTTTAGGCAGTTCAGCGACCTTACAGTAAGATTCATGTCAACAAGCCTTGTATTCAGAATCCCCAATATCTCCTTGTCCTGTTCCGACAACTCATCCATAGCCTTTTCTTCTGCGGTCTTGTGCTTGTCATGCTCGACCTTGATATTCAGTTTCTCACGCAATTCTGCCAGTTCTGCCTCCTGTTTCTTCAACAGACTGCGCATCATCAGGTTTTCGGCCTCTGTCTCATTGCACCTGTTCAGCACGTCGCCATAGGGCTCAAGGCTTCCCAGCTTCCGCATACCCTTCTCGATAATCTGCCTTGTGCGCTCACGGGTAATGCCGTACTCGTCACCGATGGCTTCAAATTCCGAACCGTCCAAGTATTCTTTCAGAACACTTCGCTCACGCTCAGACATTATCTCGTTATCTACGCAGTCTATCATCGTATGAATCATGCGAATCAGTCTTGACGGCCTTTCCATGCCGTTGACCATAGCGACATCAAGCATCCATTGGTCATTGGCCTGTCTCAGCTTGTGAACCATTTCGTAATTCTTCTGCTGCAAATCCTTGATGACCTTTTCCGATTCGGCCAAGTCTTGCAGGGAGTCAAACAGCTTAGTGATGGTGTCTCTGTCAACCATCAGCCACTTGCCGACCTGCTTTGCACGGAGTACACCCTTGCCGCACCAGTTCGTTATTGTCTGCGGGTCAACGCGGAGGATTTCCGCTGCCTCCTGCCTTGAAATCATTCTGCTTTCACTGCCCTTCATACCTTTATATTCATGTTTCGTTTAATCGTCTTTACTGCGGTTTCACGCTTTCCGTTCACCCACGTCTCTAACTTTGTGTCGTAGAACACCCCAAATTCGAGGTTATCATGTCGGCGCATATAGATGTCGCTGCCGCAACCGTCGAAGTCTGCCATGAACACCACGGCGAACCCTTCACCGTGAATGCCCCACAATCCTTTATATATGCCGTCGGGTATTGGCACACGCTCTGAATGTGTGTGCCGATAGTTCAACGCTTTCAAAATGGCGTTCAGCCCTTCATTCGTCTGCATGTCATCCTCATGCCTGTGCTCGATGATGACCTTTGCGATGACCGTAAAACGCCCGTTCCAAAGCATCTTCTCGACGATTACCTCGTCTTTGGTGCTGTAGCTGATGCCGAATACCTTTGCCATAGTCTTATTCGTTGTCGCCCCACAATTTCTTTGCAAGGTCGAGATTCTTCTGTGCCTCGTTGACCGCTTTCTTCGCGTATGTCAGCGAATAGGCGTGTTCACGCGGGTATTTGCCGCTCTTCAAGCCCTGATGATACTCGGTAGCCTCTTCCAGCTTCTTAGCATAGTAGTCGATGCTTTCGGGCATTGACAGGTTGATGTCGTCGGTATGCTGCGCCCATCCTTCGGCCTTGTCACGGTAGGCTTCGGCCTTATCCATTTCTGCCGCCATCTTTCCAGTATTGCGCCAAGCGTCATCAATCATCTTGCGGTGTCTGCGCTCACTGTGATGCCCAACCTTGATAGGCTCACCCAGCGAAAGAAAGTCTGCATCCTTATTCGACTTGTCAAAATACTCTTCTGCCCGCTTGTCTGCGTTTGCAGCTGCCTGTTCATAGCGTTCAGCCTTGCGCCTTGCCCGCTCCTGCATGTTGTAGCCGTCGGCACGGGTGATGGAGTAGTAATAGAACCCGTCACGCACAAAGATAAGGTTGTGAACGATGCTTTCATTCTCCTTTCCGTACTTCGTCGTTACTGCGATAACCTCACCCTTTTCGTGCTTTGCATCGCACTTTGCCAAAAATACGTTTGGTGCAAACTTGTGATATGTATTCATATTCTTTCTTGCCAGTGTTTTGTCTGTCGGCGGCAGTTCTAAACGGTTTGTTTGTTGTCTGATTCGTATGCGTATTCAAGTTCAGCGGCCATTTTGCCACTTGTAACGTCATCTGCATTGTATGCCCAAGCAAGATGCTCTGCCAAGTCATTCAGGCGGGAGAAATCACGCATGGCGTAAGCCACGACCTTGAAATCCATCTTTGCCAGTTCTTTTAAAACTTTCTGCTTCATTTCTTCTGTGCCAGTTTGAACAGTTGGCTCGTCTGCTTCTAAATGGTTTTGTTTCTATTTGTTGGTGCAAAGTTAAGCATTTAATTTTATATTACCAAATATTTTGCAAAGAAAATAAAGCAAATAACTTTATTTAACGTTTTGAGCGCATTTCTACCTATTTAATAAAAAGGTGCAAGAATAGAAATCAATACTGACACTATGATTCTACCTTGCACCCACCGCATTATGAACAACAAGAAATCATATCTTTCAGGTTTGCGGAAGTTCGGTGTCATACACAACCTTGCCCGCATAGTTGCTATCTTCTTCTTCGCCGCTGAGATGCGCTTTCAGCCAGTCGCAGCAGCATCCAGCCCACCCGATAAGGTAGCAGAACGATTCGGAAGAGTCGCCACAAATGGGCTGGTCAATGTACTCAAAGACATCTATGCCCAAATGACCGCATTCATGCACGATGTTGATGGTCTTGATGGCCTTCACGTCGCGGAAGCGGAACAAAACGACATTATCCTGCGCATTCTTCGTGACACGGCAGGCCGTCATAGCAGGGCAGTTGGACTCCAGCGGTTCGCAGTCAAGTTCAAAGAAGCCACGAATGGCATCCGTACCGACACAGGCCATGAGTCGGAACGGATAGAAGTGCTGTTCAAATTCGTAAATCTTCATTATTCTGTAGGTTCGTTAGGTTGCTGGACTGGCTTCTGTAAAGCGGCCTTGCGCTCGGAATCGGCCAGTATCTTCTCTATTTCTTGCTGGGGCGCATCGGTGATGGCCAGCATCGTAACGGCTGTTTCCAGTGATACAAGCCCACGGTCATACAGTTCGCCGATAGACTTCCATAAACGCTCCTTATCCTCTGCAAACGGCTCTGCATATTCACCCTTAATCTTCAAAGCGTCGATTTCCGTCGCCATTTCGGGATGCAGCAGCTTCAGCAGCGCAAGTTTCAGATTCTTGTCACGGTCGAGCAGCGGGTCGTATGTTTCCTTCAAGTTGTCGCGCTTCATGTAGCCAAGTATCAACGCCCTGCGCAAAGCCTCTCCGCTTAGTGTTCCAAGCCCCTTCATCTTCTCATACGAGAAATCAGGCGTGAAGGTGTCATTCAGGATGGAATCATGCAGGTTGTCATGCTCATCCCTGCGCGAATCGCTGTCTGACGGCGGGTTGACATAGCCGAAGCGTGATTTCTCTCCAGTCAGCTGAATCATCCTTCCGACGGTCTCGCCATTCTTGAGGTACTGCAAAACGTCTGCGGTTGCCTCTGCCAGCGGGTCGGCGAAATAGTTGTTGTTGTCAGCGTGCTTGGAATCGTTCATCTCCTCACGGCTGATTCTTCGCTCCGCGCCATCCCATGATTTATTCTGATAGAAGTAAATCACTGGAATCTTGCCGAGGATGTTGTCATACACCGTGACCTGCCAGCCTACGGCAGAACGCTGGCACTGGAAATAGTAGTCGGCAGTCCAAATGTCATAGTGCTGCACATGGTTTCCGTTTTCCTTCAAGGTATATCCAAGCGCAAAGGCCACCATGTTCTCATACTGGTCAATCAGCGGATGCAGCCTGTAGCCCTTGGAATACGCGGCCACGAAGTTATGGTATTTCAGCACACCGTTCTCTTGGTACAGCTGATAGACAAGTGCCGATTCCAGTTCCGAGCCTGCCAGTCGCTTGCACTGCCTCCACTTGGCATGAAAGCGCGTGTCATCCAGCATGTCCTTATACAGCTGGAATGCCCTGTCAGAGCCCTCCTTCTTCTGCCACTTCGGGGGATTGGCCAACAGGAAGAAGAGTTCCACCTCGTTGATGTACCTCTGACGGGTTCGCGGCAGCTTCTCCGTCTGATACGGCTCTTGCCCTTCTCTCCACTTGTTAGGGCGGTTCATTACATCGTGCGTCTGCCAGTTGTATTCACGAATGGCATTCGTCACAGCTAATTCGTGGTCTTGCATCAGGTTGATAGCGCGAGCCACATCATTCTCAAGAATGTAGGCGTACAGTTCACGCAATACGCCTGCACTGTTAAGTGTGACACCCCTAAACTGCGTCATCACCTGTAACTGATAATCGTCCAATAATGGCATAGTTCTTTCCGTTTTATTTGATTGCAATCTTACTATTCTTCTTTGTCACCTTTAGATTCTTCACTATCTTACCCAGCAGCTTGCCGAGCGTGTAGTAGCGGGCAGCGTCGATGGCATGGTTCCACTTGTCAACTGGCACGTTGATATAGTTGCCATCCTTATCCTTATCCCAAACGTAGTTGCGCAATTCCTCATGCAGGTCAACAGAATCTTCCGTAACGAAGATGTCATCATAACTCTGCATCTTGTCAATGCCAGCCACGATTGAGCCATTCGGCTTCTGAACGGGGTATATCATTATTCCACCAAGAGCGATTTCGTCGATGAGTCGCGGGTCTGCACTATCGGCGAACACCATCAATCCGCTATACGGCTTCAGGAACTCTATGATGTCCTTTGACAGCATTCCAGTCCTGTAGCACAGCAGTTTTATATAAAGCCTGTTATCCCATATTCCGCACATCACGATGGCCGTTGGGTCATGCGTATATCCGAAGTCGATACCCAATGCAACGTGCTTGCACTGCGTCGGGAACTCCTTCACGATGCCCCATTTCTTGAACACAGCACCTTCCGCAACATCAGCCCACTGCCCCATGACGATGTGCGCATATCTTTCGGGGTCTGTTCGCTTCATGGTTTCCACGTTCTCGATGAACTGCGGGGAAAGGTTCTCTATGTTGTCGAGGTATGTCGTATGGATATGAAGCACGTCGGGATGCGTCGAAATCTGAACTGGTACACCGTCGAAGTATTCAATCCTGTGCGTGTCCTTTATATATTTCTGATAGATGAAGTGTCCGCTGTCCGTCGGGTTCATCACGATGATGATGAGGTTCTGAATGCCCAATGTACGGATGGAAAGCATGATTTTCTCAAAGTCATCAAACGAAGTCCACTCTTCCGCTTCATCACAGACGAACACCGTCAGGCCGTGGATTGATTTCAGCTTTGCCGTCTGATTGCCCGATGAGGTCTTGATGCCTCGGAACATGATATGTGAGCCTGTCTGACGGTTGATGACATCCTTCTTTGTGGCACGGAAATACTTCTGCGTACCCTCCATCTCTATCTTCTCCAAAAATTCGGGGATGACAGAAATATCGGCTGACACCATCGTATAGCGGGCGCAAAGAATCTGATGTGCAAGCAATTTGGCTTCATCACGCGGACTCGGCACGGCTTCAAAGGTCAGGCGTTCCAAGAAGGTTTCGACATTGAAAGACTTACCGCTTCCACGACCTCCAGTGACAAGCACAATCATCTTTCTGCCGTTGTTCAGATAGAGAGGATGGTAAACAGGCTGCACCTTGATACCCTTGCGCACCTGCTTCCGTAATACCTTCCGTCTATCTGCTACCCTTGTCATTCTTCTTTCTGTACGTCTGATTCTACATTGTTCCAGTCATCCGTCATTTCCGCATCTATCCAGTGAGATACTGGTATGCCCTGCTTGACGTTCTGCGGCAATTCTTCTTCATCCTCGATTCCGCGCTGGATTTTCCTCCAGTTCGGGTCATGGTGAAACAGAAACGTCGATAGTGCCTGAATGTTCGGTGCAAGTTCCGATTCCGTCTCTTGAACTACGGCCTTATCCGTCAGTACCGTTATGCCAGTACCGCCGCACATTGGGCATTCCTTATCGTTTCCGTTACAGATGCAACGCGCCTGCACATACCTTGTTGTAACCGACTTAATCTTCCTTCCACCAATGGCCGCACGGTAGTATGCAGCCCTTGCAACACCGATGGCCTTTTCCCGCGCACGGGCTAAGACGTGTGCGATGTGAGCGGAGCGCACGGCATTTTCTGATGCTGTCCACCTGTTGTAGCTTCCGTTTTTCATGTGGCTGAACACCTCGCGTGAAATGTCGAGTTGTGCCGCAATCTCTGTGTCAGTCATCCCCTGTCCTGCAAGCTGGTCAATCTTCTTGAAAAAGATTCCTTCGGGGTCGTCGTAGTCGTATTTGGCTTTGGAGTCGGGAACCTTGACGAGCGGCGCAGATGTCTTGCGTCGCTTCGTAGCTGCCTTTTTCACCGTTTTCTTCTTCGGCTTGGCTGCTGCTTCTGTCTTTTTCTTCCTTTCTGCCATGATGCTTTACTCCAGTATGTCGATTTTATCCATAAGTTCGCGCCCGTCCACGAATTTGCTGTTTGGGTCGAATCCCAGCTGAATGAGTGCGCCCTGTGTCTCTTGCGGGTTTGGGAACGATACGATGAAATACGACAACATGCCGCCGTCGTTGTTGGTGTCGGATTTCTTGTTTATGCGGTCTTTGACCTTCTGAATCTCGTTGTGGCGGGCTATCTGATTTTCGGGCGTGTCATTGTAGAAGTCAACGCTCCTGTCAATCTTCGTGTTTTCCTCACTGCCGTGTGTGTTGGCATCCACCTGTGCAAGATGCTCGTTGTCCTGTGTCAGATTGCCTTTGCGCCAGTCGTTAGCGGGGTCTGTCTCTTCGGGTATGTCGGTGATGTTCCTGAACTCGTCATCGTCAATGGGCGTTATGCCAAGCATCTCCAAATCGAAGTCATTGAAGCCTGCCGCCGTATGGTCTATCTTCCTTAGTACGTTTCTTAACAGGTCATCGTCGAAGTCGCCCTGCACAGCCTTGTTGTTAAGGAACATGTTCTGCTCCATCTCCTCCTTTTCGGGCAGATGGACTACCTCCACGCGGATTTCATAGTCATTCTCCTTGGTGTCGGGATTGTAGCGGTTCACCTCGTCGATTATCTGCACCTTCTGATGACCGCCGACAAGGTTTCCTGTATCTTCGTTCCAAATGATGCCGCCCATAAGCCCCAGCCGTTTAAGGTTGGCTTTCAGAGCCTTTCTTGCATCTTCGGTAATCTTGCGGGGATTATACTCGGCCAGCTTTATCTGACTGCGAAGGATTACCCTGCTTTCCGCTTGTTGAATCTTGCTTTTCTTCACTGCCATAACCTTACTCCTCCTCCAGTTCTATGTCATCCGACTGCAAGTTTTCAGGCATTTCCGTCTTTGTGGCGATACCGTGCTCGTAGTCGAAAATAAGTTTTTCGCAATAGGGGAACTCCTGCAAGCACCGCTGATAGTCACGCGGGTAGTTCTTTCTGAGAAACAGCAGATGGTCGAGGTCTATAGCCAACCCCTGCGACACATTGCCCTTCACGTATTCCAGCGGCCTAATCAGAGACTTCGCCTTGATGTACTGCAACACCTCGCCGTTAGTCCACACGGCCAGCGGGTAAACCATGCCCTTCTTGGTCATGTATGTACCGTTCTGCTTCTTGAACATCAGCAGGCGCATACGCTTCATGTAGCCGTCCACGCCCTTCATGCCGCTAAAGGCATAGGGTACGCCCGTTTCCTGCCTTACCTGTTCCTCTATCTGTCCGATGGTACGCATACGCAGGTGGTTCGGGTCTTTCTTCGGCAGCAGATAGCGGGGGTCGGGGTCACAGAAGAATCCTCCTGCCTTGAATGCGTCATGCTGAAAGTGCAGGATTTTCCGTACCTCCACATTCCTGTAATGCTTCTCAGCCCAATCAATGTAAGGCTGAACATGGTCGCAGTTGTTCACAAGGTACATGTAATAGCAGATGACCTTCGGGAATGTCGTTGCCAGCATCTCCAGCAGGGCGATGCCGTCCTTGCCGCCAGCCGAATAGAACAGTACGGCGGTGTCTGTCTTTTCGCGGATGCCCTTGATGATGGCAATTGTCTCTGAATACTTGCTCATAGTTCCGTTTATGTAATTTTTTAGTTTGAGCCGCCCAAAGCTGTACGCAAGGCAGCTGCTATGGTGTTCCCGCTTCCTCGGCGCAATACCCTTTCGCGGTCACTCATCATCCTATCCCAATCATCGTATGTCTTAACCCTGTCAAGGTTGATTTCCCTGCTTGGGTTATAGCTTCGCATCATTGCCGACAATCCTTTTGGCAGGGTCATGGCAACGACGGGAAGGCGTGTGCGCCCATCCCAATCAGACGGTGCTAAATCGTCATCCCATTCTACTTTTCCGATGGCTTTAGCACCATATTTCGCATACATATTCTGTAATCCACCACCATAGCAATCCAGCTTTCGGCCACCCCTTGCAGAAGCAAATGCCATGATGTTGGGCATCCTTCCGCGTGTCCTGCTGAAAACGGCCTCTACATTGCCGTCACTTGTTATGGCGAGTCCTGTCTTGTGGTCTTTAGAAAGGTAATAAGCCGTGCCACTGTTACGGTTATTCCTGAACTGTTTCTTTGTATGGGTATCAACCATCCAGCCGTGCCTGTTTTTCTTCTTGGCATAGTTGATGGCGTTTTTGAAAGCCCTTGGCGTTGCACGCTCAAATTCTACGTGAGAATGCCGAATACCCTTTCTTGTTAGGGCATTCTCGACACGCTTGTTTGCTTTTTCAATATCGCTTATGTACCTGACTCAGCCGTTCCGATTACATTGTCAAAATATCAGCCATCAATTCAGGGCTGCTATAATCCATGTCACTATCCAGCGAATCGTCGCTTGGGCTGTCTGCCAGTTTTCTTGCCTCATCCTCTGTCAGGTAAGGCTTGCCGTTCTCCTTGATTTTGCAGAGCTCCTCAAAAAGACGCTGGCGATACTCAGCTATCTGTTCTTTTGTATGCTTCATTGTTGTTCATTTAATAGTGCAAAGATAAAGCAAATAAATTGATTTACCAAATATTTCTCGTTATTTTTTGTTGCATATCACTTTATTTAACTCTTCCGCTAAATCAGAATGGCCACCACCATCATTTTGCTGACGGCGATGGCCATGATGTCGGCTCAAGGCAACCTTTAGCCCTCAGAGCCTGCGGCAGCACGAAGGGCGGCAGAGCGCAAGGCTGCACCACGAACACCACGCGCACGCATAGCGGCTACGTTCTGACGTGCTTGTCGGGCGAATGCCACACGAAGGTCTTGACGACGCTGTTCACGGTTTCCCCAACCTGCACGGCCTTCCGCATAGCGGCCACCATTTGCCAGTCGGCGACTACCTGCACCGTTCACGTTTGACGTGACACCAGTGATTCGATTGATTCTGTTTCTGACTCAGCATTCAAATTAAAGGGTTCTACATTATGTTAGTTGTCTGAATGGGCTTCCTGTTCCCCGTCGAAGATTTCACAGTTCTCCGTCTGCAATACTTCGCCGAGTTCATACTGCATCTGCGTAACATAGTAGGTCTCGCCGTTGTCAACGAATGTAAGCGGCTCACCAGTCTTTTCGTCATCCATCTGAACGACCTTAATCCCGATGACCTGTACCAGCAGGCGGGGGGCATTCTTCTGACGGCCATTGATAAGCTGCAAGGCATCATAGCCCACAACCTCGACATCGCTTGTGCCGTCGCCGTTGTCCTTTTCCACCAAATACTGCTTGGCGTTACGCGGGTAAACAAATCGGTGCTCGACCTTCTGCTCACCCTTCAAGATTTTCTTGAAACTGTCGCGCTTGATTTGTAGCGTCAGTACATCTAATCCTTCTAAATTCATTTTAATTCCGATTTAATTGTTACTATAATATTGTTGCGGGAGCAGGGCTCGAACCTGCGACCTCCAGTAAGTCAGACTGTTAAGCTACCAACTGCTCCATCCCGCGATTTTCGGCAAAGTTACACATATTACTTTTGTCATGTGAATCTATGCCTACATTATATTTCACCAATTTATATTAGTGAAAGAATCGCGGTATTTTGCAGCTGTTTCACTTCCAATTATTCAATCATCTTGCTTTATATTTCACCCAGCGGGCGCATTTCTTTCTGTATGACGTAGTACATATTATATTCGCCTTTCTTTATCCTGTCGGCATCAGGTCTAAACGGTTTTGTCTTTGCAAAGGTACGAAATAATATTGAAACTACCAAACTTTTTTTGCAGAAAAATAAAGCAAATAAATTTATTTTACCATTCCGCAAAGATGTTATGACTGGCATCAACGACTTGCTCGGAGTACTGAACACGGCAATCCACCTTGTTTCTGATGCTGTCTTTCCAGTATATCTTAGACTTCGGGGCTTTCGCTGCCACAATCTCCTGCACGTCATTGACGAACTTCACTATGCCGTCAAGCGTGATGGGCTTCTTGTTGTGCTTCTTGCCGCTTTCCAGCCCTATCTTATAGACATCGCAGAATCCCAATGATTCTTTTATCATCTCCAGCGAATCATCCAAGTCTATCACAGGCTCGATGCTGGCAAAGGTATGAACGCCGTATTCCGCGCTAATTCTCGCCATTGCATCCACACGCTGCATATTCGTTGACGCATTCGGCTCAAGGTCATCCCTGCCTGTCAGCGTGAAACCGACGCACAGGTTCTTACCGCCATTGACCAGCAGACGATGACCACCGATTCCGTACACCCACTCAGAGCGTTTCGTCAGCATGGTAACTGGCACTGGAGGCAAATCGTTTCTTCTGCTTCCGTCCTCGTTACATCCCAACGCGATATAGGCACACCGCATGAATGTATAGAAGGTGTCTAACGGCTGCTGTAGGCACGGGTCACTGCTGAACGTGAAGAAGATTCCACGGCCATCTACCATGATTCTATCCCTGTACCTGTTCAGTTCCTTCTCAAACACTTGCACGGCCTTGTTACATCCGACAATGAATGCGAGTTTTCTTGAAGCGTCGCAGTCATTCTTGAATTTGACATCCTTTGCCGTCAGCTGAAACTCCTTTTTCAGTTGAGGGATTTTCTGACCCATTCCGTGACCTAACACACCTTTCTTGCAGTAGCAATACTCACAGTCATTTGAACACCCGACAAAGATATTTGCCGCCCAAGGAGCGTATTCACGGGCTTTGCCCGATGGCTGATAAATAATCTTTCCCATATTACTGAAACTTAGAAAAATCCTTCTTGAAAACGACAAACTTACCGTCAGTCCGTGCCTTGCACTTGCCAATCTGCGCACGCACAGAATCTACTTCGCAATGCTTCTGCTTCCTGACCACCTTTCCGTGAAAGAAACATCCACGGCAGAACGAGTCAGCCTCCTGAACTTTCATACGAACACCGTCACAGGTGAACACATCATTAATCGGCCTTTCCATATCACTTACCTTTTTCATCATAGGGCTTGCCGCAAAACGGGCAGAATTTCACCTTGTCATCCAAACCGATATAGCGGTTATGCTTTGAATAGTTCCCGCTCTTGGTCTTTGGCCTGAACCATCCAGTTACATATATCCGACCGTCAGGCGATACATGTTCCACACCGCCGACACCGTACTGCTTGCACAGTTCAGCCTTAATCTTAGCTACACAATCACACATATTCTATTGTTTCTTAAATGGATTCTGAAACACTAACTTTGTCTTTTTTATAAAATCCCTTCCAGCAGTTCCTTTCGGTGCTGTCTCTTCATACCAAACGACTCTCCGCAATAGGAGAGACTTTGAATTGATATGCAACCAGCACCGATGCTCCTTTGACGGGCTACAACATTCAAAGTCACAACAGCATTCATCACGCCAAGGGTTATGTATGGCGATTCCAAACACTTGCAAGAAAGACTGAATACGCGCAGAAAAAGCAATGTTTTTCCGAAACGCTGTCTTCCAATAATATTTTCTGTAATACCAAATCTTTTTCATACAATCTATTTCTTATGTCTGTTGGCATAGATTTTCATGGCCGTCTTTTTGTTCCGCGCCATGATTTTCTCGCCGTGGATTACAAACTCATGCTCTTGCATGTTCACACCATACATCTGATGATTCCGCGCCTTTTCCTCTTCGGTTAGTTCACGGCCTCCAGTTGCTCTATGCCTTCTGCGTGTGCCAGTATCAAATATTGACGTATCACCAGCACCAGCCACAGCCGCCATCATCAGCGTAGCGGCCATCAGTTTGCTAATCTTTCTCATTTCGGTTCCTCCTCTGCCTTTTCAGGTCGCCATTCATTGAAGAATCCGCATTCACGGGTGGCGTTTTCATGGTTGCCAAATCCCATCTTGTGCAAATCCAGTTCCTTGAACTCGACCATCTTTCTTACATTCATAACCATTCGATTTTATTGTTTGTGATATAGTAGTGTGACTTGCAGGGAAATTCAAAGTTCCCTACAGACGGGCGCATCGTTACCGTTCCGTCATCGTTCTTTGTCAGACTCCAGCCGCCAGCCTTGAACGGCATGACCACCAACTCGCCACATCCACAGGCGCACAGGTGGGATGTCGTTTCAAACTTTTCGCTGATATACAGTTTTCCGTATTCAAGCTGATTCGGCAAATACTCCACAAAGACGGGCTCGATTCTTTCAAGTCGCTTCCCAAGCGTTTTCTCGTTGTGAAGTTCAATCCTGATGGCCTCCTGCAAGGGCGGCAGAATCTTCTCGGCAAACCGCTTGCACGATGCCTCGACCTTTCGGCCTGTTGCCGTGTATGCTATTCCGTTATACATCTTGTTACCGAAATAGTCAACACCGATATTAAGAATGAACTCGCGAAAATCATCCCTGCCTGTGCTGCCCCAGCAGAAATTGAAATTGCCATAGTCTGTGACAGCGAAGAAATAACCGTCGCCAGTCAGAATTACACGGCCAAGAAAGCCGCCAAACTCGTTGTGAAGAATATACATCCACACAACAACACCGTTTCCGTGATTATTTGTTATTACATTTTTCATTTTAATTCAATTTATGATATACATGAAACCACCTGTTATCCAGTGTGCGCACCGTACCGATATACTCCAGCTTACCGCGCAACATCTGACGTTCCTCGTACATGATGACCTGAACATCTTCAAAATCATCATTACCCAAGTCTATCTCCGCAAACAGGCAGATAGTCGGCAAAAGGTTTTCAACCGTCAGAATCCTGTAACCCTTCGGCATCGTCACCTTCTGCACGACGTTACTCTGCGCCTGTAGCGGATATTTCATTATTGTTTCCATTCCGCTTTGTATTTCGGTGCTGGTATGCCCTTTACACGGTTCAGCACATAATCATATACCTTTTTACAGAAATCATCGTCGAGAAAAGCATCTGACTTTGCAGCAACATCCAGCCCGCACTCAAAGAACTGCGTCTTTGTGATTGCTGATACATGGTAACGCTTCTGAATGGCACTCATTCCATTCAGGTTGCCGTTCTTTCTATACAGCATGACAACATCATTCAGATACCATTTGAAGTTATCCTGCTTGCGTTCCTTGTTGGTCATCGTATGTGTGCCGCCCGTCTGCTTTTTCAGCGTGTCAACGGCAAACTCCAAGGCTGCAATAAGGGTATCAAGTTCACAATCACCGCCGAATGTCAGTTCAACGAGGCTTGCATCGTTAATTTCCACATCCTTATAGCTGGCATCATCCACAGAGTAGCCCTTCACCCTGCATCGCATATCGGTGCTGGCTTCATCCTTAATCTTTAGATAAGTACGGCCACCATGCCCGCTGTCGCCACCACAATAGCCAGTTGTTCCAACTTCTACCGTGATAATGTTTGCACTGACAATCTCCTGCGACAAAGTTTCAATCTTCGCGCCGTCAATTTCGACCTGACCCTTTACGGGTTCACCACTTCCATATTCAACCATAATTATTCTGTTTTTGTTTTACTTTGATGACCTTCACAGCTATCTGTCTTTTCGATGCCGATGAATTGGCGCAATGTGCATTTCTTCCCAGCACGATGCAGACAACTTTCACACGACGGCTCAAACAGGATTTCCATTTCCCTGCCACCATCCTGCATACCCTTCGCAAAATAGTATTCGACATGTGCGCCGTTGCTTTTCAGCCAGTTCGCCAGCATATAGATACCGTCGCACTTCCGCAGTTCCTCAAGGTCAACCATCAAGTAATCGTCAAACTCCTTGCAGTTGGTCTTGTCAAACTTCCACGGGTTCACAGGCTCATACCCCTGCTTGGCCAAATGCTTTTCAGCACGTTCAAAAAGCATCTGAGAATACATAGGAGGCAACCCCGCAATCTTACCTGATATATAGATTTTCTTCTTCATTTCACACGCCTGTAAATCATACCATCACAACTACCCTTTGAATAGTCAGTTCCTTCACCATAGTAAGGATGCTTGCAATCTCTGCCTTTATGAAAACAGCAGCCTTCACAGCACATCTTGCCCTTGCGTTCCGTCTGCTGGTAGGTCTTGCCGTCATGCGTAAACATGATGTACTTCTTTCGCCACGGTGCTTTACCGTTGATTTCGTCGGCTGCTTCATGCACGGCCTTATTCAGCGCAGCCAAAACGCCATAACCCAAAAGCCTGTTAGAATAACTTGTGACTTTAATGCTTCCGTCATCATTCTGAATGACCTCGCACTTATAGATTCTCCGCTTCATAGGCTATTCTTCAAATTTAGGCAATGGCATCCAGTGAGTAACCATTTCGCAACCTTCAACGATGAACTTGCGCTCTTCCTTTCCACGGTTGAAATCAAGGCCGTCAACTACCTGTACGACGCGCACAGTGTCTCGCGGCATGACCCTCGCCAGCACAATGTCATCTTCGGGCTGTTCAATGGTAGCATCAACCCATCTGTTTCTACGTTCCCACTCAGCACCAGCCAAGAAGGTCTTTTCTGCCAGCCCACATGTCGGGTGAGCATCTGCATAGGCTTTTGCAGCCTGTTCAAGTGTTTGTCTCATTGTTGTCTATTGTTATTGTTCACTATTTAATATCTTATTCGTTCAAGCCCCGTTTTCCACACTTTCTTGACATAGAAAGCCCATTTGCCCTTGAAACGCACCTTGACTACTTGAGTCGCAAATTCGACCAGTTCGTCTATGGTGTTCCATCGGCCTGTCAAGTCACCGACTTCTGCCCATTCAAAGTGAACATCAGCAGGGCATCGTGCATTCTTGTCTGCATCGAGGTCTGCCTGTGTCACTGGCCGCATCAGATTCAGCGTATAGAAATATTGTGAATAGGGATTGTTTCTCTCCCATTCTGATTCCGCTCTTCTGTCGTAATCATATTCCTCTTTGTTGTATGTCATTGAAACGCCCTGCACTTCCAGTTTGCCATAGTAGTGAATTGCATTTGCAGAAATGCCACTGTATGTCGTTATTTCAAGTGTTATGCGCCGCAGGGTGTTCGTTTTGCGATGCCCCCATGATGGCACAGCATGAAACTGGCCATTGTAGCCTGTCAAATCCAGCCCGCAGTCATCATTGAAGATGTCGGGGTACTCATACCGTTCAGACTGACTTCTTTTTACTATTTCCTGTAGTTCCATATCATTCATGTCTAATTTCGCCATAGTTCTTTTGTCTGCTTAGTAACCAGTTCAATATGATACTTTTTGCCCTTCAAAGATGGCCGTTTCTGCTCCACATACTTCTTTACATCAGATTTTGACAAATTGAATACAGGCATATCGCCGTCATATCCTATCAGCTGATTCAATCCGAGTGGCATTTGCATAGTACAAACATACCTGTCTTTCAGCATCACATCAAACTTGATAGCGTTATTCTTTACCATTGCATCCGATATTAAAGATGAGTGTATAAACCTGTCATTTCTGTGAAAGTGGCCTGCACCATGTCGCAGTAAACGCCCTTTGTTTCAGCTACAATCTTCTCAGTCGTTTCAAAAGTCTTTCGGCTTGTAGTCTTGCGAATCAGCTGCATGATATACGAATCCATTGCAGAATCATATATCATCTTGAAGAAATTGGCAGAGGTCTTGTTTCTGCCTATATTCATAGAAAGAATGACGTTGCCACCCTTGCAGTCATAAACGGCCATCTTAACGCCTACCATGTAGCGAAAACTGCTACCACCTAACTGCTTCATCATCTCGTCGGCTATTGCCTTAACTTGCTGCTTATCCATGTTGTCTGTGCCTGTTTGTCATCAGTCGGCTCTTCTGTTCTAAATGGTTTTGTTCTTAAATCTGTTGCAAAGATAGTGATTATTTTCAGAACTACCAAACTTTTTCGTGAGTATTTTCAACCAAAATGCTTGTTTTAAGATTATTTAATAAATTAAATTGCTTTATTTATTTAATAATGTGTATCTTTGCACTTGAATTACAAAACGGAAATAGAATTATGCTACGACTGAAAGAAATTTTGAAGGAGAAAGGTATCACTGGAGTACAACTTGCTGCACTTATCAAGAATGAAAAAGGCGAGCCAGTAACACCGCAGTACATCAATGGAATCGTCAGTGAACGTGGCAGCGTATCACTTGACAAACTCAAGGAGATTGCAGATGCCCTCGGCGTGACGATGGCCGAATTGTTTGATGACTACAGAGAGCGCGATGCAAGCGTCGTATTCTGTCCTAACTGCAATGAACGCTTGCGCCTTGTCAAAGACAATGACGCTTCCATCAAGGCAGTATCAGAGAAATAGGGAGTACTACTTCCGCACACTCCCTATTTTACCCTTTGGCCTAATGCTATCTTGAACACATCCTTATCAGGAGCACCCCATTCGGGATTACCCCTACCAGCAGATATATTGAACACTTCAAACAGCATCCTGCGTGACCAGTCATCACGTTTCGGATAGCCAAGCGAGAACTCGACATGCGTATATGGTATCATAAAGGCCATAGGCGCAAATTCCATTCCACGGGGGATATACATGTAATCAACCAGCCTCTTATTCCAAAAAGCGTTGATTTCCCTGTATTCCTCCAGCTTGATTCCTGCCTCAATCATCCTGTACCATTCGGATTTCAATGACAGATGCAGGATGCGCTCATCTTTCAGGTGCTCAAAAACGCACAGAAGGCCACGGTAATAGTTGTGTATTTGTTCCGAAGCATCATCCAGCAGGATTTCTTCTATTGTCTTATCCGTACAGGTAGTGTTTTCGCTACTCAGCCATTCGTGTTGCTCGATTTCATCTTCCGTTTTCCAAACAGATTCATCAAGCGGTGTCAGCAGCCAGTCATCATGCTTTGGCAGCATTCTTGTGTTGATGCCTACATATTCCACTTGGTCAACATTATCCAGCAGCACCATGTCTCTGACCGTCTTATACTTCATTTCCATAGACAGGCATTATAAATAAATGTTCGGGATTCAGGACAACAGGCAGCGCATAGGCATTCTGTTTCATCACCTCAATGCGCTTTTCCGCTTCCTTCGCTACGGCTTCTTTATATAACAGTTCACCAACCCGCAAATCAGCAGACTTATAGGCAATGACCCTCTTCATACCTTCATTGTAGTCGAATCTGTCACAGCCGCGTTTCTTCGCTTTACGAATCCAGCGGACTAACTTTCCGATAGCCCGCCGTTCTTTCTTCGTTCTACCCTTCATGCTTCATTATTTCATGTAACAGATAATCGTCGTGCTTCCATTCGTGGATTCTCCCCATAGCGTCGATGTGCATGAGAATATAATCGCCATCATTACCACCTACAGGACACAGGATTTCGGGTACATACCCGCTATACTTCCTGACACAATTTCCATTAACGTCTATCACATCAATGCAGCATCCGTCACAGACTTTGTAATGAATGGTCGCAACAATGCCTTTCTCCCAATTCTCAATCGTTCCACTCTTGATATTGATAATCGGTTGCCAGCGGTATTCGTCACTGACTTTCACGGCACACGGCATTTTTGGATTTATGGGGTCATCCTCTATACCGTTAAGCGTTCCATCTTCCCAATATCTTACACTTGCATCCAGCTTCAATGTTTCAAGATGGGTGTAAGTTTTCTTGCACTTCTGCTCCTTCCACCACTGATACTCCAGCATTTCAGGATTGTCATACTTGTTGCCGACAACCACAAATTCCTTGCCAAATTCACGCCACCAGTTATCAGAAGGTACGCCCCAAGGGTACAACCATTCACAATTCAAGTTCTGAATATTTGCAGTACAGAAAGCGGCACGGTCATCCTTGAACGCTACCAGCTTCGGGTATTCCAACCCTATAGCGATAATGTCACCGTCAAAGATTCGCTTGCCGTCCTTATCCTTCAATCCGATGTACTGGCCTATGGTATCTTCGGCCACATCAGACTCCAGCCCGCTACTTTCCTTGATGGTTACTTTCTCGCACCGTGGGCGGTTGTAGTGAATCAAGTCACCTTCTACCCACTGGCCATCATGTTCGGCCTTTGCCCTAAACAGTATTTCCATAATTACACCTTTTGTTTTGAATCATACTCTTTCATCAGCCAATCGGCTTCTTGCACGTATTTGCTTCCACATGCCATCAGAACCACATCAATAGTGTTTTCTGTCAGATGGTCAACTGCATCCATGAAACATGCAGGCTCAAGGTCTGAATGTATCAAAGCATCCTTTGCAATGATATAATTAGCTATTACCTGTTTGAGTATCTTCTTCTTTTGCTCTTCCGAGTCTTTCCTCATCCGAATCAAACCGAAAACGCCCAAAGCAATCAATGCCAATGACATCAGAATCTTAACAACTGCTTCCATATCAATCATCTTTATTATTACTACCTGTATAATAGTTTATCGTCGGCCTTATTGCCTGTGCTATTATCACAAGGCCAAGCCAACACAAAATAGCCGTCATCGGATGTGATTCAACAGCCACAAAGAACTCGTTCATAATACCTCCTTCCCAAAAGTTAGTTTTACAGCAGTCTTTCGCATCATGTCGAAGAAAGTCTCCTTCGTGTCATCATCAAGTTCTACCGTCTCACCTTCATGTTCCTCGATGAACTTCTTCAACCTATCATTCGGTTGGATAGTCGCCTCGGCTTGCAGCCGTACTCTAAAAGTTTCTTTCATTATTTTTCCTGATTATCATTTACTATTTCATAAATCGGATAAACTATGTCATTGCCCAAAATGCTTAAATCCATGTCGCAACACGTTCCGTATCTCTTGCGTCCTGTATCATCAATCTTAGATGATTCAGCCCAAACACGGATTTTCTTGTTGCGCCCTTTTCCGACATACTGCGCCACATATACATGACCTTTCACAGACATGCAGCCGTTGTCATACAAGGCACGAATGCGAAACTCACCATCCAGCAGCCCATTTTTGGGCGGCTGCGGTTTCTTCACTTCCAGCAGTTCGGGATTATCGTAGCGATTACCTACGACTACCAGCCTGTCACGCCATGCCGTTAGTCCGATGTACGATGAACTGCCGACTTGTTTCCCACACATCCCACAATCATGCCAAACGACTACATAGAGAAAACCGTGCTCGCCATTGCGAACAATGTCACCCTCGTATATTGATGTTCCATTGGAGTCTTTCAGTCCTGTGTTCTGCCCGATTGTATCAGGGTCGCAGATAGCGACTTCCTCGTAGCCAAAGACAAGTGCCACGTTTTCAAGTTTATCCACTTCTTCATCAAATGTAAGGTTACGATTGGTGATGATAACAGGTGCTTTCTTGCCGTCATAAATGGCATTGTGCAAATCGCCATATTGCCAGTTGCCAGTCTTGACATCCTTGGCTCTAAATCTTACCGTTCTGTTCATAGGATTATTTTTTTCTGCCTACATACAGTGTACCTACCACATGGATTTCGGGATAGAATTTTTCTTTTTCCACTTCTATATTGATGCACGTTTTGGCAGTTTTAAGAACTGCGTCCACACACCGCCTTGTCACATCTTCAACCATTCCATCCACGGTGTCGCGAGGTGGTATCATGTATTTTGAAACGCCACGTCTTTCAGCCTCATGCTCCATCATCCGCGCACGAAACAGTTCACCTTCACCAATCACCATGTGACTTTCAATTTTATCCATGTCATATATGGTTTGAGTGACTGGTATAGGTCGGGCAAGCCGAAGCGTTTCCAGTTCATCTCGCAATGCCCTAACATCCTTTTTCGCTTTCCGCAAGCCGATATAGTTTCTACACCTTTCATGCTTGCAGTAGTCGATAGGCTTCAACTTGTCAGCATATCGCTCCAGCTTACCTCCAAGCCACCGTTTCCAAAGTGGCTTTACATCCTGTCCGTCTGCTATACAAGCCAGTAAGTACAGGATGCCCAATGTTATATAAATAATTGCAATCGTCATAATTAACAGTTTTTACAATCAACACAAATTCTATTTCCACAACAGGGGCAGGTTATATAATACTGCCATTCATACATGTGGCTCTGCTGGCGTTCACACTCTGATTCAGTGTACTCCAGTTCCGCGCCGCATTTATAGCATTTAGTCTGATTCACGGCCACAGGCTGCATCCTGTAATGCTTTGGCGGTTTCACTACTCTTACCATTATTTTATTTCGTTTTTATCAACAAACATTTCACACTTATCCCAAAAGGGCGATATATGAACACAATATTCATCACCCCGACGCTTGCCCTCTTCCGTCAGCCATGCACGATAGCATTCATCCCGACGCGGGCAGTCCATAGTGTCGCAGTGGGCGACATCAGATATATAAATCATAACTCCTGCTGTTGTTGACCGAGCCACACATCGAACTTAATCAAGGCATCTTCCATGTCGTGCTGATTGCCGACAATTCGGGTCTTAGTGAAATCAAATCCCCTGCGAAGTGCCGTCTTGATGGTGACACGCTTTCCACGTTCAATCCTGCCTGATTCGTTCATCGGCGCAAGATACCAACCTCCCCATAAATCGAGATAGTTAATGATATATGGCTTTTTCTGACCTTCTACAGCCAAGATGTCACGGTCAAAGATGAAATAATCATCTTTGTCGTGAAATCCCGTGTACTGGTCTATAGTGCCACGTTCCACCTGTATGACATTTGTATTGTCAACACAAATCTCCATCGGCGCACGGTGCATCAGCAAGTCACCGTACACAAACTTTCTTGAAAGAATCGCCTTGCCGCGAAAAAGAATAGTCCTATCCATATTACTTTTTGTTTATGATGAATCTTTGCCATGCACCGATATTCTCCATCAGCATACTGCCACCAACAATATTGAAGGTGTAGTAAGTTGTTCCGTTTTGACCGTTATAGGAGAAATTATACCTGCCATTTTCGGATGTCGTAACCACACATCTGCACAGATACGCACGATTCGATGTAGAAATGACGATATAAAGCTGGCCATTCTTCGGCAGTTCGCTTTCCATCAGGTCATCATCAAACATGATAAACCCGTTCTTATACTGAAACGTCATGCCAGCACGAAAGGCATCTGCAACAACGGCGGCAAACTCTTTCTCTTGGTTAAAGTCGTTTTCCGCTTTCTTGCAGACTGCATCCAGTTCATTCACATATTTTTCTGTATATCCCATATTATTTGCCTTTTTTCTTGCATTTGATAATCAGATTGCCAGTCTCTTCATCATTGCAGGTCTGCAAGTTGTTCTCGCAGTTCCGACAGAAGTAACCGCCCATCAGAGGCTTGTCACCTTCAACATTCAGCACAGGGCATTCAACCCTTGCATTCGGTTTGATGACATACTGCTCATATTTTGGCTGTTCCACAGACTTTGTGCCGACAGGTACGATTTCGCACTCCGTCGGCTCTTTGTCTATCCACTGCACATTGGGATGCTGGCTGTTATCCAACATTACCAACTGGCAGTTGTGCTTTGTTTTCCAGCTTCCGTTATGCTTGAACGGCTTCTCGTCAGTCACCAACAGAATCAGGTCATTGTTTTGTTCGCGTACTAAATACATATCCTTATTTCATTGTTCCAATAAATTTCAGATAAACAATATGTTTGCCGTCACAGACATCATGGCTGATGCAGTTGAAGCAATACACCTTTTCGTATTTCTCGCCCAAAGGCACTTGACAGTCACAGTTTGGCTCCCTATTCGTTCCAAGCGTACCATCCTGTATGCCACTTATAACCTGCGCTTGCAGCGATTCAAATATTTGGTCGTGACGATATGCGCCACACCGCTTTGCATGTGAGCGTTTGTGCAGGTCGATGACAAATTCATCTAACTCCTTGAAGTTGGCTATCCGCAAATCTAATTCCATCCTTCTGCTATTTCAATTCGTACTTTTCTTGAATATCTTCAGGAGTACAATCGTATTTGTTCCCTTTTTGTTCCTTTTCGGCCTTTGCTGGCTTATCCAGCGTCACGGCCACCCTTGCAAATTGTCTGTTCATGTTTCTTTTCAGTTCTTTCCATTTCTTGCAACTCTTGAAAGAATTAGCAAGAATTATCACATCACTTTATTATTCGACCTTACACCCACAGGCTATCATCCGCTGGTGCTCTGCCTTTACCTCCTTGATGAATGCGTCTAATAGCGTCTTGTTGTTTTTTACCGTATAAAAGGTGTAAATATTGAGATTGACAACAGCGAAATCCATTTTTCCATCGTCCTGCTCCACTTTCTTTGTCTGCGAGATAAAACAGGCGTTGACGGCAATGCAGCCATCATCCTGATACTTGCGCAACCTGACTTCCAAATTCACTGTTTCCGCATACTTTTCCTGAATCGACTGCAATTTGCGGAGAAACTGCATCATCTTAGGTTTCTGTGCCATAATCCATATCTGTTTTGAATATCCGATTTACTAAATTCCGAACCTTGATACCCTTGAGTCGGGTTATCTTGCGGCTACGGTGGCCGCGCTTCTTTGCTGCACCCTTCACCTCGTCGAAATCCCACGAATGGCGAATCTGCATGATTTTTCTGCCTGTTATCTTCATATTATTTGAATTGTTCTGTACCACACACCAAGACATCACCGACAATCGCATTGGCCTTCCGTGCCATGAATGCAATCAATGAAGCCTGCTTGTTATATGGCAACTTTCTAATCAATCCCTCTTCGTTGACAATCATAATTTGGGTACTGCTTAGATGAATCACCTCGACATAGCCTCCGACGATTTTCTGTGCCTCTTCAAGGCTGAAATCCGTACCGTTCTTTGGCGTTATACCATAATACTCGCCGTTTGCATGTATTACTGTTGCTGTCATAATTCTAAAAGGTTAAAAATCACATTCAAATGAATATTGCTTTTTCAGTGTTTCCAGTGCCTTTTCAGTAACAAGATAGATGCCGTTATTCATTGGCTTTACCGAGCGATTTTGTTTCAGTTCTATAGGTCGCTTTATCCTGTTGCACCGTATCTCATACCGTTCACCATAGACGGCTGTTATCAGAAAGTCAGCCTGTCTCTTGCGTTCATCTAAGGCAGTGGGCTTATATTCACCCTTCTTGATGAAATTGGTATCTACAAAATAACCTCTTGCTGTCATAATCGAAATGCCTGTTTACTGTCGGCTCGTCAGTTCTAAATGGTTGTGATAAGGCCGCATGGCTAATACAGCGGCCTTGTATGCTGTTTATTATAATTCTTCGGGCTTGTGCATCCTGTCGTACTCCTCATCCCAAATGGCATCCAGTTCATCCTCTTCTGCATAGACATCGGTATTGTCGTACTTCAAAATCAGTCGCTTTGCGAAATTGATATGGGTCTTTGCCATTGCGCTGTCTGCGTTCATTATTGTCTGAGCGTCTGAAAGGTGGCTCATGATGGCGATTTGAATGTTGACTTGCATAATCTTCTGTGCCTGTTTGTCATCAGTCGGCTCTTCTGTTCTAAATGTTGTTGTTTCTTTTTGTTGGTACAAAGGTAAGCAATTAAATTGAAACTACCAAATTTTTCAGCAGAAAAATAAAGTTATTTGCTTTATTTAACAGTTAAAACGGCAAAAACAAAAGAAAAGGGGTGCAATATCGCTTTTGCATCCCTATAATATATATGTATGGCAGAATTATCAAATATCGCTGAAATCCAGTGTGCAGTCAAGAGCCTGCGCAACACTGAGGAGAAAATCGCAGTCAGACTTGTATTTACCGCGTTCCGCGCCGCATATTGCTGACCGCTTCGCGCCTATCATGTCTGCAAGCTGCTGTTCTGTAAGATGACGCTGCTTTCGTTTGTTGGCTATCTTTCGGCCAAGACGGATGCGCTTAATCATCCTGTCTTTCAAAAGCAAATCCTCATCACCCTTTCGGGCTTCTGCCACAAAAGCAATCTCTGCCAGCACAGAACCATCACCATCATAGACGCGATACGCTGGAACCTTCACCGTGTTGAAGAAACTGACCTTCGGCGGCTGTGGGAAATCCTTACAATTATCGGCATAGAACGGCTCTATCTGACCGTTACCCTCGGAGGCAAGCATCTGTGCAAGTCTGCGGGCATCATCTTCGTAATATTCTGAATATCTTTCCATGTGCGGTTAAATTTTTAGTGCAAAGATAAAGTTATTTGCTTACATTCCCAAATTTATATGCTGTTTTTTATATCAAAATAACATTTACGGCTTTATCAGTCCTGCATCTTCCAGTCTTTTGGAAATCTTATTATAGACAGCATCGACATCCGCATGAAATTCTGAATAGATATAATAATACATCTTCACGTTTTTGCAATTATGTGATATAAGCGTTTTCTTGCATCCTGTGACTTTGGCAATTTTGTCACGAATGCCACCTCTCTTCATCTTCCGACCACAAAATGTTTCGGGAGAATACAGATACAGGATGATGAAAATGAACTTAGACCGCTGAATCGTGTTATTCAGTTCCTTGATATTCGGATGCAATTCACGCATCGCAGATAAGAACATGTCGTAGATGTTGCCTATCAGCGAAACGTCTGTCAGAATAGGGCATAGCAGTTTTCGCTCTTCTTCAAGTATTTGCTGCTTCCTTTTCTGTAAAGATTCCATTTGGATAATAATATTTTTCAGCATAAATTTGGATATTTGCGTTAAAACCAGTACCTTTGCAGCGTCGAGTAATTCGGGGTGTGGAATGTGCGAGCATCTGCCCCCTTTTTTATTCTTCGCTGCTTTCGTTCTTTAATTCTTCACAGTCACCTTCCCGATAGGTAAAGCAAACCTGTATGTCATTACTCTTGCATTCTTCCCTGTACTGGCGGAGCAACTCAGAACGTGTTAGTTCCAAGTTGTCCGTCAGAATATCAGTGTGGCGCACCTTTCGCAGTGTGCCGTTTTCTGTCACCCGTATTCTCGTTATTTTGAACATACTCCAAGTTTTTTCTTTTCAAGTTCCATCAATGTCAGTATGCAGTAGTTGGCCATATCCATCAATGAGTCATTGATGCTTTCTTGTTTGACCTGCCCCTCTGCCTCGGAAAGTACCTCGACACGGTTCAGCTTTTCTTCAAGGTGCATCCTTGCATACTTCATTCCATATTTCTCAAACAGCTTGGCAAACGAGTTGCCGTAGTCGTGATTCTTGGCCTTGAATGTGTCGGCCATCCATTCGGTGATACGCTTGAATCGGTCTGCATCGGTCATGTTCAGTTCAAAGTCGCGGATGTTCTTTTGCACCAGCTTTGCAATCTGACTGCTATGGAAATAGGGGATGACCTTGTTATCACCTTTCAGCTGCGGATATTTCTCCATGTACTCCAGTGCTGCATCCTTGCTGTTAAACAGAAGAACGGAAAGGTCATGCGCACCGCCCATGTGCATTGCACCTTTCTCGTCAATACGCTGGAATACATAATCGTACATGTTCTTTCTGTAACCTATCACCCATGCGTCAGGTCGAAGGTCGCCGATTCTGATGATTTCCTCGTCCTTTGCGTAGTGCCGTGCGTCATCGCGGCTTATGAACTTGAACGCCAGTTCGATGTCATTTGTATAGCTACCTTGAGACTGCATGAATGCCGTCTTGCAGCGTTGTGTTTCCGCATCAAACTGGCAGTCAACAACAACAAATAAATTGTCTAACAGATATTCTTTCTTTTCCATAAACATCATTTTGTACCTGTACTGCCAAAGCCGCCGTCACCGCGCTCACTTTCATCCAGCTTATCTACCAATATAAGTTCTGTATTGGGTACTGGAAGAATTGCCATCTGACCAATCTTGTAGCCTTTTGCCAACGTCACGGAAGACTTGTCAACCTTGCCGTTTTCGTCAATCCTGCTTGGTGTGGGGTGGTGATTATCGACAATACATCCGACTACACCACGGTAGCCTGCATCCACGATGCCAGTCTTTACTTCCGCATCTATGCGCTCGCCGTTTACATTCTCAAGCCCTTTCGACATATTCCCGCTTCGTGAACGGATGTATGCACAATAGCCTTGCGGCAGCTGTATGCAGAATCCCAATGGTATCTGCTGACGGCCATGTTTCAATACCGTTTCCGATGGCAGATACAAGTCATAGCAGGCATCGTCATCATGTGCCTTTACTGGCATAATCCCACCTTCACGCAACACTATCTTGATGTCAACAGGAGCGTCATGCTCCACTTGCCACCAGTCAAGTTTTGCTACCATGAAGTTAAAATACAAGAAGATTGCCAAGAATGAAAAGGCAATGACAATTAACAATCCGATATTATTCAGTTCCATTTTCGATAATTGATGTTTTTGTTTCACTAAATCTTTCCTTCAATTTCACGCAGAAGGATTTCGCGTCGTAATACACGGATTCGACATACCAAAGCGACTGCCTGAATCCGTTTCTTAACTGGATGGTATCAAACGGATAGCACACCCAATCGTTATTGTTATGGAAACACTCCCAGCATTCCTGCCTGTCATGTACCAAACACATATCATGCGGATTCGTTGTCTTTGCGCTGTAGCATAGACGCTTTATCCAGTGTGCATTGAACGGGATGCGTACAATCCCACCAGCCTTGATGGAATCGTACTCACCCTTTGTCATTTGATAATAGAGCCGCATTGTTCCGAAATCTTTTGTCTCACAACCTTGTCTATTGCCCTATTCATAAACACAGTAAACATCCTGTCTGCAATCATAAGAATTGCCGCATAGGATGACATGAAAGCCGCCAATCCGTACTTCCAGCCATAGAACCACGTCACAGCCACACCGATAACGCCAGCAAGCATCAGCAATATGGCTGCAAGCATGAATTTTCTGTGATAGGCATAGATATAGATTCCCAGCTTATCCTCGTCTGTGATTTCGCACTTTAGTTCGTACATCAGTTTCATCTGCTACTGTTCGTATTCGGGCTTATCGTCCTGTTCTTTCTTCTTGTACTCAAACACGTCGATTATGTTGGTTTCCGATACAGATGAGATAACATAGTCTATCATCGTACCACCCATGATTTCTTCGATGCCCTTTACAGCACTTTGCAGCGTACCAGCCTGCACAAGATAGCAGCAGTTCGTCCGTTTCTCCTTTTCCGTCTTTTCATCAATAGTGATGAATTGCAGCTTGGCCTTATACCAGCGGTCTGCCATTTCATCGTCATTGAAGAAAATCTCCTTGAATGGGCATTTCTTCATGTCATCAACCGTGAACTCGCCGCTGATGTACGCGGACATTTCCTCAATCATGCGACCTTCGCCCTCGGTGAACGAAAGCGCATCGACAACGTAGTTTTCAGATACTTTCTTCTGTAAACCATCTTCCATTGTCTTTTCATACCGAATCTTTACATTAAACCATTCGGCTGTTCTACTTCTGTAAGCCATAATCTTTAATCTTCTTTTTTGTTAGACTTCATGTATTTAATTCTCTCGTTTACATAGTATTCCAAATCCACGTCTTCCGACTTAGCCCAACTGATAATGAATCCCGTCATCATAATCACGCGCTTTTTGATGGGTACTACGGACATTACCAGCTTCGCAAAGGAAAAGCAGTTGTTATTGAACGTGAACTCCGTGAAATTGCGCTTAAATTCAGGCTCCAGTGCCTCAAAGTTCATTTCTTTTGCAGCGGCCAAATCCAAGACACCCAACATCAGGTCTGCGAACCGTTCTTCTGTTGACAATCGGATATATTGCCTGTAATTCCTTACGGGATTTGGCTTCTTGAACAGTCTGCGTTCATTATTGTAATGCTCGTAACTTCCACGGTCTGCAATCCGCTTCAACTTCACTGCGATTCGCAAGGCTGTAAGATAATCCAGCAGCCTGACCAATCCCTCTCCGATGTCTGATTTGTCCCATAACCCAGCATTTAGGGCATGTATCTCTTTTGAAACTCTTTCAAGTTGTTCCTTTGTCATGGATTCATAATTTTTTTGATGTAGGCATCCCGCAGATGTTTGATGACATCGCCAACGTCACTTGCCTTGACATTCCACTGCCCCTCAATGTTAGACACATGAAACAGCGGCATACCACACACCACAATTTCGTTGATTAACTCGCCGTTTTCAACCCTGCATGTAGGATAAATCTCGGTCTCTGCCATTTCCACAGCTTTATTGCGCATATCCGTTTGTGTGCGCTCTGCGAAATAATTTTTGATTTTACTTAAACTAATTTCCATTTTATTTCCTATATTTTTGAAATTTATTACCCCAGTTTCCCGAATTATGTTTCCGAATTAAAGAACTTGCCTTATTCTTCATCATTTTATACATGTCATCACACCTTTCTCCCCATGCCAAATCGTTTTCGTATTCCGAATTTTCGCGCATATACTTCATCTTGGCTTGTATCATTTCAGATAATTCCTTGATGTCGTTATGTATCTCATAATTCAAGGTCTTGTCTGTGCGATGCAACACGTCGTTGATGTCATTGATGCAGGATTCCATAATGTCGATAGCCATAAACAGCGTTACATTCAACATCTTTATTTCATCCCTATCATCCTGAGGCAAAGGCACATCCTTAAACTCCATCTCTTCATATTCTTCATTCACTTCGTCGAGATAAGCCTGCACTACAGTTCCGAAAAGGACTTCAATGACCTTGCCCAATGCTAAAGCGGCATCAAAGTCTTTTTTCTGCTGCAAGAGATACTGCTGTGTCCGCAATCCCTTCACCTTCGGGTCGGCTTCAAACTTGTTGCGTATCTGAGACATTAACTCAGCTGGTATATCCTTTGCTTCCATATCAGAATTTCAATGTTTGCTGTTCACCGACAATCTGTTTCTTTCGCATATCCCAATACCTGCACGATGCCAGCCTTGCGACCGTCAGCCTTTCTTCAAGGAACAGCTTACGCGCACCACTGCGATTACTTAGCTTTTTCGGCTCGTAGCTGAGATAGCCACGTTCATCATACCAAATAACAGCAGGGTAGAACTGCGTCACGCGGTTTTCAAATTCGCTTTCGTGGTTGTAGAGCAAGCCTATCTTTTTCCATTCAGCCTGAAACAACTCCAACGCCTTTTCACGTATCGACTTTGGCAGGCAGTAATAGAATCTATACACCTTTTCGTCATTGTGAAAGATGTCTTTCTTGAAGTCTGCCCTCAAATCCTCGATTGAACGCTTGATTTCTATTTCCGTCAGATAGCCGCTTTTGTTGACAATGGCGAGGTCTGCCTCATGATTCAGCAAGCCCCATGACAGGTTAGGGATGATGATGTCATTCCGTACACTGGCCATGCCCGAACCGAATATCAGCGCGTTTTCTATGTCACGCACACTTAGATTCGTGTCCATATCCTACTGCTTGACGAAAATCACATTCTTACCGTCCTTTCGCTTGTCAGCCTTGCATTCACCGTGAAAGTTCCACACATTCATGCGGTTGCAGTGCTGATGACGATAGAAACAGCCATCACAACTCTTGCTTTCTGACTCCTTGACCTGCAAAGAAACCGACCTGTTTCTGTCTGTGCGGTCATTGTAAACTTCACCAATTTGCCTTTCCATAATTATATAGTTTTGAATTTATATCCATGCACAGTGCCGTTTCTTGATAGCGCACCTGATATTTGATTCTTCGGGATGCCGAGGTCAACGGCTGCGGCCTTGATAGACGGGTATTCCTTCCCTGTAGTGACACAAAGGACTGGCTTTCTTACTACCACCTTGCCGAACCTGCAATTAGGGTCATGCACAAGCCTGTAAGCCGTCTGCCTGTACTGCTCTTTTCGCTTTTGCCGACTTTCCTCCGACCATTCCGACATGGGCTTGAATGTTGACGTGCCTTTCTTCATCGGCTGCGTGTACTTCGTGCGCTTATATGCCAATTCATGCGTCCTGCCCTCAAGCCATAACTTATGATACTCGTCGTTATACATCCATTTCAGGCCGTAGTACAGATGACCAGTCTTGCAGGCATCGCTAATCTTGCCTGCTGTCAGGTTGTACTTCCGTGCCGCATCGACTATCCTTTCAAAATAGCCGCACATCGAACCGTCTGCATCAACGGCAACAATGTCCTTTGTTCGTTTGTCTTTCTTTTCCATAGTAGAGGGAGCAGGGCTCGAACCTGCGACACACACAATCCATGTGTAACTTCATGTATGCGAGGCTGCTATTCTTGCGCTCGTATTTACAGCCATCCTCCCGTTCCATATACGGGTGTGCTAACCAACTACACCATCCCCCTGTTTTCAAAAATGGCGGCGGGCTGCGCTACCAGCCTCTCGCGCCCTGCATGACGGTGGATTCACACCCTTTCCATTTTATAAGGGTTTCTATCCGAATAAATTGAAACGTATTGCAATGCAGGTTTTACCGCTATAGGACATACCTAACCACCGAATAACTTAATTTTTTATCAATCGTATGAACATGTAACCATTTCCCACCCTTCAACCCTTGCACTCCCATTTAGCTGGCGGTCTGTGTCTGTAACCCGCCATCGTATTTGAATCGGGAGGTGTCATTGTAATGTATTCCGTAACGAATAGCATCAGCGTCGTTTCAGAATTGATTGGCAGCATTGTGAAACACGCCGTTTCAGCAGCATCGAAATGCAATGACTTTGCTACTACCGCCGTTTTCCTTCCGTCATCGTATAACGGCCTTGCTTCGGCAGTGAACATCAGACTGGCGAGAAATGCAGTCACCAAAAAGAGATTCATTTTCATGAGCAAAACTTTGTTTTTTAGTTATTAAATGACCGAACTGAAAAGATTCGGCTGAATATTCTCTTCTATAAACTTGCAGGCTTCCCGATAGAAATTCTTGTCTATTTCAAAGCCGTAAGCCTTACGCCCAAGATTCGCGGCTGCAAGCAACGTCGAGCCACTGCCAGCCACGGGGTCAATCACAACATCGTCGGGGTCTGTGAACAGTTCTATCAGACGCTCCAGCAGTGCAATGGGCTTTTGTGTCGGATGGATTTTCTTCACACGGGTTTCACGGGGAAATTCCATGCAGTTGAAAACCATATTGCCATTGTTGTTGAACTTCGGCAACCTGTCACGGTACAGGACTAATCCCCATTCCGTATTTCCGACAATCTTCATGTTTGCCTTGAGCACCTGTGCCGAATAGTTCTTTCTGAACACCAACGGTATGTATTTTGCAAGGCCATAACGCTTTCCAAGGTCAATGAAATATTGAAGCTGGTCAAACGCACAGAACAGAACCATGCACGGCGACTGGCTTTTCATCTTACTGCCGACCTTCGGGGCGTTTTCAAGTTCCTCTTCACTGACACCGTATTTCGGCTCTTTCACCAACAGCTGACTGCAAAAGTGCATAAACTCCGCAGGTTTGAAGTTGACATCAGAATTAAAGAACTGCTTACCTGCAAGTTCCGATTCACCGTTTTTATTGTCACCATCCTTATACCACGCGGGGTTGCTGGCATAGGCATTGTTACCAAGCGAATACGGCACGTCCGCAATAATCAGCTGTGCCTTTGGTATCTGATAGCCTTTCCAGTTTTGATAGGAATCATTATACAGTTCTATCCGTTTCATTATTATCTTGTTTTACATATCAAACATATCAAGCTGTTTTGCCACCCTGCCATCTTTCAGTACCACCTCGCCATGACAGATTTCATTGAAGCGTTTCTCCTGTTCGCCATAATACTCATCGTCTATTTCCGTGGCGTAGAAATCAAAGCCCATTCTGTAGGCCGCTATCCTGCTGCTACCACTACCCAAAAACGGGTCAAAGATAACATCACCATTTTGCGCATAGTTTTTCAGAATCCACGCATACAGGGCTATAGGTTTCTGCGTAGGATGTATGCGCGTTTCCTCGTTGTTCTGCTTCGTCGCCGCATACCGAAATATCTTTGCCGTCCTGTCCGTGAACGTAGTCAGTGCCAGTTCACACATGGCGAAAGACAACCCTTCGGGCTGTGCCTTATCCCACACAATCCACGCCTTTGAATCAACGGGTATTTCCGAAATGAAATGGTTTGCACCGAACACTATCAGATTCTTGGATATTCGCAGCATTTCGTCGAAATACTCCTTTGCTGGAGGTGTCTTATCCCATTCTTTGTATGCTCGGCCTTTCTCCTTGCAGATTCTTCCGCTGGAGTTGATGTCTATGCCATAAGGCGGGTCTGCAATGGTAAGGCTGAAATGTTTGTCGGGCAAAGTTTTCATGTAAGACAGGCAATCCATCTTGAAAACTTTACTTATAGGTTCATTTTCTACCATTTTATTCTAAGTGTTCCAATATTGTTGTGTTTATACTTATACTCCACGTCAGGATGCTCCTCCTTATATCGTCGCTGACATGCCCTGCAATACGGCTGTCTGCCATCCTTTGCCTTTCGGGATAGATTGAACAGGTTGAACGGCAAAACCTTTCCGCAATATGGGCATCGCTTCTTTTTCTGCGTGAAGTCCATATCTTCAAACGGCAAAACTTGTTCTATGACTTTCTGCCGTTTTAGTGGCATCTGTATGATTTGCTGGCGTTCCGTTCTGCGTCTGAATAAGTCGAGCGTCAGCTGTCTATGTTTGTAGATTCGCCGTCGTTTCATTTTTCTTACATCTGTTTTTACGATACCATTCTCGGTGATATGCCCTGCGTCTTTCCACATCATGCTGAAACTTAACCTTCGGTGGCTTTGACAGCATTTCAACACTACGTCTTTCCTTCGCCTTGGCCAGTATGTCATCACGGTTAGCGATGTAATATTCATGCCGTTTGGCCAGCCGCTCGTCACGGTTTCGCATATACCGCTCATGGTCGAGCCGTTTTCTTCTTTCCTTCGATGTCTCTGTCATCCTATATCCTCCTGTCCTTTGTAACCTTCCATACTTCCGCAAGCGGTGAGAGGTCGATTCTGTTTACCATCAGCTTGACCTCTTCGGGTGCTTTCTCGTAATAGAAGAAATCCCCTCGCTGCTTGTGCAGCCTTAACATTCGCTTGCAAGTGGCTGTGAAGTTCAAAACAGGCTTTCCAGCAACGATGCGGGTCAAAAGCAATGCTGCCGCCTGTCTTGATGCCGTCAACGTCCTGTCCTTTCCGAATTTCAAGGTATGTGCGCAATAGTATGCCATGTGTGGCAATAACCGCTGTGTTAAGTACTCGCAAATGGGCTTGATGTCCTTTGTCTGATGGTAGTCGTAAAGCAAAACGGATTCTTCCGCTGCATTGACAATAATCTCGTCGATGCGAGCCGCTTCATCCTTGTGCTGTTCCATTCTCCACCAGTCAGCCTTGTTGTCAGTCGGCCTAATCTTGCCTTGCTTGACGGCTTTCAGCCAGTTCACGCAGTCATCCCAATCCTTTGAGCGGTATCTGTAACGCTGGCCGCTGATGGTGATTTCTGCCCTCCAGCAATCCTTGAAAACTCGCTTTCCGTTTTTCCACCCTTTCGATGCGTTGTCGTGGTAGATAGTACCTGTGCTTTTTCGTCCGAACTTGTTCTCAGAATCATACATATTGATGTTTTTCTCGTCTGCATAATCCTGTAACGAATCCAAATGTTCGGGATGCTTATCAGCTTTTTTCGTTTCGGGCTTGGTATATGACTTTTTCCTGACTGGCTTTTGTTCAGCTGGAGGTTCTGTTTTGACAGGTTTTGACTCCAACGATGCAGATTTTGACGGCTTGTTTGACTTTTTCGGCTTTTCGTCGGTCAAAACTTCCTTATCGGGATGCAATAGGTCGCCATGATACAGGTCTTTTGATTCTGCCCACCTGAACATGTGTTCCATACATGAACGGGCTTTCACCTTTCTGTCATTTGGCTGCTCTGAACACGCGCACCATAAAGACAATGTAAAATCGCTGACCTCTTCAATATCCGTGTCTGCGTACTTCCTTAATATCACTGGCTGCATACTTTGCAGGCTTGACGACGCAAAGCGTTTCCATTCGGGCAGATTGCCCCACATTTGATATAGCTGTTTTATTGTCACCATAATGTCAGTTGTTGTGGCTGCTTTTTCTTTTCTTCCGCAACACTCGTTTGTTCGCGGATGGGTTGAACTGCCGCAGCGTCTTTGCGGTCAACCTTGCGCTGCTCCTGTTTCTGTTCAGTTTCCTTTTCGTTCTGCATCCGTCTGACAGCCCACATTCGGGTACTGACGAATCGCATCGGATTAGTGTATTTCCGTATGCTTGGGATGTTTGTCGGGAAAGGCCACATGGCCTCGTTGATGATATATCCCAGCCTAACCTCGTCGGGTTCGCATAGCGTATCATGGCAGACAGCCTCGCCGAAACAGTTGTGCATCATCATGTTTATTGCCGACATCTTGACACAGTTGTAATCCAAATCTTCCGCAACAAGATACGGCCTTCGTGCCGCAATCGTCGCTGCATCCCATTTTGCTTCATCACGCATAGCATCCAGCATCAGTTTGTTTCCTGCAAGCAGAAGTCGGCTTGAGCCAGCCGCAGGGTCACTAATTGTAATCCTTCTGCCGAATGCCGTTTGCGTAGTTGCCCACGTCCTGCCGTAGTCATCCCAATTTCCGCTTCTGATACAGGTCTGTGCCGTAGCCATGCAGACACTTGGCGGTGTAAAAAACTGACCTTTGCCGCCACCGTTGGAGTGCAAAGACATATACAAGTCACCGAAAGCATCATACCAGCCCAGCTTTTCCGTCTGCTCCTTCATTATCAGGAAGTACACCCTTGCCATTTCACAGAAAGCCATAGACTCATCTTTCCCGAATTTCCATCCGTCGGGTTTGTTGCCGTCGGGGTCAAACATCCATAGCAGGTAATCAAGAAAGCCCTTAAACACTGTGTCGTAGTCGTAGCCCTTTCTGTGACATAAAGCCGTCATCAGTCTTTCAAGTGGTCTGATAGCGGCCTCGCCCATGTAATCCTTGCTCATACCCCGTGTTCCTTATCGTATTCTTTCATCATGTCACAATCGGCCATACACAGGCCATAGTCAATATCGCAGTGCCAGTCGTATATGATATGCGGGCAGGTAGCGATGAATGCTTCCCTTTCCTGCATTTCCGTCGAGCCGTCGAAGTAACACCTGCAAACATTCGTATCATCGTTTCTGACAATGCCCCTTTCGTCGCAAAAGCCCTTACCCCTCATGCTCTCCTTGCAGAATTGGGTACTCAGAGGCTTTTTCTTGAAGATGCAGTTTCCACAAGTCTTAACCTTTGCCATACTTCTTGATGTAGTCCTGCGGCAGCATACCATATCTTTTCTTGAAAGCATCAACCATCCTTGCCTGACCTTCATTGTCAAGACCATAGACGTTATCAACTGTTCCACGCGCTGATTTCAGGACTTCCTCAACATTATCCTCCTTCGGCTTCGCCTTGAAGAATGTCGGTTGCGGCTGTTCTCCAGTCGATGACGGCAACACCTTGGATGTAATGCTTTTCGTCGGGTCTATACCGTTCTTTTCGCAGTATTCCTTATATGTGATGGCCGAAAGCCTGTCCTGCTCTTCCTTGAGTGCTTCCATCTTGCGCTCATACCTGTATTTTGCGACGTTTCTTTCAACCATAAACTCACGCAGGGATTTTGTGATTGCCAGCGGGTCAACAGTACCGTAAAACTCCGCATACTTACCCAACTTGAAGTTATAGAAGAAAAGCATCAGTTCCGTTATACGCAGATACGGATATTGCGTCACGATGATTTGCGCCAGCTGCCTCAGTTGGTTCTCGTTCAGCTTATCCTTTGCACCGACAAACTCTGACAGGTCGAAAAGCTGTGCCACAAGCCACTGTTGCGCCGTGTTGCTAAGATATGCCACATTCAGGTGTGCCAGTGTAGGCACATTGCCGAAATAGCAGAAGAAATCATTCTTGACGGCCTCAAACTGTGCATCAGGATTGAATGTTTTCAAAAACTGCTTATCAGTACCGAACATGCGCTTAATCGTCGCTTTCAGTTCCTTCCGCTCTAAGTTTGCTAATAAGGTTGGCCGCGTCATTAAGGCGTTGCTCTGTTGTTGTGCCACTTCCATTGTAGGTTTGTTTGCCATGATTGAATACCCTTTCATTGCCTGCCCATGTTGCAAGCCTTTGACCTATTTCAAACGCGCCTTTGTCGCGCTCCTTCTCAAAAAGCATCTTCTTGCCGCCATTGTTTATCTGAGTCCAGTAGGAATAGAACTTGTTTAGCATATCCCTACCATACTTTTCCAAATACGGTTTCAGCTTCTCCGCAAACTCTGCCTTTCGTTCATCTAAGGTCTTTTTTGCAGAAGGTACAGGCGTTTTCGGCTGTTCGCCCTTGTCATCGTCTTTGTTCCTTGCTTGTTTTTTGGGCTTTTTCGGTGTGATGTATCTTTCAATGTCACAGACGGTTATCTGCAAAACGTTCCTTGTTGTTCCCCGTCTCGTTACCTTGTTAGTATCGGTTAAGCAGATTTCAGCCTGCTTAAATTTTGCGAGGCAGTTCCGAATGGTCTGCACAGACAATCCAGTATCATTCTCGATTTCGGCATAGGACTTTTGCAGCACACCGTCATTCGATTCCAACAGCAGATACAGAAAGAAGTGCTCCATATTGGCATTACCATTCAGGACGGCCAAAATTTCATCATCCAGCTGTATCATACTTAATAGAATTTATTGGTTAGTTGTCTGCCGTTTGATTCGACAATCCATTTGCCTCGGCCAGTGTCACGCAGCCACAAGTCCTCAACCTTTCCGAATTGCTGGTAAGTCTTGCACAGGTCAACAATCCAGCCCTTCTTTTCGATATACGGGCGAATTGCACGGCCTACAATCTGATACCACATAGCCAGTGAACGTGTCGGCCTTGCCATTACGATAGTGTCTAATTCAGGATAGTCAAAGCCAGTGGTCAAAACGGCTGCATTCGCCACGACCTTGATAGTTCCAGCCTTGAACTCTTCCAAAATCCTGTCACGTTCTTTCGGCTTGGTATCTCCAGTAACCAATGCCGCCGTCACACCTTCGGCCATCAGCCTGTTCACAAGATAGTCGGCCTCGTAGATAAACCGCGTGAACACCAGTATTCCGTGACGTGGCACTTTGCTGTTATACACCAGCCTGTGCGTTATCTGATACAGCCACTCCTTGATGTCAACACGCTCATATTCCGCTTGCACCGATTTGTCGGTATAGTCTGCACCTGTGCTGTTGACTACCAGCTTCGACGAATCCCAACCCTTCGGCGGGCAGTCGAAATAGTCAAGCTGTGCAAGAAAGCCCTTCCGTAGCAAATCCTGTATCTGAACATAATATATCACCCTGTCAAACACTCGCGGATTTGAGCGCGTGATGAATTTCAGCATTGAGCCGTAATCCTGATATGATACCAGTCTGTAAGGCGTGGCCGTCAGTCCAAGAATCTTTGTGTCGCCCAAAGCCTGAAAGAAATCCTTATACATTCCTTCCTTCGGATTCACGCGATGGCACTCGTCAACGATGATATACTTGAACCTCTTGAACATTTCAGGATGGCTTTTCACGCTGCCAATCATGGCAAACGTGACACGCGATATTTCCTTCTTGTTGAATGATGCCGAATAGATGCTACAGTCAGTCATGCCATACGAACAATACTTCTTATAGTTCTGTTCCAGTATCTCCTTGTTTGGCTGAAACACAAGCACATTATCATCCAGCCGATTAGCTATGTCTGCGATGATAAGCGACTTTCCGCATCCAGTAGGCGCAACAATCAGGCCGTTATACTTTTGGCCGTCAGTAAAGAATTTTATCGCTGCATCCGAGGCTTCCTGTTGATAATCCCTTAATTTGTACGTCATCTTTCAAACCAGTATTTTTTCGGCCTGTCCTCAATCTGAGGCTCGCCGTTTCGTTTCTCTGACTTTCCACATGCCCGCGTACTGGCACACATCTTGCCTTCTCCAGCACTGCATTCACTTATCAGCGGGTCATTGCCATACCTGACAATATGCCCGAACTTGCAGTTATAGCAGGTGTCGGCTCGTTCCACTCTTACGGTTGTGGTGGTTGTTGTTGATGTCCTACCTCTTCCCATTCTTAAAACCTTTCAGATTCAAATGCCTTTACCAAGCATTCATAGTATTTGATAAGTTCCTGCAATTCGGGTGCTGACCATTTCTTTGTCATGTTCGCCCTTCGTCCAAGGGCTTCAACCTTTTCTTTGCCTAACTCCCGAACCTTGTAATATCGCTTTTCCACGTCAGCGATATTCAGACCACGGGCGAGGTATTCCTTATATCCTAACTTGTTGATTAGGTTATCACGGTAATTCAAAAGATTGCCCTGTTCAAAACGGTTGCAGTGGCGGCACTGGCCATTGCAGTTTTCTTCATCCCATCGTGTATTCATGTTCCGTCTGCTGTGAAAGTGGCCACAATCCATCTGACTGTACGGCTTCGTCTCACCGCAGGATATACACACAAACTGATAATATCCGAAGTTCCTGCTATCCCTTAGTCTGATGTACTTGCTGAAAACCACATCCAGCTTGTCTCTTAACGACTTGATGCTGGGTGTACGCTTACGGGGCTTTTTCTGCTGAATTTCGGTCTTTTTCTTTGGCTTACTGTTGTATAGCATGTTATAAGTTGTTATTGGTGGGATGGCAGGGAGTCGAACCCTCTTTCAGTGTATTAACGTTCTCTTTTTATGGCACTCAAGAAAGCTGCTTTGTCGCCCGTGCGACGTTTTCCACCCCGTTTGAAAAACCACCCCGCGCCCACGATTGACGCGAGGCAGTCTGAAAAAATGAAAGAAGTTAATACATAAATTCTTTGTTTGCTTCTATCTGCTGCTGGGCATAGATAAGAAACTCATGATTCGATGCGTCAGGCAGCGGTATTCCAATCTGTGCCGACCAGTTCATAAACCTTTCGATAGACAGGCGCATTTCGTCAACTGACAAATCGGCTGAACTGCGAAGGTACTCGACGGTCTGACCTTTCCGATTCACGCGGGTAGATGTAAAAATATCCTTGTTGCACCTTTCCTTATAGAACCGAACCTTTGCCTCGTCAAGTCCGCAACCGTATTCACAGGCGAAGAACCCCAAAAGCACATGCAGGTATGCGTTCTGCGACAAAGTGCGCTGCGGCTTCTTCTCGACAAGTTCCACGGTGACGGTTTCTTTATTCTTTACCCGTTCAATCATCTTCTGAACCTTTTCAATGAACTTGCTGAATTGCAAGTCATCATTAAGCCTGTATATCATAGTTTACAAATTTAGCATCAGAACGGAAGGTCATCTGCACCACCTCCTGTTGCACCATCGGCAGGTGGCGGGAACGGAACAGAACCCTCCTGTGCCTGTGCATTGTTCTGCGGCTGCTGTGCTGCACCATGAGACTGCTGGCCTTGGCCTTGGAAACCTGCCGTCGCTCCAGTCTGCGGGATGTTACCAGCACCGATTGCAGGTCGCCCGCTGCCGTTGCCGTCACCCTTACCAGTCAGACAGATGTCAGATGCCACGATGTCAGTCACGTACATCTTTACATCGGAATGTGTCTTGTGGTCATAGGTGCGATATTGCAGTTCACCAGTTATAAACAGCTTGTCACCCTTCTTGACATACTTCTCGACGATTTCTGCCAGCTTGCGCCATGCAACGATGTGATGCCATTGAGTGACTTCGGGAACTTCCGTACCATCCTGCCGTTTGTAGCCGCCTTTCGTAGTAGCCAGCGAGAATTGCGCCACCTTGACATTCGGCTCATTCGGGTTGTTGGTCGGTATTGTGGCAATTTCGGGGTCTTTTCCGACATTGCCCATCAACGTTACTTGATTGAATGATTTTGCCATTGTATTTCTGTTTTTGAAAGTTCAAAGGATAGTGGCAGCGGTTTTCCCAAATCACTGCCACCGAGGTCTCATAATTGCCATTTACGATTTATTCTAAACAAGTTGCTAAAGTCTATCTTACCTTGAATGTCAGACTTTCCTTTACGTTGGTTTCCTTGAGATACTTGTTATACAAGTCCTCATTGTCTGCCATCAGCTGTTTGGAGTCGAAACGCTTCTGCGTAGATGCGGCCTTGAGTGTAATCAGCACCTTTCCAGTGTCGATTGACTTCTTGCCATCAGCGGCCATGCGCTTCATCAAGTCGGCCTTGATTTTCTCCAGTTCCTCGTCGATTTCTGCCTTGCGCTGTGACAGGGCGATGATTGACTCCTCCTCGATAGAAACGTAGTCGGGGATTTCGCTTGCCCATGTGAAAGGCATGTCGTTGATGTCTGCATGAAGCAACTCCTTGACAAGTTCCACGGGCTTGCGCTCAACCGCTATCAGGCGGGCGATGTCACCGCGAAGCCACAGGCCATACAAGCCCTTGACGGGGATATTGGGGTTCATCAGTTCAAAGAAATAGGCATAGATTGACAGCTGCCACGATACCGATTCCTTGTCAAACTTTGATGTGGTCTTTGCATCGGTCAAGAAAACGGCTGGCGTTCCGTCGGTCAGCACGATGTCAATAGATGAAGCGTAATTCTCGCCATCGGTGACAAGGTACTCGTTTTCCACCGTTTTCAGCCCGTGCTCTTCTTTCAGCTTCAGATAGTTCTTAACCTCCTGCACGTCGGGATTGACACCCAGCGAATCAGCCAGTTCTATCTGTTCGTGAATGAACGAGCCTCTTTCGGCTGCACGTTCCATCATTTCCTTCGACACAAACTTGTATTTGTCGGGGAAAAGTCGGCGTTCCAGTACACCAGTAACGCCCTGTAGCTGCTTGCCGTTCAGCCAGTACTCATGCTCTTCCTGTTTGAACTCAACAGCACACTTTGCTAATTTGATTTTCTTTGTTGCCATGATGTTTGAATTTATTTTTTCTTGACTGCCTTTTTCCTTGCCGACAATGCCGCCGATATGACTGCAAATCCACCTTGGCTCACCTGACCGTTGTAACTGTTATAGATTTCAGTCAGCTGCTTGATAGTCGTGGCCTTCTCGATTTCCGAAAGTGCCTTTTGCACAAGTGCCGTCTCTTCATTCTGAGGAGCCTGTGCGGTCGGTGCGGGGATGCCTACTTGCGGTGTTCCTGTAGGTGCTGGCAAACTGCTTTCCGATGACGGAGCAGGCTGCTCTTGGTTCTGAATGGTTTTGGGCGTATGTGCGTTTGGATAACTGTATCTTAACCGTCCGAAAGCATCCACGATGACCAGTTTATTAATCTTGCGGCTGTCATTGTAGCCGATGTCGCTTACAAAGAACCAGTTGTTCCGAACCTTGCCGTCTTTGCCGAAATCGTCTTGGCAAAGGTTGATGAACAGGTCTTTTGGCGCAGAATAGAGTTCGCGGCCAATGCCGATGTTCACGCAGGCACGTTTGAATGCGTCACTGGCCTCGCCTTTCTCCTTGGCCGTGAACGATTCCTTTCCGACATCCTGCTTCGATACCCACTGCTTAGTGGTCTCGTCATAGATTTCTACCGTACAGAACAGTTCAGTGTCAATCAGCTGGTGGCTTCGCTTCCATCCGAAAATCCCGAATGTCTCATCGAGCACGGCTTGGTCGCAGCGGGCATCCTTATACAATGCCAGCTGACACCAGCTGTTGTTTTTCGCTGTCTGTAGCACCCTGCACTGGATTTCCTCCGCCCGCAGGGTTCTGATTTCTACATTTCGCATAACTTCTTCATTTTTATAATTAAAAAAAGGGATTATCTTTTCCAGTAGTACCAATGCTCCCCTGCCCGAATTGACAGGGGAGCGCATCGCTTGGCTCTTCACTTACCACCAAGACGGACTTCTCAGGTTCCTACGTCAGATATGGAGATTTTCATTCATTACGTTTTTCAGCCTGACAGACATCAGCAGTTTCTTCGTGTCGGCGAAAGAGAACAGGCATGACGTGTTCTTTCCGTTATCCTGCCTCTGTTTCAGCAGACCGTCTGCAATCCAGCGGTCAATGATGCAGGGCTTGAATCCCATACGACTGACATACCGCTTTATCTCAGACCTTTTCACATAGTCCTGTTCGGGCTCGATGCTTCTCCTGTATTCCTGTACGCCAGCATCTACGGCAGACGCACACAACTCCATCAGCGTTTGGAGTTTGATAGTAACTGTTTCCATTGCCTTAGTCGTTGTTGATTATACACATCAGCCCAAGCGGGGCATTCTTCGTGATAGAATATCGCTTGTGGCCTATCTTCCCATTGATTTCAGATGCTTTCGCCCTGAATGACTTCACGTTGACTTTAGACAGGTCGAACTCCCGAATGTCACCAGCCTGAACATCACGAATGGTTTTCTCAAGAAAGCCGTTGCGATAGGTTTTTCTTCTTTTCTTCATCTTCTTTTCCGTTTAGTTGGAGAAACGGGAGTCGAACCCATACAAACAGACCCAAATTCTGTTGTGCTACCATTACACCATTCTCCAGTATGACGGCCTTTTGAGCCGCCCACCTTGAACACCGCCAATGTCGTCACCGTCAACAGCCGCAGGATTTAAGCGGACATCCACCCACATGCTACCCTTTCCGATTTTTTGGGGATTGCGCAGATACTCTCACATGCTTTAGGCTCGCTTTCGGTATAGGTCGCGCCCCTTAACGCTTCCAAATGTACTCGCTTGTGGTGCGTGTTCTGATACAAGACTGTACCCCATGCAAGAATCGAACTTGCCTTGACAGGTCGAAAACCTGTAGTCCTAACCGATAGACGAAAGGGGCATCATCCCGCATTTGAAGGTGCGGGCAACCTTATATGTTATATATAATGTGATACGTTCATCCGAAAATAAGATGTTCCAGCCATTATACTTACGTTCGTTTCAAAACAGATGCCATTGCTGGCATCCCATCAGTCGAAGCGGCTTATGTTGTTCACCGCTTCCGATGACCTGCTTTCAGACTTGTTTGTGATTACCGCAGCCATCGCCGCTACACATCCGCTCCTACTTGCAGGATTAGCCTTTATTGTTCCACTATGTCAAAGAACTCCGTTTGCCTGTTCGCCGTTGCTGGCGAGACTGGCTACGCATCAGAACCGATTCCTAAAGAACCAGCCATTTGCCAGTGACGGGGATTTTTCAAAATCACATCGGGGGTCTTCGGCCTCCTCGTAATCAACCTCCCACCAGTCGGGCAACTGCGATGCTATCTTCTCCTCCAGCAATGGCGACTGATGCTCGTTAAGAGTTCCGTCAGCGTCATAGTGGTAGATAATGACTTCTTTTTCTGTCGGTGACATCGAGACTTCAATCTCCGTGTGACCAAATTCACGCAGGGTAATACGTGCGGTTTTTTCACCAGCGGCCTTGTTTTCTGCCACTGAAACCTTCACGGCCTCCTTCACCTTATTTATAATAATACTTAAATTCTTCATTTTTTCAACTTCTTTTTTGCCAGTCTGCAAAATATTCACTATATTTGCAGATGTATTAACGATTTCTGTTTGCAAAGATAGTGCTTATTTTCAGAACTACCAAGAAAAAGTCTGATTATTTGCAGAATGTTTGTATTTCTTAACAAGGCGAAACGGTTTTTAAGAAATTAAATAACTTTATTTGCCTATATTGTGAGAAAGTTGCAGAGTTTCATTTATCAAAATGCACATGATTTCGTTGATGGCGGTCTTTGACATTCTGACCCTGCTTAGACGGCCTTTTGGATTTCAGGTGATGAATTTGCCGATTTTCGGCGTTTTTCGCGGTCTATGACCCTAAAAATCGGTTTTCTGCCTGCTCACGCGCCTACTGGAGAGCGCGGGTGCGCTATGGTTGAGTGCTTTCTTTATGGGTGCGGTTTTGAATACATCAGGCATACTGTCTCTCCCTTCGGATTAAGTCACAGGAATATTTGTAGATGTTGGTGCGCTGGCACAGGATTTTGCCGCCCTTTCGGAAGAAATAGCCGCCAAAGCCGATTTCTTTCATGTATAGCGGTGCAAGTGAGCAGAAGTTCGCTGGATTGATGCCAGTCTCTTCAAGCTGTTCATCCTTTCGGAGTGCGCCGTTTGCCAAAAGTGCGCCCATCAGCTTGCGCTCGGAATACCGCTTCGTGTTCGTCAGCTGCATGATGCGGCCATTGCTCAGGCCACGTCGGAATGATTGTGATGGGAGCATACTTGATGTTCTACGGTACATCCGTTTCAGACGGCCATACGGGATGCGTCGGCCATCTTCATCAAAGCCCGTAGTCAGTGCTTTATAAGTATTCCCGCAATCGTTCTGTTTCTTGACGTGGTTCAGGATAATGGAAGCACGGATGCCTCTGATTACATCAGCGATACGCATAGGACATTCGCCATTGGTGGGAACATCGAAGCTGAATCGGCATGTATAGTCACCAGCGGTCTTTACAGGACATGCGACAATGGATTTGCCGTCACGCCTGACATAGCCGCCGTCAAGGGCATTCTTCAACACGCGGGCGGTCTTTGCACTGCCCATGTGGAAGATGCGCATAAGGTTTCTGTTTGTGGGGTTGTTGACGCGAGATGAACGAAAGGCCATCTTCACCATCACGGCAAAGGCCAAGCCCTCCAGCCGTTCTTTGGAACGGACTGCGAAGGATGCCTCGCTGATTGATATGTAGATTGACCTCTTCATACAAAAGGGAATCCCCGAATCGTGCTTGCACCACGAAACGGGGATTGGAAATATGTTAGTAACATAAATCGTTGCGCCAGTCATCAATGTGCAAGATTGATTTCGGGTGCAAAGATAGTGATTATTTTCAGAACTGCAAAACTTTCTGATTATTTTCACCTAAATTAACTCTTGCACTATGGATATAGATGACAGGATTGAAGAATTTGTGAATCACCTCCACATCGGGAAGCGTGATTTTGAAATTGCGGTTGGCATTGCCAGCGGAACTCTGAGCAAAAAGACCAAAAACGGGGTCAGAAGCGACACACTAAGACGAATCAAGGAGAAATACCCGCAGCTTAACCTGAACTGGATAGTGGCGGGCGAAGGAATGATGCTGAACGGGCATATTGAAGTGCCGCCAGTAGTCACCGACGGCATCAAGGAGCGTTTGTTCGCATTCTTGGAACATGAAGGCATCGGCCAAACCGAATTTGAGAAGAAATGCGGGATGGGGCAGGGCTTCGCCAGCAGGATTACGGATAACGTCAGGGAGGATTCACTCAAGAAAATTTCACGGGCGTTTCCGCATCTGCGTATGTACTGGCTTCGCACGGGCGACGGCGACATGCTGCTGACAGATGAGGAGATTGAACGTAACAGCCAGCCAGTAGTCGAGACGGCCACGCCTGAAAACGTCGTGTACGTGCCTTTGGTAAGCCAGTATGCCTATGGCGGCTATGTCGCTGGGTACTCCAGCATGGAATATCTCAGCCGCCTTGCCGTCAGGCCGTTTGTCGTTGACAACGAATCCAAGCACAGCAACTACATGGCCTTTGAGGTTCGGAATGACAGCATGGATGACGGGCTGCGCCACGCATACGCGCAGGGCGACATCATCCTGTGCAGGGAGGTTGACAGGGCGTATTACATGGAAAGGCTGCTTGACTATGACCGCAGCGACTTCGTGATAGTCCACAGTGACGGAATACTCGTCAAGCGGATAATCGCGCATGACGTGATGAACCACAAAATCACAGTCCACTCGTTCAATCCGATATTTGATGATTTGGTCATCGACCTTGCAGATGTCAGGCAGATATTCTCCGTGATTCTGAAACAGCAGCAATGCAGACGATAGACCTGTTCATCCTCGTGGAATGGATGGCCGAGCAGGTGAACAGTGACAGGCTGGCCGTTCCGAAGTCCTTTCTTGCACAAGGGGCTTGGTCTGCCATCGCTGGAGGTCACACCTTCGATTTCTCGTTCACAGACACCGTAATGACGGCCACAGCCGACGGCAAGGAAACAGAGCGGTACTTATACCGTCTCGACGGCCAAACGCTGACAGCGGCCACAGGACGGGGCGAGATAAAGATGCAGGTCTATATGGCAGACATCGACACGCCCAACCTGATTATCGACGGCATCATTTTCCACCAAAATTCGCCCGAATGTCACTAATTCACCGCAAACAATGAAAACAGCAGCATGTAAAACATCGGTAAACACAGGCGATTCCAGCGGTTTTGCCATTCAGATTGTGGTTCTGAATGTCCTCGGTTCGAGTCCGAGCGGGCACCCTGACATTGGAAAGGTCTCAAAAATTGCTAAATACCAGTGTTTATCGGCTTTACGCGATATACCGCCATAGCTGAATCACTGATGAAGAAATGCAATTTTTGGGGCTTTTTTGTTTGCAAATTCACCGCAAATTCACCGCAAATTCACCGCAAATCAGCCTCAATTCGGAAAATTCACCGCAAATTCACCGCAAAAAATTTATCGAATTATGGCAACTTTAAAAGTAGAACTTGGCAATCCCGCGAAAGACGGTAGCCGCAAACTTTACATCATCCTTTCACACGCCTGCACCCGCAGACGCATCCCGACAACTATATCTGTCGAAGGAAAGGAAGTGTCTGCCAAAACTGGCAGAATCATATCGTCACAGAAGCAGCACCTCATTGATGACTTGGTGGCAGAATACAAAAACAGGATTTATCAGCTTGACTTGGAACTGACTGGCGCACGGGTGGATGCCGATTACATCTACCAGCGCATCACGTCATCGAAGCCGAAGAATGATGAATACGATTTCTTCCAGTTCACGGAAGAATGGCTCAAAGGTAAGGGCAAAGAGAAAAAGAACTATGCCACGATGCTGAACTCTGTGGAAAAATACCTTGGGCGGCGCAAGCTGTCATTCAAGGATATTGACTACATGTTTCTAAAGGGATATTCTGACTACATGAGCCAGTATCAACGGGCGCAGTCGCACTATCTTGGACTAATTAGACACATCCACAACCTTGCACGGAAAACATACAACACAGACGGACAAACGGTAATACCTTCAACTGCCATCGAGAACTTCGATTTTCCACGTCAGCAGTTAAAGGGCGGCAGGGCTATGGATATTGACATCCTTCTGCGTGTGTTCCGCTACCAGCCTATAGGCCGACGCGATACGCTTGCCCGTGACTGTGCCATCATTTCCTTCTGTTTCATGGGCATGAACTCCGTTGATATGTTCAATGCTACATCGTTCAAGCGGGGTGTGCTGGCCTACAACCGCACCAAGACCGAAGGGCGGCGTTCCGACAATGCCTATATCGAGGTCAAGATGTATGACCGTATCAAAGACTTGATGCGCAAGTATTCTGATGATACCCGCGTTTTCAGCTTTCACAAGCGATTCTCGACACCTGCCAGCTTCAACAGAGCACTGAACATCGGGCTAAAGACCATCATGGATGCCATCAATGCAGAAATTTCGCTGGAGAACAGGAAGCGGAAGCCAAAGGACAGGACAAAGATGCTTGATACCTTGCAATTCTACCAGTTTAGGCACACATGGGCTACTGTAGCAAGAAACAATGTCGGAATAGACAAGTACACCGTTCACGAATGTTTGAACCATATCGACGCTGATACACGAATTGATGATGTCTATATCAAGAAAGATTTCGGAATCGTCAATGCCGCTAATGCAAAGGTGTTGGATTATGTGTTTGGCCTGCTGGATGAACAAGAGCAACAAGAGAACAACAAGAAAGCAACAAGGTTAAACGTCTGATAATTAGAAAGTTCCTATCTTCGCAGAATAACAAACAACAAGAGGCTAACAAAAGGACAACAAGAAAGGGCGGTCACATGGCCGTCCTTTTCCGTTATTCTTTCTTCGGTAGTAATGCCCTTAGATTCTCCAACACTTTATTCTTTCCGCATCCTATCCTTCTTTGTGTTTCTGACATTCTGTTTATTGTTTTTTCTGTAAATCGCAGAAAATCTTCAATGTTTGCCTGCATAACATCGTTAGGTGTAAGATACAACAAACCAAGATGCCTATCATCCCCTTGCAACCATTCCGATTTCAAAACGAAGTAGTGCATCTTGCCTTTTATATAATATTGTATTTCCCAATGAGCAGGCTCCCAGCTGCTTGCTTCATACCATTTAATTTCAACCTTCCTAACCTTCTGCTTTTCTACAGCAGCAAAATCTTCACCGCCATATACCCAATGCGAATAGCAGGTATCACCCACCTTTAATATTGGTACTGGTGGATGACATTTTTCTGTGTACCTATAAAATCTCTCTTCTTTCATTTCACATGTAATAAGTTTCTTGCTTCACGTTCCGAATACCCTATCTTCATTGCTTCATCACGTATCATAAACGACTTCTTTTGAAGAAACTCCTTCAATTTGATAAGGTTCTGTTCCATCGCCTCCCGTGGTGTGCCGTAAATCATCAGGTAGTTCCAATGGTCTGCACCATAGCTGAATGGCAATCTGTAGCCAGTGATGTAGTAGTGAACGTGGTACTTTCCATCAATGTCAGACTTAGTAACTTCAATTTTCTTAATCTTTCGCGGTGTGACCTTCTCGATTTCATCCAGCCCCCACAGACACGGGATATAGACTGTATCGCCGACGTTGAAGCGCGGCACTGGCTTGATAGTTGCCAAGTCAATGACATCAGCATTCAGTGCAAGTTCCAGTTGGTGCGCCCTAATCTTTGCCTCTATTCTTTTCATACTCTTCGATTGCCTGTTTGCCTACATTGGTAATGCAATACCCTGTATTCGTTCCACTGAATGCACGACTATACCATTTCACCAGCCCCCTCTTTGCCATCTTGCCAAGCAGTGACCCAGCGCAAAGCCATGCCTTTTTACCAGCACATGCACCATTGCCGCCGTTGCTGACAGCTTCAAACAGATACCGCTTTTCTTCATCTTCACCCCACAATGCAAGGGCAAAGCTATTAGCGGGCATCGGGCGTGAAAAGGTGGTTTTCTCCAGTACCTTCAATGCCTTATAGGTCTTTTCCGTAATCATACTTTAGTAACATCCATTTCACCATTAAAATACTTCATCGTTGGATTGCGCCAGTCACATGAAAGACATTTGACCATACGTTTCCCGTCATTACGAATGTACTTTTTCATAACAAGAAACGTGTTGCACGTCCTTTTTGATTCAAACAATGCGTATTTCCTTTTAGTACGAAACACATCGCCATCTGCCAAATCAAACAGCATCATAACGTCTTGACACAACGCAGGGCGAAATCCAGTGCTTCAATCTGATGCTGGCACTTCGCGGCCTTGTCATACAACTTCAACTTTTCAGCATCCTGCATTTCCGCATTCAGCTTTTCGACCTTCTCCTCGATGGTCTGAATAATCAACTTTCTATCTTCCATATCAACCTAATATTTTATTGTGAATTTTCTCTTGCAGTTCAATATGAATATCCTGCAATCCTGTTTCAAAATACTGCGCTTCCGCTGTTGGAGAAAATATGCCCTTCAATGACAGACAATGAAGATAATGACATTTCTCCAGCATCTCCAGTTGTTTTGCCGTGAACTTTTTACGCTTCACGTCTTTTAATTTCATCTTTGCCATATTACTTATAATTTACCATTCGTTTAACCGTGAATAATAATCTTTCTAACACATCTATTTTGTCATCGCTTTCTTGAACATCGTCAATAATAGCAATCAATTCTTCGCGTTCTTTCTTCGTCATGGCCTATTCCTCCATCGCTTTACGAAAATCATCAAACATATAGTCAATGTCACGTCCTTTTACAAGATAGTCATTTATATGGCTTTTCAGCCATTCGCAAGCATCATCTATTACTTTCTTGTTTGACCATTCCACGATTCTTACGGCCACGCCAGTAGTTACCTCATAGTCGGATAAAAGTTCATGCCCTATTTCGGTCATCAACTCTGCCGCCTTTTTCCGTACTTCTTCTTGTTTAATCATCATATTGTTACTTGAAATATTTGTTTCTGAATGCCTGTGAAAACAGTGTGCGCTCTACCAGTGTATAGGTCTCTTTCTCCTTTGCCGTGATAGGCCGCTTCCACTTCAACCTGTTCTTTATCGTATCAATGGCCACACGCACAATCGACTCAGCTGTTATGCCGTCTTTCGGCTGTAAGCCCTTTGCCATCATCTGACCCACGAACATCTTTATATATTCGTTTTCAGCCTCCAGTTCTTTCAGGTACATGGTCTTGAACTCCTTCAACAAACGCACAAATCTGTAATACTTTGACCTGTGCAGGCGCGAATTGAGGTAGTACTCAACATCTTCAATCTTCATGTCATCGTAATTCAGAATGCCGTCGTTGTCAAGGGCGACCCGAATTGAAACGCGATTCTTCCGCTTGCTATCTTCCCAATAACCGCGTACCTCATTCGTTGGCATGTATTTAATCAAGAAATCGTAATTATCCCAATAGCCTTTACGCAAACCATCATCCAGTTTCTCCAGTGTGTAGATTCCGCTGGCTGGCAGTTCAGGGGCAGACCATTTGTTAGTGTAGTATTTCACGAAATCATGCTCGTCATTAAAATGATAGCCGCGTTCCGTGCTATACTTCGCTACTATAATCAACACGCGCTTACCTTCGCAAAGCTGGCTGTTCATAGACTTCATCCATTCTTCGACAGACGGCCTACCATCGCCAAGTGCTCTGCTGGCATCCAGTTCATACCGAAGCTGAATCTGTTCATCCGTGAATCCTTCCATCTTGATAAGACTGCCTGTAACGGTGTGCGGCGAAAACACATCGGAGCGTTCTACCAATCCCTGCATCAAGAAAGCCACCTGCGTATATTGCTTGCGAAAACTTTCTGATTCAAGTGTTCCGCTGACATGTGTGTACTGCCTCTCCTTTTCAAGAATCTTTAGGTATTCTTCTTTGTTCGGGTACATCCTATCAAACAGATAGATGTGTTCAGAATCTATCTTATAGAGGTTCTCACCGTTCCGAATAAGAAATACCGTATGATGGTTGGGTATATTCATTATCCTGTTTGTCATTGCACCGCCAATGCTGCCTTCTTCTGCATACTTCTTATCCGTCCGACGCGGCTTGACGGCCACCATAGACTTCTCGTCAGGCATGAACTCCTTGAAGCGGTCATTCTGCAACAGCCATTCGTCGAACTTGTCAACCTTCTGCCAGTCGAAATCGTCATCAATCAATGCCAGTTCCTCATCCATAAAGATTACGGCCTGCCTGAATACTATCGGAGTGGTTTCGGGTGCTGGTTCGCCAGCGTGTAACTGTTCCACGCTTTCCTTGATGCCCGCATAGGTCTCGATGGTCTGAATGACATAATCCAGCCTTTTGACCTCACGCCCCATCTTTTCTATCATATCACGCATAGGCCGAAGCCGTGCCTCCAGTTCCCGTGTTTTCCGCTGAATCATTATATCAGCATACTTTCGGGTCTTTTCGGCCACGATTGCAGCCCTGTTGATATTCTCACGCAGAATCATCAAAGTGTCTTTACTGCCAAGCGACATCAAAGCCGTATCGCTGCTTTCCGTAAACTCTTCAAAGGTTTCTCCGTTCAGCAGTCTTTCGGCCATCTGCTTAATCTTTTCGACATCAACACCCAGCACACTGTAATAATGCAGGTTGTCTTTTCCGATTCTGTAATCCTTCTTGAAGGTGTTATCTATCACCTCCAGCGTTTCAGGGTTCACAGTGTCAACGACTACGCTCCCATCATCATTGACGGCCTTAATCCTGTAGATGTCATCACGGTCGTACAGGTAGCATCCGACCTTCAACTCTTCATTGACGGCCAGCTGCAAATCCGCTTTCTTGATGATTCCGTTCATATTCTAAATGGTTTTGAATGATTCTTATTTATACTTTTCTGCATACCAGTCCATCGCCATGTCCTCAAAATGGCCGACGCTGGCATCTTTGGATTCGTCACCGTATTTTGCGGCGACTTCCGCTCTTGATGAAATGTACTCGACCTTTTCACCGTCTTTTCTTTCAAACCGCATCTCATACCGCTCATCGTGTTCACAATAGCGTGACATGCTTTTCAAATCGTGCTCTATGGTGAAGAGCAAAAACTTCTTGTCTTCCATTTTTCCGTTTTTTATTATAAGACCTTTTTTAATTTGTTCAGTGCTTCGTCGCGTGTCTTGCCCCAACAGGCAGGATTCACATTGCCGTCATTGTCGATGATTTCAGCAGCAAGATACCAAAAATCATATTCCCATTCGCTGTATTCCTTCTTGGCTTCACGAATCGTTTCAAACTCATCCACAATATCCTGTGTGCCTTTGTTGCACACTGCAATACTGATGCAGATGGTATAACCTTTATACTTAACTTCCTTCATTTCCGTATGCTTTAGAATGTTTGACCCCAGCCCTCATTACGATGGTATTCAGCCAGCTTGCAGCCGAAACTATTGTAATAATAGACCACTTCATCACGTTCCTTGGTGTAGTCACCCTCTTGGGCTGTCTGCTGTAGGTAAGCCATGAACTCATCCTCGCTGACATGCGCCCTGTTGTACTCGTCGAAATCCAGTATCTTCATATTGAATGCTTTTGGCAGTTTCCTTGTCTGTTTCCGAAATCCGTTGTGCCACTTACAGGCATCAATGAAATCTGCTGTCGTGACCTTTTCGCCATCGCCAAGCAGGTGCATCAGCTGTGCAAAAACCTCTATCGGGCAACTGTGCGCCCTTCCGTTTATCTGAGCCGTCACAACAAAGGCATTCTGCCTGTTGTCGTATTCGCAGACGGCATCACATTCAAGGTAGGCTTTGGCAAGTTCTGTCATCGCCCTGCACTCTTGCATGTACTTACCCAATGCAACCTGTGCGCGTTGTGCGACCTTCCGCAGCTTTGTTTCATCTTTCATAAGTTCGGCCAGTATTTATAATCGTTCTCGTTCAATCTGTCACTGAATACATTTCTCATGTGGGTATCTTCAAACGGCTTGTTACCGTGATTCTTGACCCTGTAGATGTATTGCTCTGCATCATCATCGACCTGTGCATACTTCCAGCGTTCCAAGGCAGCGTAGAATGTTCGCTTCTCGTCGGCTGTCAGGTCTGAATAGCTGCAAAGCGTTCTTTCATGCGCCTGTTCATACAATCCGACTATAGCGGCCAGTTCGATGCTGATATTGCCTTTCATCGGTTCTTTGACATAAATCCTGAACAGGTCTCTCAATCCGAAACGAATGGGTATCTGATTCCATTTGTTCGGCTCAAGCCCCTTGCGATGCAGCAGGGTTGCAATATCCGTCGTTGTCTTGACTGCTGGTTTATTCATATCCTTAGAAGCACTTATATACCTTATTATATATATTCTCTCCGTGTAATACCTTGATGACGGCCAGCATAGCGTTCTGCATATCATATCGCTTGTTACAGTCATCAATCGTCATGCAATCCTTATCCAGTAGGCTGTCGAAATACTTTTTGAAGTCTTTCAGCCCGAAGTATTTGGCAACCTCTGAGCATACCTCTGTGTGCAAGTTATCGGCGGTCATATCCTGCCACTCCATAACCTTCTGAATGAATGTTTTCTTTGCCATATCTCTTGTGCCTTTGTTTATGCTGTCGGCAGCAGTCTAAATGTTGTTGTTTCTGTTATCTGATGCAAATTTACGAATAATATTTGAATTGACAATGAAATATTTAATTTTTAACACAAAATTAACCTTTGCTAAATAAAGTTATTAAATTAAAGATTTTAGACTAAAAGTTTGCATAATAAATTTATTTGCTTTATCTTTGCACCCATAAAGCGAAAGCAAAACCATTTAGAAGCGGATGCGCCAACCGTTCAAACAGGCACGTAATATAATATGTATAAGGTAGATGAACATAGGCACTATAAACAGATACTCTTAGAACTTTCAGATGACAAGCTGAAAAACGAAATTATGCGCCTTTACGGTGACAGATTCAGGTTTCTCCAGTCGAAGGGAGCAAACACAGATACCTATATCAAGAAGGTACGCGATAACGAGTACATTATGAAGGTGTGGAACTGCAACTACAGATGGGCAGACGGTGAGATATTCGGCGAGATTGCACCCTGTAAGAACAACACAGACCATACTATTACATTCACGAAGCATGGCGACCAGTGGCGCGTCATACACTTTCAACGGAGATATTACGGACAGTCAGACATCAATACTCAATTACAATAATTATGGTACAGACAACAAAGGAATACAAAGACGATAAGGTGATTGCACATATCACTATTGATGACCGTCAGCCGTTTGCACTGGCTTTCAACAGCGAACAGGAGATGCAGCGACTCGGTGAGTGTCTAATCGACCTTGCGCGTGGGTGCAGGTCAGCAAAAATCGGATAGCATGAGTACAGACTGCGATTTACTGAAAGAACTGCGGAAAGAACGCAGGACGAACAAAGAAGGTGGCAGGATTGACTATGCCATCAGGCAAATCACAGAACTCGGCTATAAGGTGTCAATGGAAGGTAATACGGCCATCAGTTTCATCTTTATGGGTGAGCGCGTCATGGTGTACCCTTATACTGGATGGTTCACTGGCAAGACGGTGAAAGACGGTCGCGGAATACAGAACTTACTTAAACAGATAAAACAGAAATAGGTAATGGCAAAGTACGGAGGCGAAGAATATAAGGACATGTACGGCATTCGTGAAATCAGATTCAGAGGCCGTGTGGTGAACATGTGCAAGGAACTGAGCACGGACTTATACACCATTGCAGAAGCATGGGTATATGGCGACTTGATTCAGGATGGCGAGAAATACTACATCAAAGACAGGCATAGCATGAATCTTATACCTGTACCGAAGGAAACCATCTGTGAATATACTGGAGTCAACGGTTGCCATAGCAAGCTGTATGAAAACGACATCCTGAAAAGGGGCAAAAACCTGTATATTGTCACATGGAAAGAAGGTGCTTTCGGCCTTGAGAATGTCAAGACAGGGCGTTTCAAGCCGTTCTATCAGATTACGACCATAACATATTGGGAAGATAACTATGAACATATCGGAAACACTATCGACAATCCTAACTTGATAAACAAAGATATATGCGAACAATTCAATTCAGAGCAAAGGTAAAAAAGACCCGTGCGGAAAACGCATTCGGTAAGAAGCCCGACGATGGCACTTGGGTTACAGGCGACTTGCATTATTACAATACAGGCCACCCGCATATTCATTACGACTTAAATCACCGAATTTCTGTTGATGTTGATACCGTCGGCCAGTACACAGGCATGTATGACTCCAACGGAAAGCAGATTTGGGAGGGTGACATCATCAAGGCTACCAACATTGAAGATAGCCCGAACCTTGGAAAAGAACTCTTGGGGTATGTCGGTTATGATGAAGAGATAGCCGCCTTTATCCTGATACACCCTGACGGCAAGCATGGCGGCACTTTGTATAAGAACAACGATTGCACCGTGCTGGAAGTAGTCGGAAATATCCATGACAACCCCGAACTCTTAAAAAAGTAGGCAATGAACAACGACGAACGCAAAATAGAGAATCTGAATAAGGTTTTCAAGCCTGAACAGGCTGCACAGATATACGTGGCCAACGTGCCTCTTTTGGAAGGCCATCAAGGATTTACATATTCGCAGATGCGCCAAACATTCACGGCTGGCGTGACATGGGCAAACGAACTGGAGAAACGAAGTTACAAATCCCGCTTCAATGAGGGATGGTGGAACTGCCTCGATTCTTTCTACCAGCAGACATCCAATGAATCAGCAGCATACAAGGTGATGGATGAAGCTGGCATTGCAGAGCGCGAGGTGCTATGGGCTATCAAGATGGGCATTGTCGGTGAAACGACAACTAACATGCTAAAGGAATATGCGAAAGACCGTTTTAATACAGATATGGTATGACAGACATTGAAATCAGATTGGAACTGGCAAAGGCCGCGTTAATGGGTAACATACCGCTGACGCTGCAAGAAGCCTACGAATTTGTGTCGAATGGCGTAAATGCAGAAAGAGCCGACATCGAAGAGCCTGCAAGCGGTGTGCCTAATCATCCTTTAGGTGACACCTACGAGGAACAGGAGGCAGCGGAAGAAAAGATTGCCAACAATATCTACTGTTATATTCGCGGGATGAACAAATACGATGCCAATGAGATTATTCGCAACTTGCTCGACCCCCGACAAGTCAGTTTGAACTCTGCGACGAAGATTGCACGACTATTCATTACAGCACATGCCAAAGAAACCATTCTGCAAGAATTGAAGGATGGGAACATCAAAGGAACTGTGCCAGTCATGCGCGAAGTTGAAATTCGTCATGGATATACAAAGCCATACGAAATGACAAAACGCACACAGCCTGTCGGAAGCTATGAATTTGACGTGGCCTCCTTGGTGTACTGGCTGACACAGCACTATCAATGCAGGGTGATAGACAGTAACCTGCAAAAGATTATTCGTGAATGTTGCAAAAAACATACTAAAAGATGAGACAGATTAAATTCAGAGCGCAAGATATTGCGAGCAACAAGTGGTTGTATGGTGATTTGAGACACCATAAGGATGACGTTTGCATCTTCGAGCAGGGAAGCACGAAGGGCGAACAAGTGAAACGTGATACCGTCGGTCAGTTCACAGGTCTGCTTGATAAGAACGGGAAAGAAATATACGAAAGTGATATTATTTTATTAGGAAAGAATAAAACCTATACTGCACAAATAGTATATCGAAATGATTCACTAAGAATTTATAGTGTTGGTGGATATTTTATTGGCGACCTTGATTACATTCGTCAATGCGGAATTGATTACTGCGAGGTCATTGGTAATATTCACGATAATCCTGAAATGGTTGATGAAATTAAAGAAAAAGTATGAAAAAGATAAAAGCATTATGTATCAAAGATTTATATGTAGATAGTAAGTGTATCTGCAAGATAGGTGACTACATTACAATGGAAGAAAAAGATTGTAGTTGGGAAAGTAAGCCTTTCATACCAAGAGAACCTGATGACTACGATAGTTTCATCTGCCATTGTAACTATATACATGCAAGGAAATTCAAGATGCAAAATTTATGGCTTGAAATCGAGTTCTTTGACGGAGATAAAGCAGCCAGTCATTACAATGGTATTAACTTCAACGAATATTTCACTTTGGCAAACATGGAACTGACAGCAGAAAATGTAGAAAGAATCTACAGCAAATGTGTTGCAAGCAATCCAACAAGTAAGGATGTTATTAAGGTCTGCGGTATAAAGAACACTGACATATACAGCAGTAAAGAACTGGAAAAGTACAAAGAGGACATCAAGGCCATGCTTAACCAGTTACCTGACAATTTCAAAAAATCAATAGGAGGTGGATGGTCATTCTTGAACATGTGTATGCGCAAAGACGATTACCAATGGACGGGATTACATAGAACAATGGAAAAACTCGTTACTATGGCCATTGCAATCAAAGCAGCCGAATTTATTTTACCACAAAAAATGTGGGGGATTCTCCCTGCTGGAATGCCTTATATTGCTATATTCTAAAATGGTGGATTATGACTGATAACTTTGACAACTACAGAAAGCTGATTCAGCTGAACGGTGGCCTGCCCGATGACAACGAGCGAGGCACACTGGATAAATACTACGTCGTGGAACTGATGCGCCGTGGCAAGGATAATCCCGATATGCCAGCGGCCAACTACCACTTTAAGAATTACTACATCTATTCATGGCGGGATTTGGCCAAGTACGAAGAGGAAATCAAGAATATCTGTGAACTGCTTCGCTTGCGGGCGTACTGCTCCGTAAATTACAAGCTGATGTCACAGGTCGCACTCGATACGATGGCCGAATCTGCAAGGCGCATTGCAGCCCATGACTTCAAGAAATTCTATGCAATCTTTGAGTCGTGTTCGGGCAAGTTCGTTGACCACAATAACGGCATGTGGGTTATTGACGTTGACGGCTGGGTGTCGGAAGATGACCTCTATGACTTGTGCACCTACATCAACCGCATGGATTCGCGCTATGATGAGAAAGTCGTATTTGTGATGCCGACGCGGAACGGCGTACACCTGATTTGCAGGCCGTTCAATCTCAAGCAATACAAGGATGGATTCAGGGCGTTTTTCGGAAATCGCTATGATGAAATCCCTGAAATCAAGAAGAATCACTTAACATTGTTATACGAAAACCTGTAGGATTATGAAAGCATGTGATTTGATGATTGGGGATTACCTCAAATGGAACGGCAAACCGTACAGGGTTGCACAGGTAAGTACACCGACTGTAGCAGGTGACTTATATGATGGCTGGATGCTTGAAAACGGCGAGGAAGATGCTGGCGATGCAATACCTATTACTGCCACTATCCTGAAAAAGAATGGTTTCAGGGAAAAGCATGTAGCCGACGAAATAGACCGCCAGTTTATCTATGATGGTGACAACGAAATCACTATCAAGGTGTATTTCAATTATATGCGTGGTGAAGATGGTGTTAATGATATTGAGCGGCTGGTGCTTATGGAAGGTGCATTGTTTGAGATGAGCCTTTACATCAACTATGTTCACGAACTCCAACATGCACTTAGGCTTTGCGGAATCAAAAAGACTATTGTACTATGAATGATAAAGAAAAAATCAGAATCGAAGTCGAAAGACTGAAAGACGAAGCGAAGCAGAATCTTAGGCTTATCCCAAATGAAAATATCGTTTGGGTTCAGCAGATGACGGTGTGCGACAAAATCCTGTATTTCATTGATAACTTACCAGTGGAAAGCAAGGTCAACATCAAATGCCCACACTACGATGAAATATATGGCTGCGGAATAAGCCCACAAAAGAAATGCGAGACATGCCAAAACAAGAATCTTTTGTTAGGCGTAGCCCAAAGCCCAAACTCTATGACAGAAGACATGGCCAACGATTTACTGAAAGCGATTGAGGATATGAATGAATCTTCTGCCCAATTCGATGCTGCAATGAAGGAAATGATACCTAAAACCGTAGATAACTTTGCAGCCAACTTGATGCTAAAGCATGGTGAACGGTATGCACACTATCTTACAAAATATAGCAACGCATGGCCAATTATACGCTGGTACTGGAAATGGATGATGCAGAAAGCCAAAAAGAAGCTGGATAATGCACAGGATTTCGCTGGTGAATGGATTGAGTTAAAGAAAAATCTATAAAGATATGGTTTGCTATAAGACAAGCAAGGATTATAAACGCCTGAAAGCCTTATTGGAAGCAGGTTATGAAGTCGTTTGCTTTACTACCTATGATTGGGGTAGCGGGTATGAGGTTACTGATGTCTGTAGGGCGCGATTCGATGGTGAAAGATACCAAATATCAGCCCGTGGCATTGAATACTGCTGCTATTGGGCTGGAATGCACCGCTATAAATCCTTTGAGGATGCTTGCGAACAAAGCAAAATTGAATTTATTGAACCAACAATAACCAAAGAAGAAAATGAAACTAAAGAAGGGAAATAACTACCAGTGCATCAAGGCTGCGAAGTTCAAGACTAATGAACTTAGCAATACATGGGTGGAAGTCGGAACAGTCCTATACTGCGAAGCCGACGGCATTCTCCTGCTGAATGACGGCAGACGAATCGCATGTAGTGGTGATGCAGGCGATATTTTTGTAAGGTATGAAACTCCTGAAGAAATAAAGCACTGGAAAGAAATTCGTGAGAAAGCGGCCATCGCAGCACTGCCTGCATCTGTTGAATGGGTAGGCGGTTTGATGAAAATGAGCGCACAAGCGGAACATGACACGATTCAGGGCGAGATAGCTGGATTTGCTGTCAGGCTGGCAGATGCACTGGTCAAAGAACTAAAAGAAGAATAGGTATGACAATAGGTGAAAAACTTTTGGAATTACACCCATACAAGCATGATGACGGTGTGTTTGAGTTCAAATACAATGTCCGAAACGACAATGGAACGATAACGAGAAAGTCATTCAAAGGCAGGCTCGACAATAAGTTTGTGGCAGCGGAAGATGGAAAGAACTGGCAGGACGAGCATTATAAACGCAAGCCAGCAAATTCTATGAAGATTGGCATTTGCAGAGAAACCCCATTGTGTGATGTGGTAAATTTCAGTGCCTTGATAGACCTAAGAATGGAACATGAGCGTTGGATTTACGAAAGCATATTGACGAAAATTGCCGTAGAAGGTGTTAAAATGATTCGTCCGATAGTCATTCACACAAATAATGTAATGTGGCCTAATGACCAAGCGCATGGGAAATTACATACATACGGTTATGTTTATGTTCGCCAACAAAATGTTAGAAAAGATATTTTTAATCTGAAATATACAAAGGAATAGTTATGGATGTGAAAGAATTGATGATTGGTGACTACATTCGCCAAAAGCATAGCAACCTTGTATTGAAGGTTTCCGCTATTACGCCTCCCTATGTGCAATGTGAAGGTGAAAATGGGCAGTTCCATGAAGATACCATAGAACCTATTCTGCTTTCTGTCGAAATATTGGAAAAGAATGAGTTCGCATACTGTATCTCTAACGGCTGTTGCGGTGGTTATTTTGATGAATCATATTCTAATCAAACAATGGAAGTATTAATTTTCAACGTGAAAAGCGAATATAGAAACAATCAACTGCATATTTGCGATGCGAACAATGACAATAAAGTTATGTTGCACTTGATGGCGTGTAATTTTGTTCATGAGTTACAGCATGTATTTAGAACTTGCGGAATAAATAAGGAGATAAAGCTATGATAGAAAGGATTGAACAACATTTGCCGATTAGCTATGACACCATCAGAAAGCGTTATGGCAGGGCTTATCTTGTTGCTTGCGTCAGAATCCTGTTGAAGATGAACGCCAGCACAAGAATGTGGTACAACTGCGGCCAAAAACTGTTTGGCGGCAAATATGACCGTTTCTGTCTTTCATATACTGGAGGCAGGACATCCAACCAGTACACCGTCAATGTCGATGGAACTTGGTACTGCATCAGATTAGGCCAGTTTTTCGGTAATGAAGTAACCACCCTGCATGTCGGTGCTGTTGAATCGTTGTCTAAGTTCTATAATTTTCTGTTAAAGCATAAGAATGAAAATCTATGGATTCCGAGATTAGGCGAAAAATTCTTTGTACCATACGAAAGCAAAGTTAGGTTTGATATTTGGCATCACACAGGCAAACAAAATCAATTACAGGCTAAAGGATTGTGCTTTAAGACAGAAAAAGAAGCTGAAAATTATAGACAAAGATATTTAGTAAAAAACAAAACTATTATAAAATGATTTGATATGGAACAGAACGGATGCTATACGAATCTGCCTGTCAATGAGCGGATAAACGCTAAAAGCTGGGTGAACGGCCTTACCAATGGCCAAATACACAGCGCCTTGGGTTTCTGTCTTGGATGGAAGAAACTGCCGCCAAAACTGGCTGAAAACATCGACGAGCCTTATACCAAAGAGGCTTTATTAAAGAAAAAGAACTGGATGCTTTACAAATTGTAATTATGGAACAGGAAAATGAACTTTGTACTACACAAAAACAGGGAGAAAGGTTTATGAAGCTGGGGTTAGACCCGCATACTGCTGATATGCACTGGCATCATAAAGATACACGGATTAAGTCGCTTGAGTGGGAACTACGGCCATACAAGCCGCTGTTTTTTGAAGGTGATGGCATTAAGATGATGGAAAAGTTTGCAACTGCAACCAACACCTTCAATGAAAAAATGAACTTCAAAAAAAGTCCAAAAGAAACTGCGAAATCATATTATGACCGTACACATGGGAAGGATATACCTGCGTGGTCTCTGAATGCCTTGCTGAAAATTATACCGAAACACATTCAAGATGTCGGTGACTTAGAAATTGGTGTCAACGGCGACGAATGGAAAGTTTCATATATAATGGGCTTTTGTGGCAGAAAAAATGTTGGAGGCAAGTCTTTATTCAATGCCATTATAGAATTGGTTGAGTGGTTGCTGGAAAACGGACATTTAAGTAATAGATAACTATATTTGGTAACGGTATGACAAAGAAAGAGATTGAATTTCACGGCAACGGCGATGCCACTGCTGGGATTGAAAGGGCTGTCGAAAGACTGCTTGAAGATGTGAACGAGATGGGTAAGTGTGACCGCTCACACTGGAACTTGAGTATCGGTGCTGGCAGTTTACTGATTTCAGAGGGCGAACAGATTGTTAATGACGCAAAAAGCCTGCTATCACTGATTAAAGGGTATGTCGGAAACAGAAAATAGACGGTTATGGCAGACTACAGGCAGATTATCAAAACAGAGGTTATACGGCTCTGTGATGAATACTATAATAGTGAAACGCTTGGATGTGCCGTCAGTTCACTGAAAAACGACATTATCAGCTTCATCGACTCTTTGCCCGATGCAGACAGCGGCATAGTCATTCGTGGAAAGACTTACAGCGGGATTGAACACTGGCTCTACAACATCCACGCACGGCTATTGAATAAATGGTATAACGAAGCGATGAAGCATGAAGATGGCACGAAGCTGAAAGACATTCCCGAACTTGAACCGCTGGCTCAGGATGTCGAGGATTTCAGAGCCATGTGTAAGCGATTCCTTGGCTATGAATACAAAGGCACTTTAGGATTTGAGGATTTTGTAGAAACAGATAATAATGCTTTTTAGTATGACTAACGAAGAATGGAACGAACTAACAGAAGAAGAGAAAATGCTTCAACTTGACACCTTGAAAGTCAGGGAAAAGATGATGGCAGAACCATTTTATATTAAAAAAGTTGACTATGAAGATTAATTTTTATTCGTACCACAAATGGAATGATTTTGGATTCAATTTTATCCCGTGTCTCTATTTCTTTCGTGAAGAGAATTATCCGAAGCCTAACCGTCTGTTTGGTATTGGCTGGCTATGCTGGAGTGTTGAATTGGAATGGTAAAACGGATGACTATGAAGATAAATGATATTTGTGTCGGAGATAAGGTGAAAATCACTGGCCGACGGAGAATCTATACCGTAGTGGAAATCCTGAAAGACGGCGAGGTTGCACTGGAGGCAAACTGCGGTACATTGGATGTTAAGATAGACAAGATAAGACCTATCAAGCTGACACCGTACATCCTTGAAGAAAACGGATTTGAGTCATGGCCATGCGGAGACCTGACTACATGCTGGAAAGCAGTAGGGAAAAACGGTGACGATGATTTGGAGGTCGATTTTGAGAAAGGCCGTGACATCATGGTAAAGTTTGATATTGTCGGCATGTATATCTGTACGCAGAATATTCAGTATGTTCACCAGCTGCAACACCTGATGCGCCTGTGCGGACTGCCTGAATTGGAAATTTAAGGAAATCATGGGGGAATTTCCCCTAATAGAAATGCCCCTTGCGACCCTCACGGGCGGCTTGGGGCTGAATTACATAAACATGAAAGTAGTATGAAATATCTAAATGAAAGGTATCTTCTTCCTGAATTTCCTGAATAGCCACACCAGCAGCCCGATGATGGCCGCAACGGATATTCCGATTGCGATGCCACCGACATCCATTTTGAACGACTGCCATTTGTTCAGCGGCTTATCCCTGTACTGTATATCGTGAATGGTTACGGTATCTTTCTGTTCCGACATCCTAACAAGCGAATCGCACAGGTTCTTATAGTAGGCCGTAGAATCCTTGACCTCCTTGTATTTCTCCTTGTAGTGCCATTCGCTGCGCCCTATCTCGTTTCCTTGGGAATCCACACGGATAACGACGCTATCTCGCACGTTCACGCTGTCCTTTATCTGCGTCTTTGTTTCCCACCGCACACTGTCAACGATATGTATCTCCACCGAATCCTTCTTTTCAGTCGAAGTCTCGATTGTCTCGTATGTTTTATGACTGCATCCAGTCAGCATGACGGCAAAGGCCATCAGCAAAAACAAAATCTTCTTCATATTCCGTTTGAGTTAAGTTACAACTAAACCAAGGGTGTGCGGCTACCCTCGGTGAAAAGTCACAGCATGTACTTTTGGATATAGTTCAATATACCATCAACATGCAGGCGGGCAATGGCATGACGGCCTTCATTGGAAAGCAGGAATGCCACGTCGCGCTTGTTGTCCTGAAACAGATTCTCTGTCAGAACAGCAGGGCAGGCGGTTTTTCTGATGACGTAGAGGTCTGCCTCCAAGTCACGGTCGCCGTCCGTCTTATCCATCCTGAACGGTGTCTGCTTCTCCGTGTAGTCGCCGCGCCGCTTGCCATCATCCACAATCTTGACGTATTCCTTCAAGTTGGAAAAGGCAGCGTCATACATGCACTCTGCCAAGCTGTCAGCCATCGTGCGGCCTCTTGACGTATAGCAGCACCAGCCTCCAGCACCATGCCACTTTCCATCAGAGCCAGCGGCATTGACATGGATGCTTACATACAGACACTTATCCTTTCCATACTTTGCGCACAGGCTGTTTACAACCCTTACGCGGTATTCAAGTTCGCGGCTTTGCAGTGTTCCGCTGCCAGTCATCTTGTCTGACTTGTTAAGCGGCTCATAGTCAACGAATACCTTATACCCGTAAGACTCCAGCTTTGCCTTAACGTCAGCGACGATTTCACGGCTATAGACACACTCGCGCAGCGATTTGTCGGGTGAGCACTTACCCAAAATCTCATCAAGATGGGCAGTGCCAAGCATGACGATAATCTCTTCCTTCCTCATACCGTTTCCTTCATTTTGTCACCAAGAACGGAGCGACGCATTGCCTCCGCAAGAATCTCTACCATCTCCTCCCTGCTTAACACCTGCTTTGCAAGTCTTTCTGCACGGGCGATTTCCGAATGCACCTTCTCATCTGCCTTTTCGCGCACTGACAGGAACTCCACGACACACCAAAAGATTGCCACCGCAATGGTAATCAATGGGAGGCCAAAGACAATATCCCATCCGAACCACTGATACAGCTTTGAAAAGTGAATCAGAACGTCGATAAGCGTTGCTATCAGCAGACAGCCGTGATATAGCACGAACTTGAATCCTGTACGCTTCAAGTAGTCCGATTTCCACTTCTCTTTCCTGTACCAAGCCTTATACATGCCTGATGCGAGGTCGATGATAATTGCAAGGAAAACGACGATGATGGAGATAACCGCAATCAGCATCATGGCTTCCGTTCCTTCTAATAGTTCTTTCATTGTTCAAAACACATTAAGTTGTTACTGAAAAAGTTGACTTGTCGAGTAACTCTTTCCACAGGCAGTAAGCCGCCTATCCGCTGTCTTGATAATCCATCATAGGCATTCCGTTTTTAAGGGTTAAACATCAGTGACCATATAAACCGAGTAATCGGGGTTTGCTACCAGCGGCAGAATCTCGCTGTCATCGAGAAACGCCATAGCGTACCTTTGGATGCTTTTCTTTATCTGTTCCAACGTGGGCTTCGCAGGGTACTGCGACATGCCGAAGGTGACGATTTCCTCGCCAAAGGCATCATACCCGCCTGTCGGCCTTATCGCATACCGCACCACCCATTCGCCGTTTGGCAGCTGTTCTATAGGCTTCGCCTTGCTTCTTGGCAGATAGTTTCCCATATCAGTAGCAGACTATAAGCACAATAATAAGTTGTGTGAATGCCGTCAGTTCAGCCCAAAACGTATAGCATTTCCACCAGTACACAAGCATTGCGGCAAGATACAGCAGCCAGCACAGCAGACACTCCCAGCAGTTAGCGGCCACAATGTACGTTGCGCATATACCGCATATCCAGCCGCCGACATAGTGCAGCAGCTTTGCCTCCGTCTTATAGTAGGATGAAGCGGCCACGCAGCACAGGCCGACGATGCAGAGGAAGCCTATCCACTGCCTGTTTTCGGGCAGGTGCTCCATGATGTCGGGCATCAGCAGAATCCCCATGAGGGCAGTCCACGAAGAGAATGCCCAATGCGGGATGATGTATGCCATTTCCGATATGGAATCCAGTACGCCGCCTTTCTTGCAGGTGGCATGTCCTACGCCGATAATCGTCAGCGTTATTGCTAACCAAGTCGTAATCATAGCGTGTACTCAAGCATTGGGGGATAACCATTCGTGTAGTCGTAAGCCGTCAGTTCCTCTTCGGTCTGCAATGCCCTTGCAGCCATCAGATGCGCCGTAGTAACGCCCATGCACTGCGTCGCATAGACCTCCAGCTGCGTAATCATGCCGTCAAGCACGTTGCAGGGGAGTTGGGTCTGAATGCTGCCAAGCACAAAGGGGAAGTTGTCGATACCAGCCTTTTGGAAGCGGTCAAGCGACGTTACCAGCGACTCGCGCATGGGCTTCGTCAGCCAGTATTTATCGCCGTTGATGATGAATGCGTTCACGGCATCCGAAATGTCGCGGTTCTCGATTTTCTGCAACACCAATGCACGGGTGTTTTCCAGCGCGTCGAAACCTTCATCGTCACCGAGGCCGTTATCCATTGCGAAACGAAGGGCTTCACGGGCTATGACCTTTGCAGCACCGCGCCACCGCTGCATCTCCGTAAAGGCATCGGCGGCTTCCATGTCGCTTTGGTTGGCCATGTAGTTGTTTCTTACTGCATCCATCCTGTCGGCTGGATATTCATTGTTAATCAGCGCACTGACCAAGGCCGAATAGTCATCGACACAGATTCTATCTTCCGTCAGCAGCGTTACAGAACTGGCCTCGAACTCTTCTTCAATCTCTTCGATGCCGTAGTTCACGGTGGTATGGAATCCCGCTGGGGTTCTCGATACCGTTACGAATTGCGGTCTTTCTGAATACCTCATAACCATCTGTTTTATTTGTTGAACACTAATAATCGTATGGGAGCACCAGTTCCCTGTATTTCCGTAATGCCCTGATGCTTTCGTAGTGGCCACGGATGTAGAAGTACCTGAACAGCCCTTCGCCCATAGAGTCGAGGATTTCCTTACGCTTTTCGTAGGTCTGCTTGCCCTTGCAGAATCCAAGATATGAGTTTATGACCTGTTCGATGCGCTTGCAGTCAAGGATGGTCAGTTCGTCCTTTGACTCTATAAGCCGCCTGAAACCTATCGCCCGTTCCTCAAAACGAGCCAGCGTCCTGTTTGAAAGGTACAACCTGTTAGGCTTGATGTACGTGCCGACGAATGAAAGCCCGTGCGCGATTGGCTGCAAGTACCGCTTATCCTTGTGCATCTCCAGTTTCAGCTTATCACGAAGGAAAACCTCCATCTTCGGGATGGCACTAAGCAGGAAATCCAAGTCATCGCACTGGTTATCCCAATCGTCAACGAAACGCTCGTATGAGAAATTCTGCCGTCTGAACAGGAAAAGCACGTACATGTCGAAGAATGACATCAGGAAGTTCGCAAACAGCTGCGTCGTAAGGTTGCCGATGGGCTCGCCCTTCTCGTCGCCGCAACCGAACAGCGACTTATTGGGCGCAAGACCTTCCCAAAGCGTAATCGGCGAGTTCAGCACGCAGTCGTTTTCAGGATGGTGCATGACGATGACCTCAACCGTGCGGATGAGAATATCCCAATACATTTCAGGCATATCGGAAAGCCCAAGGCGTGACAGGATTTCATAGTCAATCCTCTGCCAGCCCTCACGCTGCCAGCGTTTGCGCCAGCGGGTGATGAAGCGTTCCAAGAGATACCAAAGCAGCTTCTTGTCTATCGACATGAAGAATCCCGTCAAGTCGCCCTTGAACACCCAAGCGGGCTTAGTGAATCCGTCAGACACGCGCCTCATGCCGTCGGCGCAGTGGCGCACGCAGGCATCTGTTCCGAATCCCTTGCGGCAGTTGAATGACACGTTACCCTGTGATATGAAACGCTCCTCAAACAGCGGCTCCAGTCTGAGGCATACCCAGTGATGCACGATGCGGTCACGGAAATTCGCCGCAAACACCTCGCGCAGCTTCGGGTATTTCACTAAAAAGCAAGTGGAAGTCGTTGGTCTGTAGATACCAGTCCACAACTCCCAAGCAAGACACGGCAAATCCGCATAGGCAATCTGCATGTATTCGACTGCCTGCGTAGAAGCCATCTTGCCACGCAAGCAATCCTTGTAAGCATCCACCACGGAATCATAGAATGCACTGTATAAGCCCCCACATGCGGCCACAGGACGAACAACGTTACTGTTATACTTGTTGTTGTTGTTGACGTTACCATTGTTGAAATTCACGTTCCAAGCATTGTTGCTGTTGTTCTCAGTAACAGACCAGTAGTTGCTGTCTTTCTGCGGTTTTGCATCTTCGTAACTGCGACGGGCTGTAAAGTCCATCACAGTAAACCGCCCATTTAGGGGATTATGTAACACTCTGCCAGTCATCATTCTTTTCTTTCCGAATCGTCCGACGATTTAGCACCCTCGTTCATAGTATAATCTCGCCACGCCACAAGCTGCGACCTTATACTCTTCACCAACGCTTTCACCTTGTTGTCAAGGTCTTTTCCGACCAAAGGCAGACGGTGAGACTTGTCAGCATCACATTCCTCTTCTGTCTTTTTCTTCGATGGCATTTCAATTCGGCGAAGCGTCGTGAAATCATCACTCAAATCCTGCACCAGCACACAGGCGCAATCCAAATACCAAGCCCTTTCGTCGGGTGTCCGCGAAATACTGGCCATGCCAATAGACTTCTTGACTTCCGACGCAGTACCCAGCATTTGGTCAAAGAACTTCGTGAGGCTCCTCGGACTTTTCGCCATCAAGGTTGTCACGATGTACTTCAAATTGGCCGATGCCCTGTAAACAGGCAGTTGAGCCAGTGTTTTCTTGTTCTTACTCTTCTTGGTGTTGCTATCTTCCACCGTCAACTGTGGTATGACAACGCCTGTCGGATGAACCGTCTCTTGCATCTTGCTTTATCTTTCTTTTCTGTTTTCAAATATTCTTTTTTGTTCCGAAGAGTGGCGGGGCTGTTGGAACAGCCCTCGCCGAATGTTAAATGTCATAAATAAATGCGGCCACAGGACGAACAACGTAACTGTTAGCCTTGTTGTAGTTGCCGACGTAACCATTGCTGAAAAGCACGGTCCAAGCATGGTTGCTGCTGTACTCAGTAACAGACCAGTAGTTGCTGTTAGTGGGAATGTTAAAAGGTGTTGTCGTGACCCCCGCATCTGCAACTCTTTTTAAGATATTCGCAAATAACGGCAGCAACGCCTCGCTGTCGGGATTCTCGTTGGCGTTTTCAGCCGTACACCTTCCACCTGCTTCATACGTCTGATGGCCGCAACTGTTATAGAAGAAATTGTAAATCCTTGCCAGTAGTCCGCATGTCGGCAGCAGCCACTTATTGCGCTTATACTGGTCATTCAGCGTTCCTTCAACCGTCGGCTCATACACATGGCAGGCGAATGCTGCTGGGTAGAATAGCTGCCTATAGCGCGTCGGTACTGAAACGCCTTGCGCTGTCATCGCCGCAACAAGTGCCTGCATTGCATTCGCAAGTTCCGTCGGTGTGGTCGGATAAGACTCGCCGAGATAGCCGTTGATGATGGATTTTGCATGGTTGATGACGATTTCATTCTTTGATTCCACGTCGAAGTCCGAGCAGCTTCGGTTCTGCACCAACACGGCATAGCCGTCATCTTGTGCCGCGTCATGGAATGAAGCGTCATTGATGTATCGGTAGTCAGTGTTCGCAGCATCCGTCGGGCTTGTAATACCCGATGACGTAAGGTTTGCCATTGCGGTGTCAACTGCATTGGAAAGACCTGCGGCTGTGGCAATCTCGTTATACACCGATGACGGGAATCCGTTCTGTGCCGCTTCTTCGGGATAGATACCCCAAACGTGTGAGCCAGTGTTGTAGGTCGAATCGTCAGACTTGCAGACGGCATTCTCCTTGGCATAGACCCACAACTTCCGCTGTGAAGCAGAAATCTCGTCAACCTTCACGATAGCACCAACAAGTTCCTTCGACTGGTCGAACTCATCATCAAACGCACCGTCTGCATAGGCGAAATCACCAATCTTAGGGAGTCGCTTATGGAATCCAACCTTCTTGTTATATGTCATCACCGTGCCATCAAGCAGCGTGACTGTCATCCTAAGAGTGAATGTCCTGTACTCATTGTTAGGGTAGGTGTTCGTGACGTTCACTGTACCTTTGACGGCATCTGTAATTGTCGCATAGGCGGCTGCACCAGCCTCGACGAAAGCAAACGTAATGGCCTCATGGCCGCTTACGACGGCAACATTGTTACCCACGTCGTTAGTCGATGCTGCGCTCCAGTCGTTATGCGTTCCAAGCGTATAGAGGTACTTCTCGCCCCTAATCATCACGCCGTTCACGTCACGCTTCTGATAGTCGATATACAGTCTGTCATTCGGTATTCCGCTCGGTACGGTCTGAATGTCGCCGAACTTCCTGATAAGCTGGATGACCTCGGAGAATGAAAGCCATCTGTCATTGGCCGCACGCAGCATGACAACCTTTCCGTACATGTTGCACGTCGTAGCACCTGCCAGCCACATCAGCACGTCGGCCTTGGTGTCAGACCAGTTGACGTGTCGGAGGTTGAGCAGCGTCAGCCTTGCAGGTGTAGCACCGCCAGCGGAACGCTCATCGTAGATGTCCCTGAGTATCTGCTGCACGTTCAGGCTTGGACTGTTGGTGACGGTCAGTGAATCCAGCTGTGAGCCGCTCTCGATGGAAAGCGTGGCAAGGCTGGGCTGGGCTGTCAGCGACAAAGCCGTGATAGCGGATGGCAGTCTGAGGATTGTCAGTGATGCCGTCTGCGGAACATTCACAGCACCGATGCTGGTCTGTCTGAGGTCAACCTCTTCGCACAGCGTCAAGGCCGATATGTTCAGCGGTGCGCGTTCAGTGGCCGACAGCGTAGAACATCCCTTCAACGACAGCTTTCTGAGGCGCGTACCCGTTGCGATACGGAATGAAGCGGGTCTGAAAGCAGGCTCATATCCATCCGTAGGCACGCTGACAGGCACGGCAGAAGGATTATTCGCCAGTGTCGCGGGTGTCGGGTAGTACGTCGTAGGCTCTGCGATAAGTTCCGTCAGGCGACGGCCATCAAGGTTGAATGCGATGTTCGGGTCGCATGACATATCACCGATATTGCCGACAGAACGGTAGTAGTTCAGTCCGAACAGCGAAACGCCGTTATCGGAAATCACCACCGACGGCACGGTGTACTCCAGTACCTCGTTAGGTGCGACGCGGGTATATGTCGGCTTGGAGTCCGTTTGGAAGCCGAAGCATGGATAGATATACTGGTGCGGCTTCACATGGAATGTGTACGTCGGCGTTGTCACACCATCGGGCAATGCCTTGGCGTTGAATGCCATAGAAGCACCAGCATCCGCAAGTCCAGTCAATCCGTTACGGGCATGTGACTGTGCAGGAAGGAACTCACCGAAAACGGCGTATGATGCCATATAGACAAGTCGGCGGTTCATAAACTGCAACTCAGATTCCAGCTGGTCGCCCATTGACTGCGTAAGCGGGTCGATGGTGTCACGTCCCAAGAAGCCCAGCATGGCGGGGAACTCATAGCGGATTCGCGCCGCCTCGTTGAATGCCACCTGCGGGAAATAACGCTGGATGTCGAAGATGTAGCGGTTCAGTGCCTTCCATACACCGCTCATCGTGTCTGACTCTGCCGAGCCGATACCGCCAGTAAGCGCAGCCATCAGTGACAGGATGCTGTTCAAAGCCTGTGAAAGTTCATGCGTACCTTCCCACATTTCCTCGCAGAGATTGAACAACGTGTTCTGCCTACCTTCATAGCAGCAGTCGGTATGGCCTGTGTCTTTGTCATCCCACGGGTGCATACGGTCAACGTAGTACGGCTTGGACTGGAAGCCGTTGTTGTCGGTTGCCAGCGTCGTGTCAACGTCATCCTGATGCAGTTCTATAAGTTTCGTCACGGGGTCGATGACATAGTAGGTGTTCTTTGAGCAGTTGTCAGTACCAGCGATGAAATGGTTCTCAAAGCAGTAGTGGAACTTCAATGATGACACCTTGAAATACGTGCCGATGTTCTGCCTTGCATCCTCTACCACGCATTCGATGAACTTCTGATTCACGGCTTCGTGGTTGGCTTTCTGCGCGTCTGTCATCGAACTCCAGTTCATGCCCGTGTAGTCGCGGATGTCAACAGAATCGTAGGCGTAGCCGTTCCAAAGGCCAGCATCCACCCATGCCCTGTCATAGAAATCCCAGCGTTTCAGCTTATAGTCGTTGGAGTCCGTGCCAGCGTTTGAGCGACACCACCACTTCTCTTTCTTCTGAAAGTCGGTGAGATTCTCCTGCTGAAGCTGTGCGAACGTTCCACGGTACAGGTTGATTCGCGGGTTGTGCATATACAGGAAATTCCAAGCGGCCTTATAGATGTTGGTAAGCCTTGACTTCGGATATTCCAGCACGTCGCCGCCTGACTCCACCTCATCGACTGCGCCGCCGTCGAAGCCAACGCATTTCTCTGCCGACACCTGAACCGTCTGCCCTGTCACCTGTCCTGTCTGTTCGTCAACGACATCGACAACGGAAGTCTTGCGGTACATCCACGCCTCAGATGCGGGGTCATAAAATACCTTTGCCTCCTGATTGCCATGAGCGACATCATCCCACGGTGCAACCATATCGCCGAGAATAGTGTTGTTGTTCGCACCTTCTGCCATAGCGAAATAGTCATGGCCGTTGGGTCTGTAGTGGGCATCGCCTACAGTCGTAATCTTGGAAGCCTTCTTGCTGTAGCCCCATGTGGGTTTATCCATCTTTCCAGGGCCGAATGCGCCTGGCCCGCGATAGACAGCGGAAGCAGGGTCTTCGTTATCCCTGTCAGCAGTGAAGAACATGACGGGCTCGGTGTGCTTTGCGACCAATGCCGTAGGCGTGTCGCGCTGCAAGGAGTTCTGACCGCAGAAGCGGGTGTGCAACTCATGATAGAGCCAGTTGATGCCGATAAGGTGCGACTGCATGGAAGAGGCGTAGTTGATTTTCAGCACAAGTTTCTGTGCAAGCGGCTGGTTGGGCGAAATCATGTAGCCACGTCCACGGTACTTGCCGTTTCCGTCAACCCATCCGTCGGGTACGGTCACATAGCCATCGGCATACGGATAATCCTTAGTTCCGTTTCCTACGGGGAAGTCGGAGCCGAGGTTGCCGCCATAGATGCTGACCACCATATTGCCCTCACCGTCATCATGCGGCTGACCGACATGAATTGACGAATGGAAGTCCGCAACGGCCACTTGGATAGTATCTTCAACGTCGCCTATCTTGAATTGCAGGTTACTGTAATAATATGTGTTGGCCGTCGTACCCTGACGCTTCGGTTTCAGCGACTTTGTTTCCTTGCAGATTGTTCCCGAACATTCGGGCTGGTATGTGCCATCGTAGCCGAAGCACTTCATCTCAATCCATCCCTTCGAGCCGCTGGTTTCCTTGATGTAGGGCTCCACGCCGTGCCATACCATCGTGCGCAAGCCGTTTGCCTGACATGCCTCCAGTGATACAAGGCCGTTGGTCTTGGTAATGGCGTTGGCCTGCTTCACGCGGATTTTCTCCTCGCTGGCCGGAAGCGTTGAGATGTAGTTCTGAACAGCGGCCTTTGGGTCGATGGCCTGTGCCGAGTTATCCCAAATGCGGATGCCGTAGATGTCGATGTCCGCACCTGACTGGCCAATCTTGATGCCGCCGTTAGACATGGCAGCGGTACAGAACTCACGCGCACCTGACTCCGTGCTGAATCGCAGTTCACGGCAAATGACACCATTGATTAGCACACGCACAAGGTTCAGCGTTCCCCTTGCACGGCTTTGGTCGGCTGCAATGGCCAAACCGTCGCCGTAGGTGTTAGGCGCGACGTTAGGCACGATGTTGATGCTGATGTGCGTGCGCCTGTCCTCACTCCAGCGGAAATCCGTTTCGGTCTCTACACCTTCTGAAAGTGCCGATGCCATAGTTCCTACCATCGGGCGCATACGAAGCCCAAGGTAAGTGCCACGGCCTGCGTCAAGCACCTCGCAAAGCTGGATGATTGGGTCATCCTCGTTTACGACGTTACGGACACAGAAATCTATGTCAATGGTCATCGTTGAGTCGGGCGACGCAAGGAACTGCGCAAACGGGTTGTACTGGATGTTAAGCAGACAGCCAGCGGGGATGCGGAGCACCTTGTTGCCGTCATCATCGACAGTCCATCCGTCCGTTCCGTCCATCTTGAATCCGTCGCTCCATGTGCTTGCCACCAGTGCGTTGTTGTTGCGGGCGTTAAGGATGCGCTTCGGGTTGGCCTCCGAGTTGTTGCGGGTCTTCGGGTTCAGCAGGAACACCGAGCCTGCCGTCGGCTGGAAGCCGCCAGTATTATCCACCTTGACATACATATAGCCTGTGCCGTAGCTGTCTGCCAAGAAGTCAACAAGCGTACCGTTGTCGTTGCGCACGGCATGTAGGAACGTGTCGAAGTCATCAGCGACGGCCTCGCCTGCGTTCTGCTCGATTTCAAGCGTGGCGTTCAGGTCATACTGCTGTCCTGCCTGTGCCGTGACCTCCTGATTGAAGTATTCCGTCTGTGTCGTTGTCAGGATGTTGTCGCTTCGGTCTGTCATCAGCAATGAGAACGTCACGGGGTCGCCTTGGTTTGTATATACGCCCTCGATAAGTTTAGGCGAATAGACTGCGTACTGACATACGCGGCCTGACACGAAGTTGTCAATGGAAGAGGCGATGCTCTGAATCAGCAGGCGGGGCTGCATCAAGGTCGCTGGCTGGTTGGTGTTGACCATCATCAGCTGGTGCTCGATGACATCCGACGTGATTGTGCCGTCGTTTCCGTCCGCTGCCGTGAGCCACGCCCTTACGGTATGAACGCCAGTGCGGAGTATGCCCTTCGTTCCTGCGCCGTCCTGACACTGCACGGTGATGGAGCCCTGCTGTGCTGCTGAATAGTCTATCGTATCGTTATGGCCTGTATATCCGTCAACACCCGACACCTGTATATGCAGGGTCTTTGCCACGTTGCCCTCAATCATAAAGTTCAAGGGGAGCGATGTAAGCTGGCTGGCCTGTACTGGCTGCGCCCAATTCGTCTGTAGGGTTACGGCCAAAGAAACGGAAGCGATTTTCAGGATGACGTTGCCGCTGGCTACTGTTGCATCTTCACCGCTGGAGTCTGTATATCCGAACGTAGCCCTCAAGCGGATTTGGTTCTGACGGCCTGTAAGAAGGTACTGGCCGACGTTCACGGTTGTAGGATAGTCAACGGCTGACGGGTCGGAACTGACTATAGGCTGCGATGCTACCCTCGTCCAGCTTGAGCCGTCGGTGCTTCTTTCGATGATAAGCGTACCGTTTCCGCTCATGGCCTCCTGTTCTGATGTCGCGGCGATGATGTGCAAGGCCGAGAACCTCAGACTGGCACTGAACGGGTCGCCGTCCTTTACCGCATAGTTCCTTGACGTGTCACGGTCGCAGTACAGACGCGCAACATAGGAGTCTGTCTGTGACGTAGAGATTGGTAGCTGCTGCTCGTCGAGCAACAGTTCCGCGTTTCCTACAGGGTCGCTGATGTAAGCGGCCTTGTCTGCCGCAGACGCGAATATTTGGATGTTGTAGAACGTGCCGTCCTGCACCCATCTCACCGCGCCTGCCTTTTGGCCGAGAATCTTCTTCAAGAATGCTTCGACTTCAATGCCTTCGTGGTTTTCCCACGCTTCCTGCAAATTGATAATATCTGCCATTGCTAATCTTTATAAATAAGTACATAAATAAGTTTCCCCTTTGATTCACTGAACACGATGCTGATGACGTTGTGCTTCTCGCAGAAAGCATCCAAGGTGTCGTTTCCTTCCTGTTCAATATCATCCAATTTGAAAACGAAGGTATGCTGTCGCAAACCACCGCGCACAGACCGCTTCGCGGCCTCACTGACATCCTTATGTAATCCCATAGTCGAAAATTCTTATAGTTACTATTTCCTGTTCTTCCACTTCTCAGCACCGAGCCAAGGCTTTGTAGGCACCCATATTCCGCTGCCGAAACAGCTTCTTACGGCCTGCCATACCAATCTGCCCTGATGATAGATGGCCGCAACTGCCTTTCCCAAGATGTAGATTCCAACAGCCTCCTTGTTGTTCCTGTATATCATGCCGTGCCTCCCTTCTTTAATCCTCAAACACGAAAGTAAGCGCGTTCAGGTTCACCCTGTCCTCGTTGACCAGCACCTCATATTCCGATTGGGTGTAGAACTCATGCGGGATGTGTTCATTGACCAGTGTGTTCAGGGCGTTTCCCTGCCTTGATTGCGTCTGCTGCATGTTGCTTATCGTATTTCCGATATTGGTAATCTGCTGTGCATTCGCGCCTATCCTGCTGTCGTTGTCGTTGACGGCATCGACCACTGCGTTAAATTCATTGGCCGTCAGCTTGTCACCGCTGCGCTTGGCCGCAATATTGATTCTTGACATATCACGTTAAAGTTAAAATATCCTCGTCAAACTCAAAATCCAGCACGTATGGGAATCCCCAGCCCCTCGCAAGGGCGAACGGAAACGTATAGGTGAATCCCAAATTGTCGATTTCTTGGTCTGTGTACTGACTGCCCTTGATGGCGTTAAGGATAAGAGGAAGTTCATTCGTCGCAAGGTGCGGCTTGTCACTGCTCATCATGCGGATAGTGACCTGTGAAACGCCGTTTGCGTGGATTTCCCTGTTCTCTACTATGAACCCTATCTTATCTGCCATTCAGCACCTGAAATAAATACCGTTTGATTGCTGCAATGTAGTTGGAATCCATGATGACCTGCGCAAGAGGCTTCATGTACTGCTGCGGTATCTCAACCTCACCGTCGCTGTAATAGATTTCCTCTGCCAGTTTCTCAAACCCGATGTCCTGAATAACAGAGCCGTTAAACTTCATGTCATTGCCAACCTCCTTTGCGATGTTGAACTTCTTGCGTGTGCCGTCAAAGCTGACCTGCACCTCAATCTTCGTAAAATCTATCTTCATACTACCTTCCATATTGAATTAATTCAGTAAATAAAAAATCCAAGCGAAACGCCTGCGGTTTTGCAGGTAATCCAAATCCTTCTCGTTGGCATACGCCTCACGCTCATGGCTGATGTTCCTGTAGGCTTGATGCGTGTCGCGGTACTGCACCAGCCTAAAGCACCATTCAAGACCGTACCACCAAAAGAACACAGGCAGGGCAAGCAATGACCACCATCCGCAGCCCAGCACAAAGAGCACTGCCGACAATACGCCACCGACGGCGAGCATTTCCTTCTGCTGTTCACCGTGGATGTGTTCGTGGTTGTCTGCAACCGAATTGTAATGACTGGCGGCATTGTTCCGCACAAAGATGAACGGCCACAGACACATGGCCAAGAATCCCTTAACGGGGATGATGTCATTGAATACTACCTTCGTTTTCATATCACAAAACATTTTCCGACAAAGTTAATCGTAATATTTTTGCCACTTCACTCTGTCGGTTCTTTTGTTTTCACCCACTTTTTTTAGTGACAAATTAACCCAAAAACAACCCAAAAACAACCACAAAAAAAGCGGGGCATTATACCCCGCCTAACAAAACAAACCACTTAGATGACCTGTCAGACAAACCACAGCCCTTTTTCAGTATCAGGATTATATGATAGCTGTTTCAGGTCTTTCTTCGTGTAGTAGGCATTCCACGTCTTGATGAAGATGGCCTGTTTATAGCCAGCGGTCATCTTCATCCTTGCCCGCTTCATGCCGCGCTCCTGCATCATGCGCCTAAAGAATAGCGAAATAGCGTTCAATGACACATCCTTCTGATAACAAAGCTGCGTGAAGAAAGTACGCACTTCATCCTTCGTATGGTTCATGTCGTGAACGAGATAGAATCCGTAGGCCGCAATCAATGCGGGCGACAATACGAAATACTGCTTATAGCACTGCTGCCCGAAATTCAGCCAGTCTTTCCATACACCCTCATACTTATTGTAAAGGTCGAGCAATTCCGAATGGTCGCACTGGCCTGTCAGTGGGTTTGGGTTGGCCACTATTATCTGATGCTGCTGCAAATAGAAATATTTGTGTACCGCAGCCGCGTAGTTTTTAGGGTTGGCGATGCTGTTGAACTGAAACACATCCCCTGCCGTGCGGTTGCCGCCTGTGTCGATGTCGAGAATGCCCTTCTCTGTCACGTTACGCGCTATACAGTAGTACAAATCCACATTGGCCTGTACCTGTGCAGTAAGTCTGTGCTGGCCGTCACACAGCCTTCCATCGGTGTCAAACTTTAGCGTCTCGCCGTTGTCGTGCCAGTTGCCGCGTGTCATCTGCCGCGCATAGCGATTCACTAACCTCGGCTTGATAGCCCTGTTCGTTCTCATGTCTGCAAGCCATTGTCTTGCCTGTGCTGGAGTCACTAACTCCACTGTCAAATCCTTTGTTTCCATAATCGTTCTAAATAGATGTTGTTGTTACTATATTAAATGAAAATGGCAGAGAGTCACCCCTCTGCCTTGATTGTCTCGTTTGCCTCTTCTTCCGTAATGTCAACGAGCAATTCAAGCATCGTGCGCCGCATGGTCTCATAGCCGCTATACAGCTTGCCGCGCTTGTTGCTTTCCGCATTCTGCTTGGTGGTGTCGAGAATGTTATCCACCTTGAACGTGATGACTGCCAGCTGTTGCAGCATCGCAGTCAGTTTGTTTGCCTGTCCTACCATATTCTGTGAACTTGAAAATCGGGATAATGTTTCAGTACGAAAAGCGAAGCGATTGCCGCGCCTGTCTCAGTAACTCCAGCCATCAGCCACATTGCAGACAAAACGCCTTGCAGGTCATTGTCTGTCATCTGCTCCTTGATGGTCTGTCCGTCCATAGAAAGAACATAACCGTCCTTTCTGTGCGCCACCTGCATCTGCATCCCCTTGTCTGATAGAATACCGCAGATTTCTTTGAATCTTTCGCCGTAGTCGGCGAGTTTCTGTCTGATTGTTGCCATAATATACGTTATAAATGAGTTGTTGTTGCTAAATGGTTTTGGGGCGTGTCAGGCAATTCTCAGCAGATTTGCACGCTTAAAGCATCGCCAAGCGGCTTTCTCTGTGTCGTAGTAGGTTTGAATGGTGTCGTTTGGCTTGCGCGTGTCTGTGCCAGCGATAGCGGGTATCATGCCCTGTGCCAGCGTACCCCAAGCCTCGCGTGTGCTGCCATCTACCTTAATAAAATAAAACTTCACGATGCGCTTTGTCATAGCTGCCTTGAGTTTCATGTTCAGCCATGCCACTTTCATTGCCTCGGCCATAGTGTAGCCGTTTCTTCTTACGAACTGCCAAGCCAGTTTCATAAGGTCTGATAAAAATTTCTTCGTGTTCATAATCTAAAGCGTTATAAATGGGTTGTTGTTTGTTGTTGAGTGCAAAGTTATAGAATAAAATCTATATTGCCTAACAAAAATATAAAAAACATTCTATATTTTGCAAAGATTAAGAATTAAAGAATAGATTTTATAGTTATTAACTAAATATAGACTATAATTTATATTTTATCCTAATTTGTTTGGTATATTGAAATAAAATAACTACCTTTGCACCCACATAATATAAGATATAGGCTATGAATATAAAAAACGTAATCAAAAGGCAAGGATGGACTCTTGAACGCCTTGCAGCAGAGATGAAGGGTAAGGATGGTAAAAAAGGAATTTCCCAGCCGTCCGTGTCAAGTATCATCAATGGCAATCCAACTATTGATAAACTTGTGGAGATTGCTTCCATCATTGGTGTTTCGATTTCTGAATTGGTTGCTGATGAAGAAAACACCATTCCGAAAGCTGTCTGCCCCCACTGCGGCAAACCGATTTCGATTTCAATTAGTAAATGATATTTAATTATGAAACATTCCGTATTTTTTATTTTAGCCATCATATTCATGGCTACATCCTGCACAAATACAGGTAAAAATCAAGGTACAGAACAAAAACAGGATTCTGTCAGGGTTGTACCACAATCAGCAAAATCGGACAAATCTTCGCCGCATCCGTTGATGAAGATTTTCGTTGACTATACGAAAAACAATCCAAATGCGTTTAATAACTCTGCAACAAGGGATAATGCTGCAACAAAAATACAATCAATTTTGTTTGATTCCATCCAAAACAATCCAAGTTTGCTTAAAACAATCCCGTTTAGGTATGAGGATTTGATGAAAAAAGGCAATAAGTATATTGTTAAGTTTTCTTTGTCAAGTTTTAGCGAAAAGAATATCAATTACAGGAACAATGACAAATACAGTATTTCATTTGATGTATTTACTATTGCAGACGATTCTTTTGTTGAGGTACTGAAAGACAGATATTTCTACAAATTCAAGAATTTCGACTTCAAAGGTAGTGTAAATGGAAAAATTGCATTACCATCAGGCAGAACTTTTTCACAGAACCCATTTATTCTTATTGAAAAAGACTATAACAGCAAATATGATTTGAATCTTGGTGGCATATATCTTACCAATATAGAACTTGAAAGCTGGAAATAAACGATAAAAAGAGCCGCAAGGATTTATTCCAAGCGGCTCCCTTCTTATTAGCCTCTGTGCGAAACCATGTATGCGTTGAATGCAGAACCATCGTACACCAGTATAAGGTGTAATATGTCACCTTCTGCTATACCGATACCGTCCGTAACGTCTTGGAAGCTGTCATTATTGCGGATGTGCGGGCAGTCACTGTCATTATAACTTCCATCTCTGTAGCCAAACACCACCATACCACTAGCACCGCTTGCACCCATTATTATAAGTTCCAGCGCAAAGTATGTACTACTGTTTATATCAAGGTATGTCCTGCAAGCAGCCAGCGTTGGCAGATAAACCGATTTCATTGTCGAATTTTTAAGATAAACCCTGTTTCCTTTTGCAATCGGTATTGAATTGCTACCTGATGACGGTGTGAAAACATTCAGTTTGAAGCCGTCAACAGCACCGTTAAGCAGGCCGTTTCCTTCACCGACGAATGCGTAATTATAATCGGCATTTTTTGCCCGCATTACAACCGCAATATTCTTGCCGTAGCCAAACCAGTTAGCAGTATCCTCAATCTCGAATCTTGCCGTCGCCCTCGCGGTGGAATATGCAGGTAGGACGTTCGGGCCTATTCCGACAAAACTTCTATGGTCATCGTTACGAAGAATGATATAGGCATCATTCGTGAATGTGCCATCATCGTTTACGTTCGTCAATCCATTACCTGAAATCTTGAAGCCGCCAATCTTTCCACTGCTTGCCGTCACCTTACCCGTGATGGTAGCATTCGTTGCCGTGAAACCGTCCATCGTGACGTTGCCATTTGAATCAACTGAGAACTTTCCGTTGATGACAGTCTTACCCTTGAATACGATGTGGTCAGCATCAATAGAATACGATTTTCCAGTAAACGTGATTTGGTCTGCACCGATGCTAACACCGCTTTGAATAACACCTTGTGAATTTTTGGTAACAAACGCGGTCATGTGCGCTTCTGCTATCTTATTTCCGTCTGCATCGGTGGCCTCGGCGAATAGTGAAGCCCAATCCGTAGATGTGATGAATCCTGCGGCTGTGCCATAGTCTTCCGCACGCTTGTATGCAACCGCACGGACATATCCTTTCAGGTTCTCTATAAGGCTATGCGTCGATTCCTGCAACATTTCCCAATCAGAGCCATTATACATGTGTATGGTTATGCCGCCCTCGACTGTTTGGTAGCCAGCAGGCGCATTACTGTCAGTGAATGTTACGGTAGCACATACTATATCATACATCTGTTTCGTAATGGTCGGATGGGTTCTGAAAATACGAAGGCTGTATTGGCCGATTACTTCATACAGTGTCTTGAATGACTCAAGAAGTGAACTGTTGCTTATTGTAGCCCAACCGTTGTAGTATCGTTGCAGATTTCCGTTGTAGTATCTTAGATTACCGTTCTTATTCGTTCCACTGTTACCAAGCGACATGGTGAGATAATCGTTCGATGAAAGGTCACGGATATAGCCGCCTGAATAGTTATATGCCATGTTCACCAAGGCTGCAATAAGTATTCGCGGGTCACGTTTCTCCGTGATTTCCTTCATGTTCGCCCAATCGGTCTCCTGACCTGTTCCGCTTGTGCGTGTCACGACACACACGAACATCTCACCAGCCTCGGCCTGTGCCAGTGTAGGATTATCCGATGAAGTTTTCAGCCACAAGTCACCTTTCTTATACGGTGGTGTCGGAACGGACGCGCCGACAAAGTAATTCACTTTCTCAACGGCCTCATCATAGGCATCATCGGCTTTCTGTTTGGCCAAGTCGGAAAGTGCAGTGAGTACCGCTGTTCGTGCCGAATAGAAATCAGACCATTTGCTTCGCCATGTGCTGCCAGTGATGGTTTGCGTATTACCCATATTGGCAGACTGAATCCATGAAGGTAGGTTACTGTCCGTAGCCCTGTAGGTGTCATTCTGTATCGTACTGCCAGCACTCCAGTTAGTGTTTCCGTTCAGGTATTTACCAAGTGCGACAAAGGCGTTGATGTACGGATTAATATAAGCGGATTGGCTGATTATATAGTTGTTGTTGTTGTCAAGGCACATATCAAGTATTCCACCCGATTTATCCTTTTCATCCCATGCAGCCATGAACTCCCTCTTCACGGTCAGCTTCTCAGACGGGTCTAACTTGCCGTCACTGGCCATGTCGCCAATCTTATTCAATGCAGTGGTAGCATCGGCCTGCGCCGCATCTGCTAACTCCTTGGCTCTTGCTGTGATAACCTCCAGTAATGCGGTTAGTGCCACTTGGTAGTTATTCCATACCGTATGATAGTTTGCGGATGTCTGCGTCGGGGTGTTTGCCAGCACCGTGTCAACATTCATATTTGCCGTTGTCAGCCATGCGGGGCGGGCTGTGCCGTTCAAGATGCTTGCAGTGGGATTCGTGCCGTTGTTCAGCATCTTCGCCAAATTGGTATAGGCAGTAACCAGCGCGTCATCCTGTGAATTGTTAGTACCGAAATAATCCTCTGCCTGTTCGATGTACTTCTTGTATTCTGCAACAGATTTCAGCCATTGCAGGTACAGGAGCGACTTCTCAGAGCCAGCACTGATGATACCGTCGGAAACGATGTCATCTATACGGTCATGCGCATCATCAGCTGTGCCCTGTGCGTGGTCTGTCAATGCAGTAAGTACCGCAGTGCGCTTTGCGTAGAAATCAGCCCACTTGCCTCGCCATGTGTCGCCCGAAATGGTCTGCGTGTTACCCATGTTGGCCTCTTGAATCCAAGAGGGAAGATGTGCGTTGTCAAAGTTCGCCAATGTCGGAATAGTCCATGTCGTACCTCCATTCAGGTATGTACCCAATGCACGGAATGCAGTAATGTACGGGGTTATCCATGCGGCTTCACTGATGATGTAATTGCCGTTTGCATCCTTTGCCATGTCAAGTATGCCAGCGGCATAGCCGTTCTCGTCGGTGTCCATCATTTCGTGATAGCAGGCCATGAACTCCCTCTTCACGGTCAGCTTCTCAGACGGGTCTAACTTGCCGTCACTGGCCATGTCGCCAATCTTATT